TTGGATGAATAACCCCATGACCATTAATGGTTCGGGGCAAACAATCCATCGGGTTTTTCTCTGCGTCCGATAACCGAGCGTAAGTACCTGTAATCATTGAGCTTCTTTGGTAATGAAATTTGCTTCGTTACCAAAGACCTTTTCCTTTAGCCATCAGAAAATCTCGTAAAAGTTTATATCACTTACAAATGTGTAGTGTACAATCATACAATCATATGGTATAATCATACAAATATTATAAATAAGAATAAACAATATCAGGAGTTTACAAGAATGGCAAAGAAACCAAAAGTAGTAGAACAAAAAGACTCGCCCTTGTGTTATACATTGAAGGACACTATAGACCCCACCTTATTATCTAAACTAACACTTGAAGTATCATCTCGACCTAAAAAAATAGTACCCAAAAAAGTTAAAGGATTACAATAGGTTACGCTCAGTTAATAGTCATCTTATTATACCACATTTTCAGGATTTTTGTCAAGGATTATTTTCTTCAATCATATCAGGTAGTTACGCTCGGTTAATGATGATACTCATTCCTATTATATCACATACTTACGAAAAAGTCAAGGATTTTCTTTTTTATTAATCATATCAAGGATTTACGAAAAATAGGAAAAAACAGAGTGTGTTTTGGCGCTAGCCAAGCTAAACCTTCTATCTAAAATCGAACAGTTGTCTTTTTAACAACAGTTCATTTGTAAGACAGACAAAGGAAACAATAAAAAGTAAAATAAAAAGACAGCTTTTGGCCCCCTAGCGAGATCAACTTCATATATCGTCAAAATACTCTAAAATCGTAAGTATCTGATATAATAAGGAAAATCAATAAAAATCTTTCTACTTGACAAATCTTATAAATAATGATATACTTATAATAATCAAGTGGAGGGAAAGGGTCAAAAGCTACAGCGTAAAATGGGGGCTAAGTGGAGGGAAAGGGTCAAAAGCTACAGCGTAAAATGGGGGCTAAGTGGAGGGATACCGAAAAGGAAGTAGTTGATTTAATAGAACAAATAAACAGATATATAAAGATTAAAAAGTATCTTAAAACTGGTTGGCAATGGATAGCCACAGATAAGGTAGGTAATAAACAGACATTCCACAATCTAAGTAAGTTCTGTGAAAACAATAACTTACAAATGACTAATCTTATAAGAACACAAGAAGGTATGGAGAGAAAATGGCATAAGGGATATAGAGTGTCAAAGAGAGTATTAGAACAGGATAGTATTGATAAAATGGTTAAAATGTTAGAGAATATGGAAAAGAGATTTAATGAAATAGGCTTAAACTACAAGGAGTTATAATATGACAAAGACGATAGAAGAGATGATAAAAGAGAAGATAGATAAGGCTGTAGATAGTAAGATAGAAAAAATGATTGAAAAGATAGTGGATAGGATGATAAAAGAGAAGATAGCTAAGTTAATAAATGATGATAAAAATACATTGACTAAAAAGGATGAAGATGATATAATGAAAATGTTGGATGAAATATAAAGTGATAATGTGCGAGTTATCACCTATACAACGAGAGTGATAAGTCGGTATATATCACCCTATTCATGGGGGTTCACAAGGTATATACCTCTGGGCGCTTACAAGTGTTAAATACATGCATAGAAAATCCCTGCCATCCCCCATGAATAAAGGATAGCAGAGGTCATATTAATAATAATCTAAAATCTATACTCTGGCATCCTGTTATTCATAAGGGATTGCTAGAGTTATCTGTATTAAACACGATTCATCCAGTTCTCGTAAGTCTTGTTTAGTGTCAGGCCCCATAGGTTTAATATATAACCAACGCACAGGAACATCACCTTTAGAATATACATTATAATACTGACATACTACAAAAGGCCCTTGGCCATGTTCTTTAATAAAGGCAATCAGGTCTTTATCTTTTACAATCTTTTTTAGAACTTGTACATCCCACGCAAGTATATCACCTGGCTTGTAACTATCTGTTTTAATTAGCATATCTTTCTTCTTCCGCCTTTTCTATTTGTTTTCTTAATAGTTCTATTGCTTCAACTCGACTTACTGGTTTACCTGTCCATTCAGCACTATATTCATCTATTAATTGCCTGTGATCTCTTTCCTTTTTCTCTTTCTCTTGTAGACCTAACTTAATGATTTCATTCATTATTTCCTCTGCAACCATTTCGTAAGTTGCATCAGTATTTTTTGTAAGTATCTCATAATCATAATCTTTTAGTTTTTGTGCAATTATTGAAATTAGTTGCTCTTTTTTCATGTCTTTACCCCATATTTTATATTATAACACTATTTTACCACATTTTATTTTTTAAATCAAGTGAAAACATAATTTATTTTTGGCCTTGATAAATCTGCGAGCGTTGGCTATGTGGTTTGTGTCGGGTGGTGGAGATTTACTCTGCAATCCTGGTTCTGGTGTGGGAAGATATAATTCCACATTCATTTTCACATTCATTTTCACATTCATTTTCACATTCATTTTCACATTCATTTTCACATTCATTTTCACATTCATTTTCACATTCATTTTCACATTCATTTTCACATTCATTTTCACATTCATTTTCACTTATTTTTGCGTCTGCATCCTATATTCTATCTATGTGTGAGCACCAACCAGGATCATATGATCCTGTGCTTACATAGTAATGATAACATGGTCTTTTCACGTTCCAGTCACAGTTATGTGCATTACATGGGCGTTTTATTATCCAATCTTTAAATATATTACTGTGAACATCTTGTAGGCTAAAACCATATTCAGCGTTTTGTATGTTTGTAAGTTTTTCTAAAAAGTTTGTATCGTCTATCATAATGGTTTCTCAAATTCCTCTAAGATGTTTATTATACATATATTTTTAGGCTTAAATCTTTCTTTAAATCCGCACCAGCCCTTTGTACTATTAACAGAAAGTCTTATATAATGTTGAAAACATGGTCTACCATTTGCAAATGAGCAATAAGATTTTTCAGGATTTCCACATTCAGATTTTATAAACCATTCATCATACTCACCTTCATTATTTGTAAATGTATACCCTTCTTTTATCATCTGTTCTAAAGTTTTATAGTTGTCACCCATTTGTTCTTGTTGGCTTATCATATTATGCTAAATTCCTTTAAAATAGAATATACATTTATTTCTGGTTTCTTAAATCTATCACTTATTCCACAATAACATGCTGGTTCGCGTTTTCCATCGACTAATATTTTCCAACCCATGCAATCTGTTTGGTGATGCTGAAGAAAACATCGTGCACTACATGGGCTTTCTATATCTATAGACCAGTTATCTTTATCACAATAAGTATATCCGGCATTAATATATTGCGTTAATAATTTAAAGTTATCTTCATATTGCTTTTGAATCATATGCAAATTCTTCTATAACTATATATTTTTTATTTTTTTACACTTTTCCATATTCATACCTTTTAACTTCAGTCCATTTAGCTTTAACTGGTGGATGTAACAAAGTATATATAGCATCTTCTGCTTCTTTTAGAGTTTCAAAAATATATACATCACCTGATAGTTTTTCATAATTTCGCCAGTCCTCAAAAGTTATTGAATTATCGGAATACTTATATTGTATCATATATTTTCCTTCTTTTTCTAATATTCTATATGTCATTATGGTTTCTAAATGCCTCCAATAGTCTTATTACAAATTGATTTTTATATTCATCTGTGCCTGTTATAACTACCTGTATTTCTATAACTTTTACTAGTTCATGTGTTGTATTCCATCCATTGCCTATTAGTTTATCATTAATCTCACATTTTAGTTCTTTTATTGTATTACTCATAGCTTATTAAACTCTCCTTGTATATCTAAGTCTATTTTAGATTCAGGCTTTTTGAATCTGTCTACATATGCACACCAGCCCATATCTCTTTGTACATCATTTATACAGTTATAGTAACATGGTCTGATTCTATTCCAACTACATTCTCTGCCTTTTAAATCACATGAGGCTTTTATAGTCCATTCATCTATTTTATAATCATCACAATAATCATCAAGTCTAAATTCATATCCTTCATTGTGTAGTTTTAGAAGTTTTATGTAGTTTGCGTCTTTTATTATTTCATTCATAGTTCTACATTAAACTCCTTTAGTATATTAAAGTCTACATATCCTTTTGGCCTTATAAATCTGTCTTTAAATCCGCACCAACCTTTTACATCATCTGTAGGTACAAATATGTAATATTTATAGCATGATCTGCCGTTTGCGAAGGCACATATAGATCCATCATCATTATCACACTCATATTTTATAGACCATGATTCTAATATATCTTTATCAGCTGTATTATATTTGAATCCATTAGCCATCATTTGCTTTAATATGTCTAAGTTTTTTATTTGCTCTGGGCTTTTCATATTGTTCTAAACAGTTCCCTTTCTATATTTGAAAATCTTATACAATCGTTAGGCTTGAATCTGTCTGTGAATGAGCACTTGCGATCATCTGTAAATATTTTAGACATAATCTTATAGTGATAACATTGATCATTGCTTGAGCAATAGCATATTGATTGTCTATCTGTCACATACCATGTCGAATCATCATTAAATGTATAGCCATCTTTCATCATTTGTTGTAACTTTTCTATGTATGTCATTTCTATAATGTAAACAGTTCCTTATCCAATACTAATGTCTTTATACATTTAGGTTCTTTGAATGAACTGTGATATGAACATTGTGCTTCACCCCTAGATTCTGGAATGATTGAGTGTCTATAACATTGTGATTCATTACAATGACTAGTTAAACAATATTTTATTGTTGCTTCTTCATCAATATGCCATGAATCATCACCCATAAACGTATAGCCATCTTTTTTACGTCCATCTAAAATTCTTCTATTAAAATCTTCAGATGTTACCATTATCTTTCCTCAACAACTGTCCATTTGATGGGTTTATTTCTTTTTATTATCAAGTCTAGTGCGTCTTGTGCTTCTTTAAGATATGCATAATATGTTATATAATATGTTATATAATATGTCGGCTCACCATACATTGCTTTATATGCACCTTCATCAGTCCAGAAAAATAACAAAAATCTTCTTTGTATTTTATATCGGTTATCATATTCTAATATACGCCATTTCTTCATATTAAAAATAGTCCTTTCTTATTTTATTAGATATGATTATAACAGAAATGTAGATAAAAGTCAAGAAGAATATTTTTAGTTTAAGATGGTGAATTGATCTAGTATGTCGATATGAAATGATTCAGCTTTTATAACATTTTCATTATATTCATCTAAGAACATAGTACATTCTGAAATAAATATATCAGCTTGTTCTTCAGTATCAAAGTTTAGAATGTTTAGTTTGTGTATGTCTAGTTCTATTACATATCTATTATCAGGTCTGTAAAATCTATGGTCATCTGGCATCACAACATCACATGGTTGAAAAGTTATAGTATTATCTTTGTAGGCCCAACTCCAACTATGTTCTAAGTATGTTAGGTGTGGGTCAACATCTGTAACTCTAACTTCTACTTGCCACATTTTAAACATGTCCAGATATTCTTTAATGAACTCTATTTGTAATGGTATCATATATCATCCTTTGTGAATTCATCTAAGATATATAGCATTTTCTCAAGTTCATTAGTTTCTTTAAGTTTACCTAATATACTTTCAAAATCAAAGTTAGACCATTTATGATGTTCGATTCTTTCACTTTCTGGAAAGTATCTAGGTGCAAAAAAGCTTGGTATAATATATGGCTCGTTACTTGGATAGTTATTAGTAGGTAAATATTGTCTTTGCCAGTTTGATATAGGCATTTGGTATTGCATTGCACTTGATGGTGTAGTATAAGTTGCTGCTGCTGTTGATGTAGTTGCATAACTACTCCAGTTATATCCTGATGGTATTGTAGTTGATGTATAATTTAATGTGCTCATATTTCTTTCATAATGTAATGCAAGTTCATTTAACCGTTCTTGTAGTATAGTAGAATTATCTCTAGTCATATTATGCGATAGTGCAACAAATTTATATGTCAGTTTTTTTGTTAGTTCAAGCATTATTTCATTAGTTAAAGATTTTGTTATATAATATCTGTGCAATATACCTTCATACATTTCAGTAAGGTCATATTCATCATGGCATTTAAGCTTTAACATAGAACTAAATTCATTTATAAATCCAAGTTCATATACTGATAAGTTAGACATTTTTAGCATTTATAAGTATTTATTTCCCCGTTAATCTCTGCAATGTCACGCTCTAAATCTCTCTGAACAAATCTATAAGTTACATTAGATATATCTGTAGTTGGTTTAGTTGAGTTAGCTAAAAAGTTAGATATGTTTGTATGTTCAGCAGTTGTATGTTCTAACATTTCATATAACACTTCAAGTTTAATACATTTCATTTACTTATCTCCTATACTTTTTATTTCATTATAACACACACATTTCAAAATGTAAACATAAACACATAGAAGGATTTTATATATGTTAGGGGTGAAAGATAAGTCAATCAAACCATAGTCTAAAGTTCTGTGTCTGTAAGGTAAAATAGTAGTCATTTTATCATATAGAATAAGAGAAATACAACAGTTTTTATTAGAAATGTATAGAATCAAAATATACAATTCATATGAAATAGTATAAATAATAATATATAATTTTAAGGAGTATATTAGATGTCACGATTGGATAACTATTTGATTGAAAAGATTTCTAAAATAGAGTATAATGATATTCTGAATGATAAGTCTGTTGTAATAGGAGCGGAATTTGAGTTCTATCAGACTAGTCATAAAGATATGATTGGTTCTGGCAATAATGATGAAGATTGGGCTGATTTCTATTATTTTACAGAGCAAATGACAAAGTATGAAGCTGATATGGAAGATTATGAAGAAGCTGAAATGGCGTATGGAAATTATCAAAGTGAATATGATGATTGGGTAGAAGCAGGTAAAACATATGAAGAGCCAGAAGAACCAGATGCGCCGAATAAGCCAGAGCCACCCGAAATACCAGAATATGTATTAAATGTTGAGAATACAAGAGAAATAAATAATATGATAGCGAGAGGTTATATACCTGATCCTACTTATTATACAAATATGGAAAATGATAACCAAGAAGTAATAAACAGAATTGAATCTGAAGTAGGTGATTTGATAAGTGATACTGATAACTGGGAGTTTAAAGGCGATTCATCATTAGAAACAGAAGGTATATCAAGTCTTGGTATAGAGATTGCTACATCACCAATGACATTAGCTGAGTTTCTTGATGTAGTACCTAAAGTATTTGATTATATAGATTATACTGATGATACTTGTGGATTTCATGTGTCTATTAGTTTTGAAGGCATGAACTTAAAGGATGATTTTGATTCATTTAAGATAGCCTTATTCATGGAAGAAGAATATGTATATAAGTATTTTAAGTCCAGAAAGGGCAATCAGTATGCTAAATCAGCATTTAGTGATGTTATTAAAAAGGGAAACTTCAAGCCTGATATACTAAAAAATCTTATAGATAAGAAGAAGGCTAACAGATCAATAACAAGTAGTCACTACATGGGTATAAACATAGAAAATATAAGTGAATATGACACAGACAGTAGAGTAGAGTTTAGATACTTAGGCAATAAGGACTATCATAAGAAATGGCCTGAGATTAAGAATATCATTGTAAGATATGTATACTTTATGAAGTTAGCTTGTGATCCTAACTATAAAAAGAAAGAATACTTAACAAAGATACAGAGAATGATAAACAAGATAGAGTTTGTAAGATTAGGCTCATTTATGGATGGTATTAAATCAATAATAGATGGCGGTAAATTTATAGATTGGAAGATAGATCAAATCAATAGTATGCTTGAAGGAGAGGGTGTAGCAAAAGATTTAGCTGAGAAGTATTTTAGTGATTTTGAATATGATACACTTCAAGATTATAATAGTGAAATGCTAAACGCATATCTTACAAAGGCGTATAGAAAAATGCAACAAGATTATAAAATGATTGGTTCATCAATTAAACTAACAAGTCGTGAAAAAACTTTAATAGATGCATATGTACTAGGAGTGTAAGATAATGATACTATTAGAAAAGATAAGTAAGCAAGAGTTTGATGACGCACTTAAAAATCCAAGAATACGCATCGGAACGGAGTTTGAATTCATGGTGCCGTCATTTATAGAAGCAAATGATGAAAAAATCAAATCAACTGAGAGTAGACAAGAACTTGAAGGTGAACTATCACAATATGATGAGGACTTAAATGTATGGGCTGAAGCTGGAGAAGTAGGGCCACCGCCAAAAATACCGCAAATGATTAAAGACCTTGATCCAACCCTGCAAGATGGTGATGAAATAGATGCTGAAGATTTTGAAGAGTTCTTTGCAGGTGCTAAACAAGACAAGGATGCATTATTTAAATCTCTAGTTAAAAACAATCTTAAAATGGATGAGTTCATGCCATCCAGCCAGTATTGGGTTACAACAAACGAAAAGGGTAAGAAGGCAGATAAATGGGTGGTAAAGCCTGATGGTAGCCTTGGTATAGGTGGAGTTGAAGTTGTTACACCAGTAATGCCATTGGCTGATTTCATGGATATAGTACCTAAGTTCTTTAGTCACATTGATAAGTATGGTGATACAAATGATTATTGTGGATTTCATATTGGCCTAAGTATAGATGGTATTGGTGATTTGTCTAAAGTGTTGGATGTTATCAAGTTAGCCCTATTTACTGATGAGGGATATATCTATAAGGCATTTAAGGAAAGAGAATATAATAAGTATGCCAAGTCTGTACATTCAGCAATCAAATCAGGTGAAATAGTTGGTGGTGCATTAGAGCAGGTAATAGACATTGGTAAAGTGCAGAAAGAATACTCAAATGATCACATGATGGCCATTAATATAGAGCACTTAACAAACTATGGTAAGAATAAGAATAAATATATAGAGTTCAGATACTTAGGAGCAGGTAAGTATCATCAGAAATGGCCAGAGATAAGACGAATACTTGCAATGTATTCATACGCCTTGAGTATGGCTTGTGACCCTGAGTATAGAAAGAAAGAATACTTGTTGAGATTGAATAGAGTTATAAACAAAGTTGAGTTATTTACAAATCTATATAACTATGTTATAATGAACAATGATGTAGGAAGGTCAGAGAAGGAAATTGCTGATTTATTACGAATAGATATAAATAAAGATGAGTACTTAAAAAAGGCTAAGACACTAGCCAAATTTGTGAATCTATCTCCTATGGACATTGCTGATATGTTAGAGAATAATGCCAATATGAATAAACAAACAGGTGAAGAGATAATGAATCTATACAAGGAGATAAGATAATGTCAAGACTAAATAAATATATAAATGAAGAAAAGGAAAAAATATCTAAAGATGTTTCTGATGATGATAAGAAGATTGTTATAAAGATACAGAATGAAGTAGAGAATGAGAATGAAGATGAGAAATCTGGTTCAGGTGATACTGGATCATTAGAAAAGAAGATAGACAAAATACTAAAAATATTGGAGAAATAAGATTATGCCATTATGTGCTAGATGTAGAGATTTCTATTAAAACATAGGAAAGAAATAACATCTGATGATATAGAGAAGATGTTAGCTAAACAACAACACGGTAAGTTTCTAGCAGCAATATGGAAACTAGCAAAACTATAGGAGTATATGATAGAACTTAAATATAGTTTAAATGATATTAAGGAATATGTTGAAAGTTTTAGATATAAACTTTTATCTACTGAATATATCGGTATTATGTCAAAATTAAAATTAAAATGCCCTGAAGGCCACATATTTGAAACAAGATATAATAATTTTAAAAACATTAATAGTAGATGCCCTGAATGTAAGGGTAATAGAAAACATACATTAGAAAAAGTTAAAGAACATATTGAAAGTTTTGATTATAAACTATTATCAACAGAATATAGAAATGCCGATACAAAACTTGAATTAAAATGTCCTTCTGGCCATATTTTTGATATAAAGTATCGTAGCTTTCAACAAGGGCAAAGATGTATGGAATGCTCAGGTAAAAGAAAACATACATTAGATGAAGTTAAAGAATATATTGGGGTGTATGATTATAAAGTTTTATCTACTGAATATATTAATTCATATACAAAATTAAAGTTGCAATGCCCTGAAGGTCATATATTTAATATGATGTATCGTAATTTTCAACAAGGAGTTAGATGTCCTGAATGTTGTAATAAAAAAGGATGGTCTAAACCAGAAAAGGAAATAGCAAAATATGTTAAAACAATATATTCCGACAAAGTTATAGAAAATGATAGAACACAAATTAAAAACTATTGGACAAGTGCAGGTTTAGAATTAGATATATGGCTACCTGAAGTAAAAAAAGCAATAGAGTTTAATGGTTCTTATTGGCATTCAAATAACAAAACAAAATGGTATGATGAAATGAAGAAAAGGCAGTGTATGAAAAATGAAATTGATTTATTAGTTATAAATGAACAAGATTGGTATGATGATAAAATGTGCCAACTAAATAAAATAAATGTTTTTATAGGAGAAATGTAAAATGAGTAGATGCGTGAAATGCCATGAACTAATGCCACCAGAATTAACTATGGAAATAGAAAATGATAAAAAAATGTGTATTTTTTGTAAGAGAGATACCAATGAGATTATAAATAATGGCATAAAGATTACAAGGACAGAAACGATTAAAGAATATAAAATGTTTTTAGATGAATTAAGAGGGCGTGCTGATTTACTGCGTGACTATGAATCAGGTAAGATAGACTTAAAGAACATATCAAGGATCATAAAACCATAAAGGAGAAGAATAATGATAGCTAACGAAGATAACATTAAAATGATTGAGTTTTTACAAGCCGGTATATGTGATCTTGTGGAAACTAGTAAAGACCTAACTGATAAGATAGCACGATTACAAAATATCCTACTTGACCTTATAAAATATAACTTGACAAATAGGTAAAAATGTAGTATCATTAAAATAAAAAGGAGTGTATTTATATTATGATGATATGTGTTGATGATTTTGAGATTATTCGTTTAAAGGTTATAAGTCTTAGACATGAGCTAGAAACACTGGAAGAAAGATTAAATGAGTTGAAGATGGAGCATTTAGAATCATATAATGATCTGATTGATGATGATAATATATATGATATTGCAGTCGAGGATTGGGAAGGAAGGTATTAAGCAATGGAAAATGTTATTTTATTAAATGGTGACTTTACAATTTTGGGTTTCATAGGTTGGAAGAAAGCCATTAAGTTGATTGTAAAGAAGAGAGTTGAAGTCATTAGTTATTCTGAGCGTATTATTCATAATTTTGAAAATACTATTAGAATGGCGATTCCTGCGGTTTTGCGATTACTTAAAGTAGTTCGTAAGCTATTTGGTGTTAGAGTGCCATTAAGCAAAAGAAATGTTCTGATACGCGATGGCCATAAGTGTGCATACTGCGGTAAGGTAAATAAGAAAGGTATGACCATTGATCATGTATTGCCAAAATCAAAGGGTGGCAAAACATCATTTGATAACTTGGTAACTGCTTGTGTGCATTGTAACAACAAGAAGGACAACAAAACTTGCAAAGAAGCAGGAATATATCCAAAATTTAAGCCTTTCACACCAACTATAAATCAATTCCTACAAATTCAATTAGAAGGTAATGGAATAGTTAAAACATTAAAAAATTTAGGTATTTTATAATAATGCCTAAAAGGCTAGATTATATAGATGCTAAAGAATATATTGAGAATTTTAGTTATAAATTATTATCTACTGAATATATTAATGCTCTTTCTAAATTAAAATTACAATGCCCTGAAGGCCATACATTTAAAATGCATTATAGTCACTTTAAAAGAGGTATACGATGCCCTGAATGTGCATCAGCATTAAAATGGTCTAAGCCAGAAAAGGAAATAGCTGAATATATTAAAAAACATTATATAGGTGAAGTAATTGAAAATGATAGAACACAAATAACAAACCATAAAACTGGTAAGAACCTTGAACTTGATGTATGGCTACCAGAGTTGTCTAAAGCCATTGAATATAACGGACTTCATTGGCATAATAATGATAAAGTAAAGTGTCGTGATAATATAAAAAGAAAGCAATGTGTTGAAAAGAAAATAGAGTTACTTATAATAGAAGATAAAGATTGGTATGATGATAAAGTATGTTGTCTAAATAAAATAAATGAACTAATAGGTATTTTATAGATGAAAAAGATAAGCAGCATAACTGACAAGTTTTTTACATGGATTGCCGATAACTTAGGTACAGATATTGTTATAGTTTTATTTACACTAATAGCTATTGTACCACTATTTTATCAAACACCTAGAAATATTCTTGAATGGCAACAGTGGACTTCACAAACTGCTATACAATTAATAGCATTAGCTATTCTAGCCAAAGTATCTAAAATAGAAGGTGGTAAACAGAGTAAACTAATACAAGAAACACATGATATAACTATGAATGAAATTGGTGTAATGAAAGAAACACATGATACCGAATTAAAAGAAATAGTTATGCTAAAGGATATGCATAAAACTTTAATAGAAGAAATGAAATTGTTAAAAGATGAACATAAAGTTATGAATAAGATTTTGAAGGCTGTTTGTAAATAAAATATAATAAAAATATAGAAAAATAAGAGGATAGTTATTAATTTAACTATCCTTTTTGTTTACAAGTAACTGGTTATGTGGTATAAATATAGGATGAGTAAAAAATATACAATAGAAGAAATAAAACTATACATTGAAAGTTTTGGATATACATTATTATCTACTGAATATAATAAAGCACTTTCTAAATTAGACCTTCAATGTCCTGAAGGTCATTTATTTAAAATGAGATATAATAATTTTAAGAATCAAAGTCAACGATGCTCTATTTGTTTTGGTACACCTAAGAAAACAATAGAAGAAGTTAGAAATTATATTGAAAGTTTTAATTATAACCTTCTTTCTACTGTGTATATAAATAATAAAGAAAAATTAGTATTGCAATGCCCTGAAGGTCATATAATAAAAATACGATTGGATAGTTTTAGTCATGGAACTAGATGTTCAATATGTTCTGGTAATGATAAAAATTCTATTGAAAAAATTAAAAAGCATATAGAAAGTTTTGATTATAAACTATTATCAACAGAGTATATAAATAATAAATCAAAAATAAAATTACAATGTAGTAAAAATCATACATATCAAGCTTCTTATCATAGATTTCAACAAGGTGATAGATGCCCTTTATGTGCAAATAGTGAAGGTAAATCAAAACCCGAAAAAGAAATTGTTGAACATATTAAAATAAATTACTATAAAGATATAATAGAAAATGATAGAACACAAGTTAAAAACTTTTGGTCTAATCGTAATTTGGAGCTGGATATATTTTTACCTGATATATCTAAAGCAATAGAATTTAATGGTATATATTGGCATAAAAATAATAATGTAAAATGGAAAGATGAAATGAAAAGAAAACAATGTATTCAAAAAGGTATTGAGTTATTAGTTATACAAGAGCAAGATTGGTATAATGATAAGTTATGTTGTTTAAATAAAATAAATGAGTTAATAGGTGCTTAATGAATGAATTACAAGTTGTTGAAAGAGGTATTTTTAATTTATTTTCGTTTTTAGGTGATAATAGTGGATGCGGACATATAAGAGTTATATTTCCTTACTTATATATACCACATTTGAGAGCTGAAGGATATAAGTTTGGTGCACAGTACTCTAGTTATTTTATTGATGATCTTAATTTTTACAAACAATTCACACTAGTACAGTTTCAAAGGTCAGCAACAAAAGATCAGTTGAACATGATTAAGCATTTCAAAAATCAGGTTCAGAAGTTTCATAAAATTGCTATAGTTTATGAAATAGATGATTTACTTACGGAAATTCCAGAATGGAATTTTGCTTGTGCCTATTACAAAGAAAATCTTAAACACATTGAAGAAATGATGCAGATAGTTGATGGCATAACAGTATCAACAGAATATCTTAAAAATATATATACAAAATATAATTCAAAGATTGCCGTTGTTCCTAATCGTTTATGTAAGATGCTATGGGGTGAGATTGAGCCAGCACATGAACGAAGAGAGCCTAATAAGAAAATTCGTATTGGGTATCACGGTTCCGGTAATCATTTCTGTGATAGTAGGAGTAAAGAGTATAAAGATGGTATTCGCGGTGGTGATTTCAATGATAAACTATTAAACTATATAAGAAAAACAGTCGATGATGTGCAGTGGGTATTTTCTGGTGCTATACCACCTGAGTTAAATGATGTTAGAGATAAGATAGAGTATCATAACTGGGTAAATGTTTTAGAGTTTCCAAGTAAGGTTAAGTCACATAAACTTGATATATGCTTAGCACCATTAATAGATAACATATTCAATAGGAGCAAAAGCAATATAAAGTTATTAGAATCAGTAGCACTAGGTATACCAATAGTTTGTTCTGATCTTGAGTCATATAAGGAATCGTATCTTAAAACAAATGACGATGATGAGTTTATAGGATATATTGAGAAATTGGTTGCTGATCAGGATTTTAGAAGGTTGACATTTGAGAAAAACTATGATACAATAGGTTTACAAGATAAGTTATGGTGGGAAGGTAGAGACAGAAATTATAGTAATGTCTATAAGTATGTTGATTCTTATCTATCATTATTTGGCAAGAGGTTAAAAGATGGCATTTATTGAAATAGTAAAAGGTAAAAAGTATATAGGAAGATTTAAGGCCTCTAGCATACTAACACAGTTTAGTGTTGTTGGTATATCAAAGACAAAGAAATATGTTCAACTAAGAGGTATAAATAATTCTGGTGATTCTTATTTTAAGTGGGAAGATGTGGACAATTTAACTATATTAGATGAAATTGATGAATGTGAGGAAATGGATGATTAGTATAGAAGATATATACGTTAAGTTTAGAAAGGCGCAGAGTGTTTATAGTAATAGACCATATAAGATACCAAAAGATATATCAGCATTCCTTGAGAAGAGATTGACCGAAGTAAATCTGAAGAATATGCAGAAACTAGCAGATGCATTGAATACAAACTATAGAAATGTAGATGTTGATAGGTATTTAGAATATGGTTTTGAATTGTTTGGTAAGAATTTTTCATATATAAAATTCCTTGATCCTAGATTGATAAACTTTTACATTATGAAGGATAAGAACTTTAAGAGAGATATGGAGTTGACCATCGCTAACATAGATAAATCTATTGCATTTGTAAAAGATTTTATGTCAGTAGGTGCAGCATCTATTTACCTGAGATATGGACAGTTGAGGGATGGCTATGATAGCATTGCTATTCATCATTTCATTAAAGGTAAGATTGATAGATATTTTCTAACATGGCTTATCTTTAAGAACTATCTGGTACTTTTAGATGGCGATAGAGAACTTATACCATTAATAACTGAGCAGTATCGAAACTACATTTTTGAACTGAAAAAGATGGGCCTACTTGATGATATAGACAGGAGAACATAATGATATATACATCGCATTATAGATCGCCTAAACTTAGAAAGGATATGAATCTGATTGCTATATCATATCTTCAACCACCTGACATCATGGCTAAGTTTGATATTGGTATATATAAACCTTTATGCCCAACTAAAAAACTAGTTATGGACTATAAACATGGATTACTTACTGTACCTGAATATACAACATTATACTATGAACAAGTATTAGAAAAGTTAGACCCTTATATTGTATGCCTAGCATTAAATGGCAATGCTGTATTGTTGTGTTGGGAAAAACCTTTTGAGTTTTGTCATAGACATCTTGTGGCTGAGTGGTTAAATAATAATCTGAATTGTGGAGTGAGAGAACTATGAAATATAATAGGCGAAATGACAAATTGTGGAAAAACCCTGAATTGGCTAAACAAATCCTTTATGGACTTGAAACAGAGGAAGAAAAGAAAAAGCGTAAGAAGAAGTATGAAGAAGAAAACTTGAATGAGGTAAAAAACGATGGTTGAATGGTATATGAAGAAACCTGTTAAAATACAAGCAATACAATATGATGGTGAAAACTACCACGAATGTTCATTATTTTGTGATAAATTTATTTCCCTTGATTATGATACAAAAGAAATAAGGATTAAAACATTGGAAGGTGAGCATATTTGTAGTTTAGGTGATTTTATCATTAAGGGTATAAAGGATGAATTTTATCCCTGTAAACCAGATATATTTCACTTGACTTATTCATTAGTTAGTGATATAATAGAATAAAAATAGAAAGGATGATATAAATGATTGCATTATATTGCCATAATGATATGGACGGCAAATGCTCTGGTGCTATTGCATATAGAGAACTTAGTAAGCAATACGGTATAAATGAAATACTAATGTATGTTGTTGATTATGGAGATAAATTACCTACATTTAAGGCTGAAGATAGCTTAAAGGCTGTATACATAATGGATTTTAGTTTTGAACCTGAATATATGGATTATCTGATTTCATTAGTAGGTAGAGATAATGTTATATGGATTGATCATCATATTTCAGCTATTAAAAAGTTAAATGATTATAGAGATTTGAATGGACTTAGAAGTATTATTATGTCTGGTTGTATGTTGACATTTAGATATTTTTATCCAGATAAGTTTGCTCCTATGGTTATAGAGCTGGTTGAAGATTTTGATCTGTACATTTATAGATACGGTGATTTAACTAAAGGGTTTCAAGAATGGTCTAACTATAATGATACTGAGCCAACTAATATTATTTGGGATCGGTTGCTTACATCTAACTTTGACCAACTAGAAGAACTATCACAAGAAGGTCTAAGATTTAGAGAAATTAGATTATGGAAGTTAGAGAAGGACATTGAAAGATTAGCATATATTGATGAGATTGATGGCCATAAGTGTTTGAAGATGAACCTTACACAACTGGATAGTATTTCAGATGCAGGTGATTTTGTTATAAATATATTAGGGTATGATTTATTTTGGGCATATTCTGATTTTGTAATCAATGGTAAGTTACGAAGGACAAATCAGTTACGAAGTCATGTAATTGATGTATCTAAACTTGCAGATAAATTTGGCGGGGGTGGGCACGCTCGTGCAGCAGGGTTTCTGTCTGATATAGGAGAAAGGAAAGGTGAATGTTGAGGATAAAATAGACAAAATATTAGTTGAAGCATCACTATCAAGGATATGGCAGCACATTGAGAAAGGCAATTCTTTAGGTGTTATTACTGCTTTTCGGTCGAATGATCCAGACAATCTTAAAAAAAATAAAAAACTACAATCTGAAATAAATGTAGCTGGATTTGGGTATTTTCCAATGAATGGTGTATACATAGAAGATTTTGGTAGTGATGAGCCAAAAAAGGTTGAAGAGAGTTCATTCTTTGTTATTAGTACACATCCAGAAAAATTAAGAGATTTTCTTATTAAAATGGGTAAGAAATATGAACAGGACAGCGTATTGTTTATGGATAATTCGGTAGAAGATAAAGTTGCTGTTCTGATAGGTACAAAAGCTGATGCATGGCCTGGTTTGGGTGTTGTTCATACATTAGGCAAATGGCATCCTAATAAGATAAGAGATTTTTATTCCAAGTTAAAGGGAAGTAAATCATTTGTATTTGAAGATATAGATATAAATATGGATTTACCTACTGGTTTAATGGCTAGATCAGTAAAAAATAAAATTGATTCTCAAGGTTTACAATAGATATAGAGTGTAGTATAATAAAGTATGAAAAAATTAAATTATATTGATGTTAAAAATAATATAGAAAATTTTGGATATAAGTTATTATCTGAAAAATATATAAATGCTTTGACTAAACTAGAAATGCAATGTCCTGAAGGTCACGATTTTGAGATAAAATATAATAATTTTCAACAAGGTCAAAGATGCTCTATTTGTTTTGGTACGCCTAAGAAAATATTAAATGAAATTAAAGAGTATATAGAAAGTTTTAATTATAAATTACTTTCTACTGAATATAAAGATAATAGAACTAAACTAGAATTACAATGTTCTGAAGGCCATATATTTAAAATGGCATATGGTAGTTTTAAAAATCAAAATTATAGATGCCCGGAATGTGCTGGTAATAGAAAATTTATAATAGAAGATATTAAAGAATATATTGAAAGTTTTGACTATAAACTTTTATCAACTGAATATGTAAATATATTTTCCAAGTTAAAAATACAATGTTTAAAAGGTCATATATACGCTGTAACGTATAATAATTTTAAGAATCATAATAGAAGATGCCCAGAATGTTCAAATAGTAAAATGTTTTCTAAACCAGAAAAGGAAATTGCTGAATATGTTAAAGAGAATTATACTGGTGATGTTGTAGAAAATGACAGAACACAAATAGTAAATTATTGGACAGGTGTTGGATTAGAACTTGATGTTTGGATGCCAGAAGCAAGAAAAGCAATAGAATTTAATGGTTCTTATTGGCATAATAATGAAAATGCTAAATGGCATGATGAAATAAAAAAGAAACAATGCATACAAAAGAAAATAGATTTATTAGTTATACAAGAGCAGGATTGGTATAATGATAAGGTATGTTGTTTAAATAAAATAAATAATTTAGTTTACAATACGGTTGGAATATAGTATAATAAATTAAAAGATAAAAAATAAAATTATGTAGAAGGAGATTAAATATGTGCGCTTCAAAATGGGTAGACAAGAATTTATTTGAGAATTTTGCAACAGAAAAGGAACAAGAAAAAGATAGGAGTGCTAATAAGCGATCAGATGTCGTGTGGCAAACTCCTGAAGCCGGAACTGAAGATAAACCCAAAATCTACGAAGGTCGTTTCCTACCAGATTTGAGAGGTAAATTCACTAAATCATATTTCTATCATATGTTTCAGATGGGAGATAAGTGGCAGTTTGTCCTTTGTCCCAAGACATATGATTTTGATAACTTCTGCCCTTTCTGTTCATTGGTAAATAAACTATACATGGGTAGTAAAGCTGACAAAGACATTGCTCCCAAATATAAAAGAAAGGCAAGGAATGTATCTAATTGGTTTGTTGTTGATGATCCGAGAGATGCTGCAATTCAAGATGAAACAAAGAAATCTACTGGTAAAGTAAAGTTGTATGAATACCCTGATAAGGTAGATGCTAAACTTAAAACTGAAATCCTTGATAAGAAAGAAGGATTGAGAGAGGCTATCTTTGATCCGTCCTCAGAAGGTCATAACTTTATTTTGAGAATAAAGCAGACAAAGAAAGATGCAAAAGGCAAGGCATATCCAGATTATGCAGAATCAGCATTTTCTCGTAAGTCCTCAGCATTAGGTACTGATGCTGAAATTAAGAAAATTATGGAAAGCCGTTTTTCCATTGAGGATTACATTAAGACTCTTGAAATCAAACAGGAAGATATGATTAGGATTTTGAAGTCTGAAATGTTATGGGAACTGGTCAATGATGATGCTAACAAGTATTGGTCGGTAGATAGAGAAAAAGTGCCTGAATCAGTTGAAGAATCTGATGTACCTGATTTTAATGATGACATTGGTGAAGAAGAAACTGATGCTGATATTATGGCAAAGTTAGAAACAATATAAAAAAAGTAGAAAAGGAGAAAGAAAGTAATGGCAAGTGGTAAAGTAAAGTGGTTTAATGACAGTAAGGGTTAATAAAGAATAAGATAAATAATCAAAGCATGAAATGGCAAAATAAATATAATATTGATATTGAAGAAGTACATACTAAAAACATGGAAGGATATAGTTTAACAGACTTATCTTCCATGTTTAATGTACCTAAAACAACATTGAATAGATATTTAAAGAAAGCAGGATATAGAATACTAATGAATAGGAAGATTTTACCATATTCATATTATATCACAGTAACTGAAAAGGAAATTGATTACAATTATAAGAGAAATAATACTGGACGGTGGAAAAGAAATTTGATATTTCATTACGGCCATAAATGTATTATTTGTGAATATGATAAAATTGTTGAAGCACATCATATTAAACCTCTTTCAGATGGTGGTAAAACAAGTGTTGAAAATGGTATTTTATTATGCCCGAATTGTCATGCAGAAGTTCATGCTGGATTATTAAACTTAACCGAGGCCCTTATAAAATTGGGTGAATTGCTGGAACATTCTTTAGAGAACAATCAGCAGCCAAGTCATGAAAGTAGGTATATACCGAGAGTCATGGAAGGTTCAACGACTAATTCCCGAGCGAAAGCAGTAATGGAAACAAGAGCGCCCAAATCTCGTAGTAATAGAATAGGAAAAGATATGTATATTTTAAATAATCCTTCCTTACGAGATATGATATAGTCTGATCTGCATATAAAAAATAAGTTGCAGAGTTATGGGATAAAGAGCCCATAAGATAACAAATGTTCGGCTTCATTGAGAAGGCAGATGGTGGTGATGTGTTTGTTCATTTCAGTTCAATTCAAGGTGATGGATTCAAGTCACTTCAAGAAGGTGCGAGTGTAAGTTTTGATATTGAACAGGGTGCTAAAGGCCCATCAGCAGTTAATGTAAGAACTATCTAAGAAAGGAAGAAAGATATGAAAAAGATTTTTGAAAGATTCCGTAACTGGTTAAACAAGTATATTAATCTTAAATTCATAACTATTACAGCTAAAATTATTATCGTTGGTTTATTATTGAGTACGGGATATTCATTACTAAACACCGATAGTAATTTAGGTGTAGGAGTAGGAATAAGTATATTGGTTTTGGTATTGGCATGGATCGTTGCTAAAATATCTAACATCGTATTTTAAGAAAAGGAGAATAAAATGTTTAAGAAACTGTTAGGTGGTATTGTTGGTGGTTTGTTACTTTTTAGTTTAGTTGGCTGTGGTTGTCAAAAAATTGAGCCAGGTCATGTTGGTATTCAAGTTAATAATCTTGGTTCAGATCGTGGTGTTCAAAGTTATACAATGAAAACAGGTCTTGTATTTTATATGCCTATTATGTCTACTATTTTTGAATACCCAACATATATGCAAACTGCTAGTTGGACACACGACAAAAATGAAGGTAGTGAAAATAATGAAGAAATTACTTTCAATACTAAAGAAGGGTTGGTTGTAAGTGGTGATGTTTCTTTGGGTTATCAACTTATTGCATCAAAGGTTCCTAATTTTTATGTAACATTCAGGTCTGATGATCTTAATGGTTTTACACATGGATTTTTGAGAAATATTGCAAGAGATGCCTTCAATGAAGTTGGTGCTAAATATTCTGTAGAAGATGTATATGGTGCCAAAAAAGAAGATTTCCTAAAAGAAGTAAAGGCATATGTAAATAGTCAAGTAGTTAAATTCGGTGTACAAATTGAACAGTTTGGTTTCATTGGGGCATTGAGGATTCCTGCTGGTGTAAAAGGTGCATTAGATGCTAAGATTCAGGCAACACAGGATGCTATCAGAGCAGAGAATCAGGTAAGACAGGCAAAAGCTGAAGCTGAAAAGAGAATTGCTGAAGCTGTAGGTATTTCAAAGGCAAATGAATTGATTACAACTTCCATTACAGATAAGTTAATTGAATGGAGAAGGTTGGAAGTTACTCAGCAAGCTGTCGCAAAATGGAATGGTGCAAGACCAATGGTTGAAGGTAATGGTTCTGGTCTATTATTAAATATTAATCCTAACAAGTAATTTAACGAAATATTATAGACAGACTAAAGGGATACAAATCGTGTCCCTTTTTTCTTGCGCCTTATAGTGACAAAATGTTAAACTCATTGAATGGGTCATTAAATCTACATTACACAAATGAACTTTATTTGATGTAAATATATTATAGTTCCTTATTATATATGATAAAACTTTTATTTTTGATTTTTAGTCTTTTGGTATGATAATCGTATATACAATGGTAAGAGATTAAAAAACTAAATGAGTGGAGGATTTACAATGAAAAAGACATTAGGAACAATCGTAACAGGTTTAGCAATCGTAGGTATGACAGCTGGGGCGGCAATAGCAGGTTCAGTACTAACAGATAATTCGGTATTTCCGTATTTTCAGTTTGGTTGTTTAGTGCTAGGTGGATTGATTATAACAAGTTTAAAGGCAAAGTATTCAAAGATTTATATGGGTGAAGCAATTGGTAGTTTCGCAATGTATGCAGTATTAGTTGCATTGTTTACTAACCCTGTCATTGATGCAGTTAAAACTCTTTTGAGTTAGGAGGTTGTTATGTTAAACTATACTAAACTATTGTCTATGTGTGAATGGAGTGCATGGGGATTTACCATACCAGTATCTAGTATATTATTCGCATATACAGGATATAAAATAGATACATTTTTTAGTATAGAACCAACTTTTATGTTAGGATTTCTTTTTCTTGCAATATGTTTATGTTTAGGTAAATTGTTTAAAAATGTACAATTACAAATAAAATAAATGACTTCATATAATCTGTAAGATACCCTATAAAGTGTATTATACCTTTATAGGGTATTTTCCTGCTTAAAATATAAATGATATAAATATAATGTATGAGTATTAAATATATTTTAAGAGGTGCGATATGAGATTAGAACAATATATAAAAGAGGCTGAAGGTAAAGAGGAACTTAAAAAATGGGGTCAGACTTTCGGCAAGCATCATGGTGTTGGCCCTACAGAGCATGGCTTTTTTGATATATGTGTAGAACATATGAAGGGAAAAATTGATAACCCTGAAGCCTTTTGTGCGAGGGTAAAAGATTCTGCTTACGGGAGTACGATGTGGAGGGGCAAAGATAAATCCAAAAAGGAAATAGAAAAAGATGTAAAGGAGCATCCCTTAAAATAATAATGAATAAAAAATATACTATAGAAAATATTAAAAAAATAATGTTAGATTTTAGTTATGAACTATTATCTAATGAATATAAAAATAATACATCAAAACTTAAAATAAAATGTGATAACAACCATATTTTTATTACTGATATGAAGCATTTTAAAAGAGGTCATAAATGCCCTGAATGTTCTAAAAATAAAAAACACACTATTGAAAATATTAAAGAATATATAGAAAGTCTTAACTATAAACTTTTATCATCAGAATACATTAATACTCTTACAAAATTAACATTACAATGCCCTGAAGGCCATATTTATTTATCCACATATAGTAATTTTCAACAAGGAAAAAGATGTCCTGTTTGTTTTGGAACACCTAAGAAAACATTAGAAAATGTTAGTAAATATATTGAAATGTTTGGATATAAAGTTCTATCAACTGAATATATAACTAATAATACAAAATTAAAATTATCATGCCCCAATAATCATACTTTTAAGATGAGTTATAGTAGTTTTCATACAGGACAAAGATGCCCATTATGCTCTTATATAAATAGTGGTTCAATACCTGAAAAGGAAATAGCTGAGTATACTAAAGCAATATATTCTGGTGAAGTTATAGAAAATGATAGAACACAAGTTAAAAACTATTTTACAAACTATCCATTGGAACTAGACATATATATACCAAAATCATCTAAAGCAATTGAATTTAACGGAAAATATTGGCATAATAATGACTATATAAAGTGGAAAGATGAAATGAAACGAAAACAATGTATGAAAAGAGGAATTGATTTATTAGTGATAGATGAAAAGGAATGGTGTAAAAATAAGGATCAGATTTTTAAAAATATTAAGATATTTTTAAAGGAGATTAGATAAATGAAACTTAAAGACTACTTAGAAGCATCCAAAGCCGTGGATGAGAATGCTAAGAAATATATCTTTTCATGTAAGGCTTGTGAGTATGTTAAAAAATGTAAGTTCAAAGTAATGACAGATACAATACCAGAAGATTGTCCAATGAAAAGAGGATAAATGAGATTAGATAACTTTGTAAATGAAAGAGCACCTGTTACTGATAGCATATTTGATGAAGAAATCAAAAATAATGATGAAGCATTAAAGATGCGCTTTGAAATGATTATACTGAAACTAAGAAGAGAGTGTTCTGAAATCATAAGAGAATATAAAAAAAATAAGGCATATTTATATAGAGGTTACAACTCAAATCAGTTATATCTTACTAAAACACCAAGAATTGATAGGCGACCAATGGATATGCCTAAAGAGGTACATGATTTATTTGATAATGCATTTAAAAAAGAATTTGGTTGGAAGGTTAGAAGCGAAGGTGCATTTGTAACTACACAGCATCGTAAAGCTAATGGATATGGCGATGTTTATTTATTTTTTCCTGTGAATAGTTATAAGTATGTTTATAGTCCAACTGTTCATGATTTATTTGTAGATTATATGCAAAATGGCATACTTAGAATGACAAATGACGATTATAGAAATGGGAAAATCGGTGAAGAATACTATGATAAATACAGGGAACATTATAATAAAAATGGTTACTGGACTACAAAAAATATAGAATTTAATACAAAGTTTTTTGAAGATTTTCATGGTAGTGGCGCAGACTTTAAGGCTATAGTAGATCATATGAAAGAGTTATATGGTAAGAAGATTGTATATAATATAGTAAACCAGATACTTTTCATGACTTATATAGATGGCGATAGTAAAAAGAAAATAAATTTTGATTGGACACCTAATGTTAAAGAAGATGATTATTTCAATATGAGGGTAGAGGAAATAGATAAGCAAATTGATGGCGAAATAGATAAATATATGAATGGATATAAAGATTATGGCTTATTTAATAACATACATAGTTTAGATAATCAAGAGATAAGCTTTAAGTGTGATAAGTTTTATATAGTTAGATTAGAAGAAATCATAGAACAATATAAAGATTTGGATAATTTTATCAAGGAACTATAGACTTGACAAATCAGTATGTTTGTGGTATAATAACATATTAAAGGAGTAGTGATTATGAAAATTGAAGAAAAAATAGATAGGTATTTAAAGATGCTTGATGAAGAAGTAGGTGACGATCCTAGTGATAAAGAAATAGAAGCTATACAAAAACAAATAGAAATTTTAACTAAAAGTAAAGAAAATATAGATGATCCTAAACGAAAAGCTGATGTGAATAAAAAAATAGCTAATTTGAAATATAAAATAGCAGATATAAAAGATAGAAAAGTCGAAGATAAAGAAGAAAAATAGAGAGGATGCATCAATGACAAAACTACAAGAGTATTTAATTGAAATGCCTAGCATTGGTAGTAAATCTTCAGGTGACGGATTGCAAAAAGAAGATAAAAGTAAGCTAGATAAAGTTGGAAAACAAATTGCAAAAGAATTAGAAGTAATGTTCAAAAAAAGAAATTAATAAGATAGAAGATGATATAGAAGATACAAAATATCATTATTTATTTTCCGCCACTATAAAACAGGCAGATATAAGTTATAAAATGATAGAAGATAAAATTAATGAATATCTAACTGAAATGCCTAGTGTTGGTAGTAAATCTAGTGCATCAATAAAAAAAGAAACTAGAGATGCATTAGATAAAGTTGGAATGTTAAAAGGTAAAGAGTTAGAAAAAACTATTAAAAAAGAAATCTCTAAAATAGATGGGTATACTGAAAGACAAAAATATAGTTATTTATTTTCGGTAATCTTTGATAATACTTCGCAATGGCTATAATAGATGAATATAACTTTTATATAACAGAATACCCTGATATAGCTGAACTAGTAAATGAATTAGAAGATGCTTTAAAGTCTAATATAATAGAAACAGAAACTTCAGCTGTATTATATAGTGAATATAAAAAACTAAAAGAGATTGTTATAAAAATAAAAGAACTAGAGGAACTAATTTGTTTATGAAAAGGTTATACATACAACACAGAACTACATTTGAATCAGAACATAAAATTATACACCCATATCCATTTAGAGAACTGAAAATAAAATTGGATATAAACTCACCTTCTCAACAGTATATGTATCGTTCATATTTATTAGATGAGCCATATGAAAAAGAAACTATAGATATTTTAACAAAGTATTTAACTAAAGAAGATATATTCATTGATATTGGTGCCCATATAGGTTATTTTACTATTCTAGGTGCATATTTAGCTGATAAAGTATATTCATTTGAACCTGATACGGATAATTATACACATCTTATAGAAAATTGTGTATTAAATAAATTGCCAAATGTTAAAATTAATCAGTCAGTTGTAAGTGATCGCAATGGAAAGGCAACTTTTTATACAAATATAGATAATGATGGTGGCCATGCTTTATGGAATCCAGGCTTACATGAATTTAATTATCTATGTAGAGAAAAGCAACTGGTAAAAACTATTACACAAGGAACATTAGATACATTTATATCTTTTCTAAATATAGTTAAGAATAAAGTTAAAGTTATAAAGATGGATACTGAAGGTGCTGAAGTTTTAATATTGAGAGGTATGAAAGATATACTACAAAGTGAGTATCTAAAATTAGTTGTATGTGAATATAATTTATTTGGTATGCACAGACTAAGAACAGATGGCGATGAAATGTTTAATATAATGACATTTAATGGATTTAAACCGTATGATGAAAATATGAAACTTATAACACCAGAAAATAGTAAAGATAGAGAAAGAACAGAGAATATATTTTTTATAAGGGGATAAAGATAGGGTGTGGATAAAATAAAAGTGTTATTTATTTGTAAAAAAAGAGTGTCTAACTATGGTGTTAGTTATGGGCTTCTTAATTCTGCAACATTTGTTACTGAAATGCTAAATCATAAAGGAATAGATGCCAAAATAGTCGTGGTTGATGATAATAATGATATAGACAGAGAGGTTTATCAATATAAACCAACTCATGTAATAGTTGAGGCATTATGGGTTATACCAGAAAAATTTGAAATCTTAAAAGCATTACATCCTAATGTTAAATGGATTGTTAGAATACATAGTAAGACAGCATTTTTAGCAGGAGAATCTATTGCGATTGATTGGATAAAAAAATACCTTGATTATAATGTAGAAGTTTCTTTTAATAATGAAGGAACTTGCAAAACATTTAATCATTTATTTAAAAGAAACTTTGTATATTTACCTAATGTTTATCCTATTTGTGATGAAAATGAGTATAAAAACTATCCAAGTTCTGATTATATACATATTGGCTGTTTTGGAGCATTGAGACTTCTAAAGAATCAATTACAACAAGCTCAAGCAGCTATTCTATTTGCTAGAAGAATTAAGAAAACACTTATTTTTCATATAAATGCAAGTGATATAGAGGATGCACAAAGCTCCATATTAAAAAATATTGAAGCGTTATTCTTGCATACTGGTAATATTTTAATTAAACATAAGTGGATGAAGCATGATGAGTTTGTAACTTTAATAAGACAAATGGATATAGGTCTTCAGGTTAGTTTATCAGAATCTTTTAACATTGTTTCAGCAGACTTTATTTCTAATAGTATACCGATTGTAGTTTCAGAAAATATAGATTGGCTTCCTAAACAATTTCAAGCTGAACTAAATGTTGAGTCAATTGTAGAAAGGCTAGAATATGTATGGAATTGGCGATATAATCCTTCGTTAATCAAATTTGCAGAAAGATGCTTAAATAGGTATTCAGAAAAATCAAGTAATGTATGGATTGAATATTTTTATAATGATATTAAACTAAGTTGGTGGCAAAAATTAATAAAAATAATAAAAAACTTATTTAGATAGAAAGGAAATAATTTGTTATGAGAGATTGTCCAAAATGCCAAGGTAGAGGGTGGTATCAATTCAATGGTGATGATCCAATGCTACTTACTTTATGCGAAATATGTCATCATGTAGGAAAATATAACGATTTTATGTATGGAATATGCGGTAAATGTCATGGACAAGGTGAAATGGTTACTATAAATCAAAAAGGTATGAGGCAACAACAGAAATTAGTTAAATGTGGTAGTTGTAATGGTAAAGGACTAATTGAACTTCCTAAAAAATTGGAGACTAATGAAAATATCTTATGGTAAATGGAAAAAGTAAAGGTTCATCCTTTGAGAGAGATACCTGCAAGTTTTTGACAAAATATTTTACAGGGAACGATAAGCCTTACGTCTTTTGGCGCAGTCCGTCAAGTGGTGCAATAGGAATAAGTAGTCCAAATGCTTCAGGTGATATAATAGCATTAGATGAAAAATATATGTGGTTCACAGACAAGTTTAATTTAGAGTTGAAAACTGGATATGCTGATGCTGATTTCCATAAACATTTCAAAGATAACAAGAATAACACAATAGAAGATTTTTGGATACAATGTCAGAAGGATGCCAAATTAAAGAATAAGTATGGTATTCTTATCTTTAGAAAGAAAGGGTATCAAACCATCATAGGTATACAAGAAGATATATTTTTACAGTTAAAAACTTTTCCAACTAAATATATGTTAGTGAGTTTCTTGGAAATGCCTAAAATTGTATTTTTTGATTTTAATAAGTTTTTTGAAATTGTTAAACCTGAGCATTTACAAGCAATAAAATAATGGAATGAGAATTAGATGTCTAAAAAATTAGAATGTAATGATGTTTGGCTACCAGAACTAAATAAAGCAATTGAGTTTAACGGCAGATATTGGCATAATAATGACATTTCAAGGTGGTACGATGAAATGAAGGGAAGGCAATGTATTAAAAAAGGTATTGACTTATTAGTTATACAAGAACAAGATTGGTATAATGATAAACCACACTGCCTTAACAAAATAAATAAACTTATAGGTGCATAATGACTATAAATGAAAAGATTGATAAACTTATAGAAAAGTATTTAGGGTTATATCATTCTGGTGTTGAGGTTTTTACAAATCCTACTATATTAGATATAAAAGAAATGAAAAAATGGTCTGAAATTAGATTTCTTATTAATGTAGATACAGATACTTGTTATGTATGGGACTCTCAAAGAGCTATACACCAAGAAATATTTAACAGTTTATTAAGTAAGCATGAGTTTACAGGTGATAGGGCTAATAGTTTTGCAGAGGTATATAATAGACCTGATATTATAGCAGGTTATGCTAAGTTAGAAGGTAATAAAATGGCTGTTAGATTTGCTTATGGTAATGATGTTGATCCTGATAGTGTAAAGTCTGATGTTAAAAAGTTATTTAAAAATCCTAATGAACTGTTTGCAAATGCAGCAACACCTGATGAATATAGGTAAAGGAGGATATTATGAAAAAACTGAAAAAGTTATGGGAGAAGTTTGTAACAAAAATAAAAGCATTGATAGGAAAAATCAAAGGAGTGTAATATAATGGGTGAGTTTACGAATGGTGAGAGTCCAACAACCGAGTTGGAACTACAAAGGATTGATGTAGGTAATGATGTACCAGATGGTTTTGAAACTGATGTTGAAGGGTTGAAAGCAAACGGGCAGAAGGATGGCACACCTATTTTTGATGTGCCTAAAGATCAGTTCTATAATAACATGAAGGCTGATAGAAAAAGATTGAGGTTTGATAGTGATGCACCAGTTTCTCAATATCTAAGAGGAACTAAATATAGAAAACCATTTTATATTAGTACAACAGATAGTGATGGACAAAAATTCTTGCGTAAAGTAAAATAAAAATGATTGGTAAAAAATTAAATTATATAGAAGTTAAACAATATATTGAAAGTTTTGATTATAAACTTTTATCAACAAATTATATAAATGCTTTAACAAAATTAGAATTACAATGTCCGAAAGATCATATATATTTTGGTGTATATGGTAATTTTCAACAAGGTATTAGATGCCCGGAATGCTCAGGTCTAAAAAGGAAAACTTTAAGAGGCGTAAAAGAATATATTGAAAGTTTTGGGTATGAATTATTATCCACTGAATATAAAAATAGTAAAGAAAAATTAGAATTACAATGTCCTAAAAAACATATATTTAAAATGAGTTATGTTTGTTTTCAAAGAGGGCAAAGATGCCCCGAATGCGATAAATCTAAAAAACTTACATTAAATAAAGTTAAACAATATATAGAAAATTTTGAATATAAACTTTTATCAACAGAGTATGTAAATAGTAAAACTAAATTAGAACTACAATGCCCTGAAAGTCATATTTATAATGTAATATACAATTCATTTCAGCAAGGTCAAAGATGCCCTAGTTGTGCTTCAGTTAAAGGATGGTCTAAACCTGAAAAGGAAATTGCTGAATATATTAAACAAAACTATATTGGTGAAGTTATGGAAAATGATAGAACACAAGTAAAGAACTATTGGTCGGGTAAAAATTTAGAATTAGACATATTTTTACCTGAATTAAATAAAGCTGTTGAATATAATGGTGAGTACTGGCATAATAATGATAAATCAAGATGGTATGATGAAATGAAAAAGAAGCAATGTAAACAAAAAAATATAAATTTATTGGTTATACAAGAACAAGATTGGTATGATAATAAACCATACTGTCTTAACAAAATAAATAACTTCATTGTAAATTTATGAGATTGACTTTTCATCATGGTTGTGGTATAATAAATTAAAAAGTAAGAAAAGGAATATGCAAAAATTATCATATAATGAAATTAGAAAATATATAGAAAGTTTTAATTATAAATGGCTATCTGGTGAATATAAAGATAATAAATCCAAATTAAATATTCAATGCCCAGAAGAGCATATTTACAAGGCATCATATAATAGTTTTCATAGAGGACGCAGATGCCCTAAATGTTTTGGAACTCATAAAAAATCTAATGAAGAAGTCAAAAGTTATATAGAAAGTTTCAACTATAAACTTCTATCTACTGAATACAAAAATAGTAAAGAAAAATTAGAACTACAATGCCCAAAAGGTCATATTTATTTTGCAAGTTATGATGATTTTCAACAAGAACATAGATGCCCTGAATGTGCAAATAAAATGAAGGGAGATAGTCAACGATTAGAAATTAATAATGTGAAAGAATATATAGAGGGTTTTGGATATAAACTTTTATCAACAGAATATAAAAATGTTTTATCTAATTTGAGATTGGAATGTTTAAATGGTCATAAATTTTTAATGAGATATAATAGTTTTCAACAGGGACAACGATGCCCTAAATGTTCGTATATTGACAAAAGTTCAAAACCTGAAAAAGAAATTGCTAAATATGTTAAAACTATTTATTCTGGTAAAATGATTGAAAACGACAGGACACAAGTAAAAAACTATTGGTCTAGTCGTAATTTAGAACTTGATATATTTTTACCTGAATTATCTAAAGCAATTGAATTTAATGGTATATATTGGCATTCAAATGATAAAACGATGTGGTGTGATGAAATGAAGAAAAAACAATGCATACAAAAGGGTATTGATTTATTTGTAATAGATGAAAAACATTGGCGTGATGATAAGGTATGTTGTTTAAGTAATATAACGAAATTTATAATGTAGAAAGGAAATGTGTGTAATGACAAAATGCAATCTATTTGATATGAACAATCTGGCGGTTCGCTGTTTCTTTAGCAAGGACATAGAGGCAGATTCTCCCCACCCAAATATCCAACTATGGAAGTATTTCGTAATAGATTCAGTATACAACTCACTATTTAAGGATAAAACTACTGAAATTGTGCTTGCTGTTGATGATAGAAGGTCATGGAGAAAGAATGTATTTCCAAGATATAAAGAAGGGAGAAAGGGTAAAAGAGAAGTAAGTAAAGTAGATTGGAATATTTTTTATACAGAATATGATAGTCTATTAGAAGAGATTAGAAATAACCTACCATTCAAAGTGATCCATGTAACTGAAGCAGAAGCCGATGATATTATTGGTGTTATTGCTCTATATGGAACAAAAGATAAGTATACTGTTGTGAGTAATGATGAAGATTACTTACAACTTTCATCTAGCAAAGTAAAAATCTATAATCCAATGAAAATGACATATGTTGAATGCCAAGACACTGAGAAATTTATCATAGAAAAGAGCCTATTGGGCCAAAAGAAAGATGATATATTTAATATTAAAACTCCTGTTGATTGGCCTATAGACAAGAGAAAGCCAGGCTTTGGTGATGCAGCACTAGCTAAAGTTATGGAATACGGTTGGGAAAAGTGGTTAAAAGATAACAAACTTGAAGATAGATATGAACTGAATAGAACTCTTATTGATTTTAAGAGAATACCAGTATATCTAAGAACAGGTATCTTAAATTGTTATGATAGTTATGTTTTACCTGATCCCAGTAATTGTTATGGATTTTTCAAGTCTAATAATTTTAGAGGATACCTTGAAAATTTTCATAATGTAGAAAATAATCTTTTAAAAATGTATTAGGAGGATATATGCGTACATTTTTTGTTGTAAATGCAATGAACAAGGAGGCATTTGAAAAGGCATTTCAAGCACCTTACGGATTCTCATCATCCACACCATTTACTAGCTATGATCAGGCTGTAGAATATTGTTCTTGCAAGCCTAAGCAATTCATTGTAGTAAAGGTAGAAAGTGGCGAAGAAGAAGTAGTTTACGAAAATAAGGAAGGATAAGACTAAAATTTATTTTTGGGTCAAAAGTGGCTGTGATCAAAAATCACAGCCATTTCTGTCTTTATTGATCAAAATAGATTTTAATAAAAATAAAAAATATGATAAATAAACTTACCAATAAGCTACCTCTCGCAGGATATGAAATTAGTTTTAATGATGATCCTACGATGAAAACAACGTGCTTGGTTTTATTTGCATCAGGCTGTGTTAGACATTGTAATGGATGCCAAAATCCAGAACTGCAAATTATGGATGAAACAAAAATCATATCCATAAATCAAGTTAAAAAAATAATAAAAAGTAAACAAGTACTAATAGATAGCGTTGCCTTTAGTGGCGGAGATTTTATACCGTTATATAGTGAGCAATTAAAAGAATTAATTTGTTTCTGTAAAAATAATACATTGAAAACCATTATATATACTGGTGAAACATACGATAAAATAAACGAATGGTTTAGAGAAAATTCTGATATTATTGTATCAGAGCCTTATGATAGTGACATGAAACAAGGTGGATTTCCAGCCTCTACAAATCAAAGAGTGTATATAAATGGAAAAGAAGTAGATGTGAAGAAATTACAGATTAATAATATGGGAGTATAGATGCCTGCAAAATTAATTTATACAAATATTAAAAACTATATTGAAGATTTTAATTATAAACTTTTATCAACTGAATATGTAAATAATAAAGAAATATTAAAATTAAAATGCCCTCAGAACCATTTATTTAATATGTCTTTTCATACTTTTAAAGATAATGGAAATAGATGCTTTGAATGTAGTGGGAAAAAAAGAAATATATTAAATGTGGTTAAAAACTATATTGAAGATTTTAATTATAAACTTTTATCTACCAGTTATATAAAAGCTTTAGATAAATTGAAATTACAATGCCCTAAAGGCCATATATTTGAAATGCGATATAATGATTTTCAACAAGGCCATAGATGTCCAGAGTGTTCATTGGTATTAGGATGGTCTAAAGCTGAAAAGGAAATTGTTGAATATGTTAAAAGTATATATTCTGGTAATATAATAGAAAATGATAGAACGGTATGTAAAAACTATTGGTCTGGAAAAAATCTCGAACTTGATATATATTTACCAGAAATACAAAAAGCTATTGAATACAATGGGCGACATTGGCATTCATTTGAACAAAAACAATGGTATGATGAAATGAAGAAAAAGCAATGTATTAAAAAAGGTATTAATTTATTAGTCATACAAGAGCAAGATTGGTTAGATAATAAGATGTATCAATTAAATAAAATAAATAAACTAGTAGGAGTATAGAACAAATGTTAAATCTTTCAATGGATTATGACGAAGGGTTTTCAAACCTATATAACAAGTGGAACAGTAGTGAAAGAGGAAAAAAGTTTCTTGAGTTTATTGGTATATCAAGGGATAAGTTAGATATAGTATCAATGAGTAAGTTGTATTTCAGTAAGAGTGAAGAAGATAGGACAATAGATGTAAATGCTAATGTTGGAAGGATAACAAGTCCTAACAATTATCAAGCAGAAGTATTCAAGGGTGTAACAAAGTTAAATGGTCTTTTTCTTTTGTGGCAACATATGTCAAAAAAGAGAGGGGAAGAAACAGCTAGCAGAGTAGTATCAGGTATTATATCAGGCGATTATTATTTCCATGATTTAACATCTTCAGGTGTTTTAGTTCCCTATTGTTTTGCTTGGGCATCTAACAATGTTTTAAGTGAAGGTCGTAAGTATGGACAGTTACAATCTAAGTCACCGAAGAGAAGTGATTCATTCATTGCCGTCTGTATTGAATCTATTTTTGATATGGCACAAGAACAAATGGGGGCATTAGCTATACCAGATTTTATTGTTAATCTAGCATATTTTTATAAGAAAGAAGGTATTGATCCAGAATCAGAAGAAGGTAAGTATAAGATAGAGAACGATTTCCAAAGAATAATCCATTCATTAAATCAACAGTATAGAACAAGTAATCAATCAGCATTTACAAACTTTTCATTATTTGATAGAGAAATCTTTAGAACAACATTTGCTGATTATTCATATCCAGATGGTACAAGTTGTCTAGACCTAACAGAATATATACAATCAGTTCAAAAGGTTTATATTGAGTTTGTTGCTAAGAAAGACCCATCAACAAAACTGCCATATAGATTTCCCGTTAATACACTAAACATCTATACAACAGAAGATCGTGAAATAGTTGATCAAAAGTTCTTTGACGTTGTGTGTAAGAATAATACAGAAGGACTATTTAATATATTCATTAGTAGAGGAAAAGCTAAGTTAGCATCCTGCTGCAGATTATTAAGTGATCCTATTAAGTTGAGAGAGTTTGCGAGATTTGATTCGTTCGCTAATGCAGGTCTATCACTTGGTAGTGCTAGAGTAGTAACGGTTAATTTTGCTAGAATAGGTAAGTTAGCTAAGAATGATAAAGATAAATATTTCTTTCTGTTAAGTGAAAGATTAAATGATGTTAGAATGTTACTGAAATGTCAGAGGCATTTACTTAAACAGAAGATTGATGAAGGATTTCTAAAGTTCTTTAAGATGGATTGGATGAATATGAAGATGTTCTTTTCAACATTCGGCATGACAGGACTCAATGAAAGTATGTTGTTCATGGGTATTGACATAAAGACAGATGAAGGTATTGAGTTTGCTAAGGAACTATTCTTCTTCATTGAAAAGAAACTTGATGAGTTCAGTAGAGAAGATAGTATTGCTTACAACCTTGAGCAAGTTCCAGCAGAAGGTGCGGCATCCATGTTGGCAAGAATGGATAAGTTGTATTTCAATGATGAAGATTATCCTTATGAGATATATGCAAATCAGTTTATACCTCTATGGGAGAAGTCAGACATTGTTGAACGAGCTACATTAGATGGCAAGTTAGGTAGTTATATGAGTGGTGGTAGTATTTGTCACTTGAATATTGGTACTAAAGTAACTGAGAAACAAATGGGTAAGCTAATCAATCTAGCAATCAAGTCAGGTCTTGAGCATTTTGCGTTGAATCCTAACTATTTGAAATGTGAAAATGATTGTATAACTATTGGAAGTAATAATGTCGAAACTTGTCCTAAATGTGGTGGTGATATTGTTGAAGCCTATAGTCGTGTCGTTGGCTACTTTACACCTGTAACACAATGGGATAAAACCAGAAGGGCAAAGGATTATGCTAATAGAACATTTAATGATATTGATATAATAGAAGGTTTGTGTTAAAAAAATTAGTATTAAAAGAAGTTAAACAATATATAGAAAAATTTGATTGTGAATTAATTTTAAATGAGAGTGTTTATAAACAATTACGAAAAATACATACTTTCATTGAAAACATTTAACTTGATCTTTTACTAAAAATGTAGTATAATGTACAAATAGGAGAATATGTGTATGTATCAAAAACAACTATCGGGAACTGAAATCGCAAAGGAATTAGGCATAACAAGACAAGCTGTTTCAAATACATTAAAAAGGGCAATGAAAAAAGTATACATAGGTGTTCAAGATTTTGAAGAAACCTGGACGCCTTTCCAAGTTGCCTCAGCAATGATTGAGGCATTTGGTATCTCATCACAAGAGGAAGTGAACAAATTTTTTAGATTATTTCCTCCTGAAATTAAGGAGCTTATAGAATTAGATGCCGAACACCGAAAAGGAAAAAAAGATAAGGATTTGTATTAATTGTTTTAACTGTAAACAAAAGGATAAGTTTCTCTATTGTAAAGAAGAATACTTTAATCCAACTATTTATAAGATAGCACAGTTATACACACCACAAGACCATGATTGTATAGACTACATATCTATGGACGATTAGAAAGGATTTAAAAATGTTAAGTTTAGATGTTGTGAATGATTTTATGTATGAGCACTTCTCTAAGGTGACTACATCAAAGAATGGGTCACATTTTCATGCTCGCTGCATACTTTGTGGCGATTCCAAAACCAATCCAAACAAGAAGAGATTTCACCTAGAATATAATTCTGGGCAATCTGTATATCATTGTTTCAATTGTAATGCTTCTGGCTCATTTCTTGAACTATATTCTATACTTAAAAATATTTCAATCAATGAAGCAAAGAAAGAACTATATCAATATAATCCAGAAAATTTAATTCAAATCTTATCAACAAGAAAAAAAGAAAAATTTATAAAAGAAATTGAGCATGAAGTATTTAACTATATCTTAGATGATTGTGTTGGCTTAGATTATAATAATGGTGGCTATATTCAAATGCAGTATAAAAGCAAGTTAAAACAATTTAAAAATGATAGAAAAATTCCTGATAATTTTAAGCTTTTTATTGCTTATAGAGGCGAATATCAAGGTAGGGTTCTTCTTCCAATTTATGATGGTAATGATATTGTTTATTTTCAAGGTAGACTGCTTGAGAATGATGATGATAGTGTAAAGTATAAAAATCCTACTTTACAAAAAGAAAGTATCATTCTAAATAAAGGTAAGTTTGATAGAAATAAATATATTGTGATTACTGAAGGTATCATTGATGCTCTTCAAATTGGAGATCAAGGGACAAGTTGTTTAGGTGCGACAATTAGTAATGAATTTATTGAGGAACTATTAACTTTTACTGATATGGGTGTCATTATTGCACTTGACAATGATGAACGAGGTAAAAAGGAAATGGTTAAGTTTATAAAGACTAATAAATACGCCTCCAATGTGAGATATTTTTTATTTCCTAATAAATATAACTGTAAAGATTTTGGGGAGCTTGTAAATAAATATTCTGTAGATTCTCTATATGAGATGATTATTGAAAATTCACTTTCAAACTTTGAAGCTCTCATGAAATTGAAAATGGAGGATAGTGATAATGAAATTAACACAAAAAGGAACGGATTATATAGAAATAAATGAAGAATCATTAGATGATGATATAATATTAAAAATACCTAAAATACATTTAATTAAGTTAAACTTTAGAGAACCCACCAAAGAAAAAATAGAAGATGCCATACAGTTATTTTATAATACCAATAGATTTGTAATAGCTAATAACACGAAAATATATAACGATACATTTAAGAATACGATTAAAAAATATTATGTTGAAAACCAACCAGACCAGAAATTGGTATCATTCTTTCGCAAAAATAATAAGGTTCTTTTAAACTTCAGTAATGTAAATGAAATTGAATTTAAATTTTTAATTTATTCACTTCTTGATGTATTAAAAAATGTTGAAGTGGTTCAAATGCCTAAAAAAGTATATCTGCAAAATATCCAATACTTTGAAAATTGGAATGGGAATGTGATAATAAATTAAATGAAAATTCTTGCATTAGGCCCATATATGGGAAATTGGGAAAATGAAATTTGTAATTTTTATCCATACGCTAAATGGTTATGTGAAATTGTAAAATATGATGATGTTTTTATAGCTACACATTCTAACAGAGTATTTTTATATGATTGGATTAAAAAGAATAATCACTTAAATGTTTTTGAGAATCTAAGTCGTGACGAATTTTCACAGGTTGGTGCGACGCATAAGAATATATCACAGGAAGATTATACACTTATTTATAAGAAGTTTAAAAATGATGTATCAAGGTATTCAGTAAGTGGCAAGAAAAATATAGAGGTGTATAACATTCAATATACACCTCAAAATGTATTTTATCCATATCATAATAAGATATATGCTAAAATACAAATTGATTATGAAGAAAATAAAGAAAATATTGTTTATATACCAGACATTAAAGAAGATAAGAAAATTATAAACGAAATATATAATCAATTAATAAAGAAGTATAAAAATGTTGTTGTAGTAGGTGATATGAAAACGCATTTAAGCGACCATAATATTATATTAAAACATAGTGATTATTTTCAAAATGGCTATAAGTATATATTAAAAGAAATGATGAATGCTAAGGCTGTAATATGCCCATTGGGCCATTGGTCTTTATTATGTAATATTCAAAAGATACCAGTATTTTCTTGGGGTATTCCTTCTGGCTTATATGGTGGATCAATGTATAACTTAGAGAATAGAAACTGTAAAAACTATAGATATGATATAAGTATGACGCCAGAAAAATTAGTTAGAATGTTTGATTTTTTCTTGGAAAATATAAAAATTAGGAAGGAGAAGTAAGATGCCTTTATTTGATTACGAATGCCCAAAATGTGGTAATAAGTGTGAACTGTTTATTAATTTAAGTGAAATAAATGATGTTGTTCTATGTGCTGAATGTGATGTTGAAATGACACAAAAATTTCCTGATACGATGTCGTTTGAACTTAAATATAATCCTAAGAAAGATAAAGTTGGTTGGTCTTACGATGGTTATAGTACAACACAAAGATATAGAGAAACTGATAAAATGGCAAAACATAATATATTTCCTATGAGTTAAAGAGGTAACAATGAAAAAAATATTTGAAAGTGCCACATTTTCAACTGGAATGGAAGGTGCTATAACTTTAGCTTGGAATGGTGAAGATTTAGGTAAGTATGAAAAGCAGAAAGAACTTGCCATAAAAACTGTAGAATACTTAAAAGATAAGGGCTTAAAGGGGAAAGCTGAACATTTAACTAGTTATTACCCAACAACAGATTATTGGAAAGATATATTGAAAGGCTCTAAAACATCATCATCAAAAACAGATATAAAAATAGGAGATGCTAGAATTTCATTAAAAGTCGGCTCAGCTCAACTTATGTCTGGTGGTAAACAAGAATCAAACGCAACATTATATGCTGTAGCAAGTAAATTAAAACACAAAGAAGCTGTAGATAAAATATCAAATATTATCAATAATTTTGTTAAAGGTATAGCTGAAGATACAATAGGAAAAGCTAGAAAATATGATGACCTAATTAAAAAAGGTGATGACATACATAAACAGTTAAACGAAGCATTGACAAATTTATTTAATAGTGATAATAGTTTTAAGATTGCTTTTTTAAAAGAATCTGTAAGTGGTCAAATAAAATTTGGTGAAGATAATATTGCTTGTGCTAATTATATATTATCACTTAAAGATAAACAACCATATTTAAAGTATATTAATGATTCAACTATAAAAAGTATAGCTAGTCGTGTTAGAATAAATACATCCTATAAAACTGATAGTATGAGAGGAAAAAATATAGGTAAATATAGTTATAGATCAGTTTTAGGAATTTTAGTGGATAAAATTACTGAAGAACTTGAACATACAGACCTTAACACATTAAATGAAAGTATGTTAAGTGATTTCTGGCAGAAGATAAAAGACTTTGTTAGTGACCTAATGGGTAAAATAAAAGAATACCTTTCAACAAGTATAGAAAATGTTTTTAGTTTTTTAGAAATAGAGCCTGTTGTTGAAATGGAGGGAGAGATTGAACTATGAGTATAAATGTTTTAGTACCGATGGACAATGAAAAAATTATAGCAAAAATAGAAAGTCAGTTAGAAACGGATGATACTTTAACAGTATTTAATTTACCTGCATATCCTGCTAGAATTATAGATTCCCTTTTCTCAAAAACAAAAAATGATAGAATATTATTTATTAGCCCATTTACTTTTGTTATTGCTGATAATTTTATAGAAATGTTTAGAAAAAATGATTTACCTTTTAATATGTATTTAAGAACATGGGGTGAAGAAATAAATGATTTTGTAAAAGGATCAAAAGGAGATTTCAAATTTAGTGATTCCATATGCTTTTATAAAAATAAATATCTGAGAAATTTAACCGATTATTCTAATACTTTATGTTTTGATGATATAATGAAATTATTTATCAAAACATCACATCTAAATATTTATGTACCTGATACAAGAATAGAAACTTGTAAGGTGATTGAAAAACTTGAAGAGCTTGATGCGATTGATGAAACTAAAGAAATAGTACCTGAAGTGGTAGTTGATGAACCTGTACTTAAAAAATCTACGGCTAAAGCTAAAAAGGCATCTGTTAAAACAACTGAAAAGAAAACTGAAGAAGTTAATGTAAAGGAGTGCAATTCTAATAGCTGGATGGACTAATGAAAATTGTTATTTTTTCTTGTGGTTATAACTGTTCTAAATATGTTAAAAATCATTTAGATTCTGTAAAAAATCAGACATTTAAAGATTATGTACACATTCTCGTAGATGATTGCTCTGTTGATGGGACATTGGATATAATTTGTCAAAATAGAGACAATAATATGTTTATTCATCGTACAGGTAAAAATCAAAAATGGATTCAAAATGCAATAAATTTTCTTTCAGTATCAGATGATGATATTGTTATTATATTAGACATGGATGATTGGCTTGCTGATATTCATGTCTTTGAAGATATTATAAAAGCATATGAAGAAACAAATTGCTGGATGACATACAGTAAATTCTATTATACATCCAAAAAATCAACATCAGATTGGATACCACCATATTCAGAACAAACGCTAAAAGATTCATCATTTAGAAAAAGTATATGGTCATTCACGCATCTCAGAACCTTTAAAGGATTTCTCTGGAATAAACTCAACAAAGAAGATTTAAAAGATAAAAATGGTAAATATTTCAAGTATGCTTATGACCAAGCTATATTCTTTCCTATGCTTGAAATGTCATCACCAGATAAAATCCAAAGAATAGATAAAGTTCAGTATATATACAATGATAACAATCCTTTACAAGTAGAAAAGTTGAATCGTAAAGAGCAAGAAGAAATAGCAAAATGTGTAAGATCAAAAAAACCATATCAAAGGCTTATAAATGGATAGAAGAATATTAATAATAAGTAATCTTTATAACTGTGAAAAGTATGTAGAAAAGCATATAAAAAGTATATTAAAACAATCATATAGTAACTGGAATCTAATTTTAATAAATGATGGCTGTACTGATAATACTGATAGAGCTGTAAGAAACTATATGCCAAAACTTCCTAAAATAGAATATGTTGTTAATGAATCTCAAAAGGGAATGGCATTAAATGTCTATAAAAATGTACTTAAATATACATCTGATGAAAATACTGATGATATAATTTATATAATGAATGGTGCTGATTGGCTACCGCATGAGAATGTTTTCAAGCAACTAAATGAACTATATGAAAAGGGTTGTTTAGCAACTTGTGGCGGATCAATGCTAAGCAATAAAAAAAGATATTTCTATAACTATTTCTATGACGATATTATTAATAAAATGTATAGAAAAGATGGAGAATTTTATAGTCCTGTAACATTTAACGCAATGTTATTTTATAAATTAAAAACTTATGACTTATTTAAAAATGATTATTCATCAATAGGTTGTTACAAAGAAGCTATTGAATATTCCATAATTGATATGGTGCCTAAGGAATCAATATCATTTATTAAAAATGAACCAATATATGTTTTTAATGTTGAATATAATAAAAGAGAAAAATGCGATAAAGTTGCAAGAGAATATTATAAATCTCTATCATTTAATGAAATAAATGTAGAACATGATAATATAGATGAAGAAGAAATACCTGAAGGTGATAATGTGCATTTTATAGTATTCGCATCAGGGTATAATTGTGAAAAATGGATTAATAAACATATTGATAGTATATTGAGCCAGACATATAAAAATTTTACATATATTATTGTTGATGATCAAACAACAGATGGTACATATAAGAAGATTTGCGAATATAAAGATGAAAGAATAAAAGTATATAGACCACTAGTAAATCAAAAATGGTGTAAAAATGCGTGGGATTATTTAAGGCCAAATATAGTAAATGATGAAGATGTTGTTGTCGTTGTCGATTTAGATGACTGGCTTTCGCATGATACGGTACTAGAAAAATTAAATAAAATATACAAAAAAGAACATTGTTGGGTAACTTATGGTAGCCATACAAGAGTTAGTACTGAAAGAGCTAGAACTAATCCTGTATCACAAATAATTTTAGATAACAAATTATACAGAAACACAGATTGGGAATACTCACATTTAAAAACATTTAAGGCATTTTTATATTTAAATATAGAAGAAAAAGATTTTAAATCATCTGATGGTGAATGGTTATTACACACATATGATAAAGCATTAATGTTTCCTATACTTGAAATGTCACCAGCGGATAAGATAAAGCATATAAAAGAGATATTGTATGTTTATAATAATGAAAATCCGCTAAATGTAGGTAAAGTAAACAGAAAAGATGGTAAAAAAACATATGGTGTATGGTTAAGAGAGCAGCCAGTATATCCAGAACTAGTGAGGGAATAATGAATATACTTGTTGATGGTGGCGAAGGTCATGTTTTAACTCAAAGAATAACGCCATATTTAAATAAAATTGGGCATTCTATTGTTAAATATCCCTCTAACTATGATATACATTTAGCTTTCGTTAGATTTTCATACAATTCTAATGTGCCTAGAATAGTTAGGATTGATGGTATATATTACGATACAGATATAAATTATAATAATAGAAATTCTGGTATAAGTATGTCGCATTCATCAGCAAAAGGTATTATTTATCAAAGTGACTTTTCAAGAATGATGTGCGAAAGATATTTGAGCCCTCGTAAAAAAGATACTATATATTCTATAATTCATAATGGTATTGATCCAATGTGGTGCGGGGAATCAGTAGAACATAAAGCATTTAATATAGTTGTATCTGCAAAATGGAGGCGTCATAAAAGATTATTAGAAACAATTAATATATTTTTAAAATTTAATAAAATCATACCAAATTCTAATCTTCTTATATTGGGTAAATTACATGACAATAAAGAAATTAAACATTCCAACATAAAATACTTTGGTCATTTAGATTATATTCAAATGAAAGATGTATTCAAATATTCTGATGTATCTATGCACTTATCTAAAAAAGATTCATGCCCAAATACCGTTGTTGAAACAATTGGCGCTGGAATACCAACAATAACAACAAATTCATGTGGCGGTGCAGTTGAAATGTGTAAACTAACTGAAGGTTGTATTATTGTAGATGGCGATGGTTCATATTTAGATACTGATCCATGTAGACCATATAGTGATGAATATAATAAACTATCAAAGGAGGTAGAAGATAATTTAATTGAGGCATTATTAAAAATAGAAAAGGATAAACGACGAGTTATAGTACCAGAACAATTAACAGCTGAATACACAGCAAATAAATATGTCGAGCTTATAAAAAGTTGTATGTAAAAAACATATTGACAATTAACCTCAGATATGTTAGAATAATACATTAAAGGAGGTACTTATTGATCTACTTCGCATCAGATTACCATTTCAATCACTCGCAAATTATAGATTATTGTAAAAGACCATTTAAAGATGTAGAAGAAATGAACAATACAATAATAGAAAATCATAATAGAATCGTTAAAGATGATGATATAGTAGTCTTTTTAGGAGATTTTTGTTTTAAAGATGGTATTGAATACCTAAGTAAAATGAAAGGTCATTTTCAACTAATAAAAGGAAATCACGATAGAAGAAATGGTTTACCTTGTTTGTTTAAAAAAGCAATATTCACACAGTACAATTATAAAATAATGGTAGCACATGATCCAGACACAGTATTTCCTGGCTTTGATTTATATTTTGTAGGCCATGTTCACGACCATTGGAAGTTTAAAAGAGTTATAAGAGATAAAAAGAAAATGGATATGATAAATGTATCAGTAGATGTATGGGATTTTAAGCCAGTATCTATTGATCAACTTGTTAATTTTTATAGAGAATGTAAAACGAATGGGAGAAAATAATATGATAGAAGAAATTGTTGATGATGTAGAAATTGTTTTGGGCACTGTAATTGATTTAAAAGGATTTTCTTTGGGATTTATAAAGAACATTCAAGAGGCATTAAAAGTCAATTCATCCTTTCAGGATTTCCAAGACGATTTTGATAAGGGAATGTATACGGATGAAATGGAAGCATACCTTAATGACAATACTAGTGAGTTTAAAGTATGTTATGATGATATAAATGAATCGTTTATATTTTACATTCCCATGAACTCAGAAGATATTGAAGATAAAACTATCAGAGAACTAAAAGAAAAATTGATTGGTGATATGGAAATATTTACTTTATTTATATCATATGATGATGTAGATATTTTTGCACTAGAGGATTAACATGGATAGATTTATATGGAAAAATGGTGAGATTCTACCTGAATATGAAGCAACAGTGAGTATATATGATTCTGCAATGATGCTTGGCGATACAATTTTTACTATGCTCAGAACATTCAATAAAGAATTATACCTCATTGATGAACACCTTGAAAGATTATTTGATAACTTAAAATACGTTAGAATGTCTATACCATATGATAAATATGAAATAAAAAATGCACTATATGATGTAATGGATGCCAATAAGTTCAATGATGATGATGAACACAGACTGATGATAAACTGCACGCGGGGTTTATTATCACTATATCAAGATGTTGAACACTCTAAAGGCCCTAATGTTATAATTGCCGATTTTCCCTTAAAATGGACGGTAGCAGGAATGGGAAAGCTATTCGATGAAGGTATCAATATGATAACCCCAAATCAAAGGTCTATCCCTTCTCGTTTGCTTGATGCTAAAGTAAAATGTAGATCAAGATTACATTACCTAATGGCTAATATTGAAGTATCACAATATGCAGGTGAAAATAACTGGGCATTATTGTTAGACGAAGATGGATTTGTAGCAGAAGGAACCGGTGATAACTTCTTTATTGTTAAAGATAAGATTATATATACACCTGAACCTCGTAATATACTTAGAGGTATTACAAGAAAAAGAATAATGAAAATGGCTCATGTAGTCGAAAAAAATATTGATATATATGATGTAATGACTGCTGATGAAGCGTTTATTTCAGGTACGCCTTTTGTTGTTCTACCAGTAGTATCATTAAATGGTGTTAAAATAGGAACAGGTAAAACAAAAGACTATACAGAGTTTTGGTATTTATTATCAAAATGGTGCTGCGAATATGGTGTTAATATTAAAGAGCAAATACAAGAATGGGATAAAAAATATGTAGAACTACAATCAAGAAAAGGTGCTTCACCATATAAATTTAAGGAGAATAAAATATGAAAAATATCTCAGTTGTAATACCCGCAAGAGGCGGAAGTGTAGGAATACCAAATAAGAATATGATGCTGATAAATAATAGACCATTATTAACATATACTATAGAAAAAGCATTAAATCTAAATGCTGACAATATTTATGTAAGTACAAATGATGAAGATATAAAAAACTATGTCAATAATAATTATAGAAATATTATTATTGATGATAGACCAGATGAACTAGCAACAAGTGCATCGACAATGGAAGAACTTATATCGTATATGTTAGGAAAATATAACATGGATATATTAATTCTATTACAACCCACATCACCGCAAATTGATGCCGAATATATACATAAAGGTGTTCTTGATGTTTTAAGAGGTTATGATTCAGCACTTAGTATCTATAGAACGGATGAAAATGATGTTTTAATGTGGGATTTGGATACAAAAATACCTTTAAACTATGATCTAAAAAATCGTGGAAATAGACAGGAAAGAAAAGATAAATATGCTGTTGAAACTGGTGGCTTTTATATTACTACTAAAGAACAATTTATAACAAGTAATTGTAGAATAGGTGGTAATATTTCATTCATTGAAATCCCATTTTGGCAATCGTTTGAGATAGATGAAATGATAGATGCTCTAATGATAGCAAAACTAATGAGGTAAAATATGCTAAATGGTCTTGGATATACGAATGTAGAATTAAGCTCAGTATGTAATAAAAGTTGCTGGATGTGTGGAAGGCGTAAAAGAGATAAAGAACAACGTGGCGATGAATATGGATTTATGGAATATGAAACTGCTATAAAAATTGCAAATGAAATACCAGCTGGAACCATGATTCAGTTGCATAATAATGGTGAAGGTCTTATGCATCCAGAATTTGGTAAGATGTTAAAATTATTTAAACATTGTATAACTAATATTGTATCTAATGGAAAACTTATACTTAAAAAAGCCGATGAAATAATTGATCATCTTGATATACTTACAATTTCTATCATACAAGGTGATGATGGTGAAGAACAAATAGATCAATATACTATATTAAAAAAGTTTTTACTATTAAAAGGTGATAAAAAACCTAATGTTATTTTAAGATTTCTTGGTGATTGTGATGAGAGAACTTATAATGATTTTAACTTACTTCATGTAAATAGAGTTTTACATATACCTGATGGAAGTAGAAATTATACTAAAACACCTACCATACCAGAACATGGAGTCTGCACAGACCTCTTAAATCATCTTGCTATTGATCGTCACGGTGATGTGAGTTGCTGTGTTAGATTTGATCCTAATAGAATGCTTGTATTAGGCAATATAATGTATTCTTCTTTAGATGAATTATGGAATTGCGAAAAAAGATTAAGTATGATTAAAAAACACATAGAGGGCAAACGATCAGAAGTGCCGTATTGCGGTAATCAATGCGAGTTCTGGGGCATTGCAACTTCGGGAAAATAAATGCATTATAAAATGGCAGATTTTGTAAAATTAAAACAAACTGATACAGTATTTTTAATTGGAAGTGGATCATCACTAAATGAAATAACAGAGGATCAATGGTCTATAATAAATAGTTATGATAATATGGGTGTAAATAATATATTTTATCACCCATTTTTTATACCTAAATCACTTCATTTAGAACTTAAAAAATATGATTGGGGTATTGCAAAAGAAAGACTTGAAGAAAAATGGGAATTGGGTTGGAAAAATGTAAATTATATTTTCCCAATCGAAAGATATGCATATATATCAGGTGCTATAGGGCATGAAAAAAAGGCTAAAATTTTTACTTATAGATATGAAAGAAGAGGATTTCATCCTAAAAAACATCCAGATACAAAAATAGATGCAAATTTTAATCCCGATAAAATTTTATATAAATCATATGATACTAGTGTTTCAACTATTATACAAATGTTATATTTAATGGGGTATAAAAATATAATACTTTGGGGTTTAGATATGAGAGATAGTAAATATTTTTGGACTGATATGGAACCTGAAGTTAGAGGATTAGTTCATGATTTATGGAACAAACAAAGAGAAGGAAAAGATAAAAATACACCACATAATGCATCTCATTTACAAGATTATATAACAGATTTTAATGATAAATTTATGAAGCCAAAAAGAAGAGAGATTTTTGTTGGTCATAAATCAACATTATTATATCCAAAACTACAATATATTGATATAGATAAATTATAATGCATAATATTACAGAACTTCTTAACTATAAAAAAAGTAATATAGCTGTAATTTTAGGCAGTGGATCGTCAATAAATGACATAACAGAACAAGAATGGGAAAAATTAAAAACCTTTGATCTTTGGGCATTAAATAACTGGGTTTACCATCCTTCAGTAATACCCAATTTTTATCATATAGAAGTTAAACATTATGATGCAGAAATTGTTAAAAGAAGATTGGAAGAAAAATGGGATAAGTATAAAGATGTTATATATTTAGTGCCTTCTATAAGACAAGATGTAGTAGATGTTATAGGGCATGAAAATGAAGCTAAAATATTTTATTATGAATATATTAAAAGAAATATATATAAAAATAAAATAAATGCTAATTATAATATAAAAATAAAAGGTATTTTTGTAAGATCATATAATACATCATTATCATTATTAATAGATATGTTATATAAATTAAAATATAGATATATTATTTTAGCAGGCGTAGATTTATTGGATTCAAGATATTTTTGGACTAATGGCGATCCTAATATATATGGTGAAGTACATCAACAATGGAATAAAGAAATTAGTGGAGGTAAAATTGATGCCCCTCATAAAACTCACCATATTTCAAATTTCATAATTGATTTTAATAATCAGCATATGAAATCTAAAAAAAGAGAAATATTTTTAATAACTAAAAAATCAAAACTTTATCCAGATTTAAATTGTATTAAAATAGAGAATATATGATAGAAAAAAATATAACTATATGCCCCTTATGCCATAGTAAAAGTAATAGAGTAGTGTATAATATAAATTTCACAACATTACAATGTAATGATTGTCAATTATATTTTCATAAAAATTATTATACAAAAGAAGAATTATTTAGGTTTTATTCTACAAATTATGGTGTTAGTAGAGGAAAAAGAGCAAATATAAAAAATCCTGAAAGAATTTTATTTAATGAAAGTAAATATGAATTTTTAAAGGAGAGAAATTGTAGATTAAGATTTATGCCTGTTATAGATTCATTTACAGAAAAAAGGAATATACTAGAAATCGGTGCTGATGCAGGTGGCGCTACAAGATATATGATAAAAAGGGGTCATAATGTAGAAGCTGTAGAATTATTTAAAGATTATGCTGATAAGCTTACAAAAGAAGGCATTAAAGTTTATAATGATCTATTTGAAAATATTAATTTTAATAAAAAATATGATTTAATTGTTGCATTAGAAGTGATTGAACACTTTTCAGACCCGTTAAAATGTATAAATAAAATATATAATTTATTAAATACGGATGGTTATTTTATATTTGAAACACCTGTAGCAAAAGATGGTTTAGTTGATTCTGCATCATATAGTATAAGACCTTCGCATTATTGTGTATTTAATTCAACTTCTCTAAGTATATTATTAAAAGATTTTAAAAATTTACCAAAATTTAATGAAGGCAATGAGGTATATAAAATTAAAAAATGAGTAGATATGAAGATAAAACGATAGAAAAATTATTAGAAGAACTTGAAATTGAAGGTGAATTTTTAGATAAAGAGTTAGCAAATATAACAGGAAAAGATAAAATATCACCGGCGGGTGTAGTAAGATCAGTAACAGATGAAGAAAGAAATACGAAAAAAAGATGGATATGCTCAATTTTAAGAGATATTTATAATCATTCAGATAATGATGATGTAAAAAAATATACAATAGAAGCAGCAATTCAAGCTAAAAAAATGACAAGAAAATTAGCAGAATATAAAGCAAAGGAATTAAAAAATGAATAATATATGTATGTATGGTAGTTATACTGATTATATACCATTGCTGAAAGAATATAAAGGTGGTTCTTTTTTAGATGTAGGTGGTAATAATGGTAAAGCAGAAGCATATGCAGAAGGATTTAAATATTTTGTTTTAGAACTTTCGCAACCAAAGCATCCACATGAAAATACGATTATAGGGGATATATGTAATTGCCAAGAAATTAAAGATGATTCCTATGATGTAGTATATTCCAATGATGTATTTGAGCATCTTTTAGAACCTTGGTCAGCGGCTGAGCACATTATTAGAATATGTAAACCTGGCGGACTAATCATAACAAGTACTGTTTTTTCTTGGAGATTTCATCCTGTTCCTGTAGATACATTTAGATATACGCATCAAGGACTTGAATATCTTTTTACAAGAACTGGTAAGGTACAAAGTTTAATAAGTAAATATGATATAAGAAAGAGAAGGAAAGATTCAAGAGGTAAAGGTGAATTTGATTTGCCTCCTATTGATGAATTAGGTGGCTGGCGAGAAAATTGGAAAGTACTATATGTTTGTAAGAAAAATAAACAATAGGAGTAATATATGAATAATGTGTTATTAGTTGGCGAAATTGGCTTGAATGGAAATGGGGATTTAGAAATAACCAAAAAACTAATTAATATCTGTCATGCGTTCGGCGTTGACTATGTTAAATTTCAAAAAAGAACATTAGATAAATGTTATACACAAGAAGAACTTAATAAACCAAGAGAAAGTCCGTGGGGTACAACAACAAGAGAGCAAAAACAAGGTTTAGAATATAGTAAGGAAGAGTATAATGAAATAGATAAATATTGTAAAATGGTTGGTATAAAATGGTTTGCATCCGTTTGGGATATAGAATCTGTAAATTTTATTGAAAGTTATGATGTTCCATTTATAAAGATACCATCAGCATTGATCTCACACATTGAACTACTGAACTCCGTCAAAAGGTCAGGAATACCTGTTATCATATCAACTGGTATGAGTGAGTGGGAAGAAATTAAAACAGCTATTTCCATTTTAGGTGATAATCTTAAATATGTTCTACACACAACTTCAAGTTATCCTACCCCTGTTGATGAAATGAATTTAAATAAGATAACAACATTAAAAGATTCAGCTCCTATTAGTGGTAGCTATAAGATAGGATTTTCAAATCATCACCAAGGAACATTCTTTTGCACAGTTGCAGCAGTTTTGGGTGCTGAGATGATAGAATTTCATGTAACTTTAGATAGGGCAATGTATGGGTCTGATCAGGCGGCCAGTATTGAGCCAAATGGTATAAGACTTATTGTAGATCACATAAGAGATTTAGATGTTGCAATGGGTGATGGATATTGGAAAAGGAAAATAGAACCATCAGAAATACCAGTAATAAAAAAATTAAAAAGAAATCTTGACTTTTAAATAAAAATAGAGTATACTGAGGTTAAATAATAAAGAATGTTAAATAAAAAATATAATTTAAATACAGTTAGAGAGTATATAGAAAGTTTTAGTTATAAACTTTTATCAACTGAATATAAAGATAACAAATCTAAATTATTATTACAATGTCCTAAAAATCATATAATAAAATTATCACTTCATAATTTTAAAGAAAATAGATGTTCTATATGTTCAAATAAAAAACCTGATTTATATGAAATTAGTAACTATGTTGAAAGTTTCAATTATAAAGTTATATCTACAGAATATACAAATAAAAAAAATAAATTAAAAATACAATGTTCTGAAGGGCATATTTATGAAAGTAGTTATAACAGTTTTAAAAATGGTATTAGATGCCACTTATGTAAAGATAAAAAACTAAAAAAGGAAAAATTACACACTAATATTTTATATAATAAAAAGAAAACTTTAAAAGAAGTTAAAGAATATATTGAAAGTTTTGGTTATAATCTTTTATTTACAGAATATATAAATGCTAGGTCTAAATTAAAGTTAAAATGCCCTTCTGAGCATATATATAATGTAAAATGGCCAGATTTTAAAAACAATCATAGATGTCCTGAATGTGCATCGGTTAAGGGATGGTCTAAGCCAGAAAAAGAAATAGCTGAATATGTTAAAACAATATATTTAAATAATATTATAGAAAATGATAGAACACAAATAAAGAACTATTGGACAAATAAAAATTTAGAACTGGATATTTGGCTACCAGAAATAAGAAAAGCAATAGAGTTTAATGGTTCTTATTGGCATAATAATGATAAGTCAAGATGGTATGATGAAATAAAAAAGAAACAATGCATACAAAAAGGTATTGATTTATTAGTTATAAATGAACAAGATTGGTATGATGATAAAAAACTTCAATTGAATAATATTGGAGGATTTATCAATGTTTGATGATATTATTATAGACAAAAAGAAAGTATATAAAGAAAGATTAAATGAAAAAATACAAAATATTTTAGATAGTTTTAAATTGGAGCCTGATGATTCTAAAACTAGAAGTATTTTATATAATACACTACAACTTTTTTTAGAAGAGGAAAAAAAGAACAAACGAATACAAAATTATTTATTAAAAATAACTGAAAAAAATATAAAAATTGAGGTTAATGTCTAATGTATGATGATCTGATAATGACTAAAAGACCTCTTGTTGGCGAAGAATACAATAGAGTATCAAAGGAATTACACCAAGGATGCTATGAATTATTGATAGAGCATTTAGGCGAAGATAAAAAGATTATACAAAATTTATTAGAAGGGTATATCAATTCAATATTAGAAGATTATGATACAAAATTTATTATTGAATTTGATATAGAAAAGTATAAAATAAACATAATTTTTAAGTAGAAAGGAGAGGTAAAATGTTTGAAGATATTTTTGGGGATTTTGACAGACAAGTAGAAAGAATAACTAACATTGATGATGGCGCTGGGCAGGTTCAAGCAGTTGATGATGTTTGGAAAACTGATGTTTGGTCTACTGCTGATGAAGTTAATCCAGATTATGTTTGGGGTAGAGTTAATCCAGATTATGTCTGGCGAAGTTGATCTAAAATAGGTTCAATAAAATCACGATGTATCAGCTTTTTAGTTGAATAAAATTCTTCATTACTACCAGCTGATATATCGTTTTTTGTGCTCATTGCAATAAAAGAAGTACTAAAGCATAAACCGCCAATATAACCATGCTTATACAGTTTCAAAACCATTGCCCAGTCCGACATTCGATGTATAGTTTCATCAGTTACAAATCCACCAACTTCTTCTACTATTTTAGAATCATACATACTGTTGGATGATATATAATTACCTTTTAATAGTTTCTTTATATCATATTCCATTGGAGGAAATTTTATATTTACATGGCCAGAATATTCAAATGGGCAATACGAAAATGCTAGATGTGATTTTTTGATTACAGAATGGAGTTTATCAAGCATATTTCTACCCAAAATTATATCCCTATCAATGATCTGAATATAGTTGGGTAGAAAATTGAATTGTTTTTTAAATTGATCTAAACCTGCTTGAACATTGGTTGCGTGTTTACCTGAACCTTCATATGAAATCCAAGTGAAATCTATATCGTTCTTCTTTATAGATGTTTTGGTTTCACTACTAATCTTATGCCCTGTAAGTAAAGGCGTAAGCACCAGAAGTTCTTTTGATTTACTTTCCTTTAAAACATTTAACATTAAAGTAGTGTCGTAACAGGATTTTCAACCTTTACAAGTTCTTCGGATTCTTTCTGAACATACCCTGTAAATCTGGCTGAAAATCTCTTCTTATCATCTATCAAATAACTTACATTATACTTCTTCTCATCATGTATAAGCAAATCGCCATAAGAAGGTAAAAGGCCATTCAAAGATTCAGCAGTAAATGAATACTCACCCGGCTTCAAATACATTACCTTATATTGCCCTTCAACTACATCATTTAACTGAGGTAAAAATATACTTTCAACAAATCCTTTTTTATTAGACATTATTATCTCCAGACATTCCTTTTACTAATGTATCTAATAGACTATTCATATTAGATGTATTCTTTTCAATTGATTTACTATACTTCTTATAGCCCATCTCATCAATGGTTTCAGCTTCATCGGATAATCGTACAATTTCAAAGGCCATCAAAACATCTACAATACTTGACAATCTTTCATACTCATCTTTCAAATCTTCTTCTTCTTTAATACCATCCCTTGTAATCTCTATTTGTGGCTTGATATTATTAAAATTACCTGTATTGATTGTCATACTCCTAGACACAGTTATTTTTAACATATTATACTCCTTTTTTAATAAAATATTTCAGCTAAAATCATTTCAGCCATTTTTAATCTATCCATTTGATTTTGAACATTTAATCCTTGTGTATTAACAGCAAACTCTATCATATCAGCAATTTTAATCAGATAGATTTTCTCTAATGCACTATTTTTCAAAAAACAATCCAACATATACATTTTAGCCAAATCAAAATCTAATACAACTGCTGATGGTACTACTTGTGTAGGAACTGATGGTTGTATTTGCTGGCCAACAGTACCTGAAATCGTATGGATTTTTTTTATTGACGGGGATGAAGGCACCGCTTGTGTTTTACTACCATTATAAGGTTTAACAGTAGCGTCTTGCCCTTCACACTCACATTCAACTTTATCTATATCACTACATTTGTTTTCTTCATTCATTACCAGATCATCAAACATAATTATTCTCCTTACATATCACTTAAATAGTTTTTTATTAGATTAGCTGTATATACAACATCCATTTCAGGGTAATAGTTCTTTATATCCACATAAATCTGATGTATAATACCAACATAACAAAGATCATAACTCTTTACATTATACCAAACACTAAAATCATTCTCAACAATACTTTCAAATGCGTTATAGTATCTATTCTCTATCGGGATTAAAGGAATACAATTATTCTCTAATGCTTTTACAAAATCTGAATGGAGATAACCGCACATATTTTGATTGAATGTATTGATTAAAATAGTAGCTTTCAGATCGCAAAACTCTATAGGTTTCTTTTTAACACTAAAATCTACATAGTTATTTTCATGCCTTATATCAGCATCATAGTTTACTTCTAATCCGCCATACATTTCAGATACATAATACTTATCAAAGGCTTGTATTCTATCACTTATAGAACCCTTATAACCCAATGGTGTTCGTTTCCAGTTGCAAAATTGAATGCCATTTAATGTTTTAATCTTCAACCAAAAAGGTAGATAACGAAATCCTCGCCTATGATTTAAATATGGCTCAAAAAATACAACATTAAACTTCTTCAGCCAGCTATATTCTTTCTCAGTCATTGATGCTTGACTATCAAAAATAATTATAGGCTTTTTCGTCCTTGTAAATTCTTCAACAAGTTCCGTTTGTTTTAAGATCAACTTTCCTTTATTAGAGTTCTTTTTATCATGCTCTGTTTTAATCCAGTTTAGAAAAATAGCATCACACTCTTCATTTGAATCTGATGCTAATTCCTTCACCTTCATTACTGGGTCTTTATTCAACTCACAAATTAAACTACCATCATTAACATTAAAAATCCCAAGTATCATTATTTATTAAACCATTTCCTATTATATTCTGGCCCATTTAACAATCAAATCGTTGACTTCTGTAAACCAACCATTCTTTTCCTCATGCTCATATTCATAAATAAAATCTATAACATGATCCGAAAAGCCATTTATTAATGTCCAGTTTTTATCATATGTTAGACCTGAATCATATGTTGCAATGTTCATAATATAACCCTTACTATTATTAGAAGGTAATGCTCTACCATCTGTTGATTGCTCATCTGTTATAACAATCACTCTATCATACTCTTCTTTACTCTTTAAATCGTTCAAAGAAGTTCTTAAAGCTGTTCCCATGTTAGGCTGATTATTAATAATAGAATCAGCTAATTCAAAACCATGATAGTTATTTCCTACAAGGGCTAATCTATCAGAAAAGGTATATACAACACATTCATCGCACACTTCTCTTAAAAGAATAGCAAGTGCTGTTGCGGTATCAATCCTTTTTGTTTCAGACTTCCTTGCAGTAGCCCAAGTCATTGAACCAGATACATCAACAAGTAATGCAGTTTTACCAGATAACTTGTTAAATGTTCTAACACACTTTAACATCATATCTTCAAGTTCTTTCTTAATATCTACATCTGAAATATTCTTATATGCAGTATAGAATCTGAAAGGGAAAAGTTTTTCAACATTAGCCTTATGTAAAGCATCTATAATCGTATACTTATCAAGACCAGCTTCTATCATACCTCTTATATTTTTGATCAAAGCCATAGCACCTAACTTATTATTCTTAATCAAATCCTCAAAAACATCTTTCTTATTTTCACCGGAAGATAAACGCACTTCCCAAGTATCAGGGATTTCTAATTTAGAATATTCACCATAAAATGCCTTGATTGGAAATCCTGCTTTTGTTACTGTTGGAAAGAAATCTTTATTTACCAACTGAGCAAACATCTTTCCTTTTGTCATATTTTCAGGTTTAGCGTGGCACAAAAATGCCGCATCCCTCAACTGAACAGAGCCAGGGCCACTATCATTCTTATTCCATTTAGCTATCTGATACTCATTGAACTTATTGAAAGCCTTTGAAATACCTTTCTTTACCTGAGCAGACAAAGAAGAATCTTTATCACTACCAGACCAATATAGTTTTAAGAACTCAATTATTTCATCAGGTCTTTGAATAATCTGATTTAAAGTATTACTTAAAATAGAAGGGGTATATGTCTTAGTATTACGAGCAAGCTCACGAATTAAAAGCAATGGTATTTTTCTTAAATGGAACTTATCTCTAGCTTCTATCGCAAGAGAGGCAACCATATAAGGATCGCATTGTTTAACCAATTCTTTTATTCTATTTGTACAAGATGCGCCTGATTCATAAAATGAATTTTCATTTAATAGGCAAGATAATACTGAACGTCTTAACTGAGCTTCTGAACTTAAATTTTCAAACATAACATATTCTCCTTGAGTAAAGATTTGAGGAACAAATTGCATTGAGTGTTTTTTCATTTTGTAGTTGAAGTAACTCAACACTCCGCCATCAAATTATATTAAAATAGGGAACAAACAGAATGAGCGTCTTTTCATTTCAAGTGAAGTATCTCATTCTAACACCACTATAATCTTTTTTATTAAAGAGGAACAATTAAAAAAGAGATTATCAGGAGTTTCACCCGAATCCTTTTATTGTTACATTTTTGATTATTAGTCAAATTTCAAGTGAAGTAACTCTTCTTATACACCATCTTTAACTTTGAATATATTATAACATATTACTTTTTATTTGTCAATCTTTTCTTTTACTTTTTCTTCTTTTATTTTTTTCTTTCCAAGAGCATTTTCAATAATAAAATCTCTTACTGGAAATGACAAAGCATCTAAACGGCAGTGTAACCCCTGAGCTATAATATTTATAGGGCCAACTACTGTTGCAATATGCCTTACCGCTTCTGCCAAATCAAATGCAGCAATAAATGCTGTAAAGCTGTTGAAATTTGGAATCTTTTCGTATTCAATTCTATACACATTAACTGTTTTTCCTGCCATCTTAAACTCCTATTAAACCTTTTATTTTATTCAAACAACATAACTTATCATTATACCAATCTTTGTCATTTAGCCTTCTATTATATCTTCATAACAAGGTTCATAAACATATGAATTTTTTTCTTTATCAATTTTAGTAATCTTATAATACGATATAAAACCACTAGTTATTGATTCTTCTATTTTATCTAACATACTTTCTGATATAAAAATTTCGCCAATCTCAACTTTTTTCGGCTCTGTTTTTAACATTCTAACTTCAGATGATTTCATTATTTCTTTTTTCCTTTTTTCTTTTTACTTTTAGGTGCTACTTGTTGCTCTTTATCTTGTTTCTTTTTATTTCCCATAATAGATTTCCTCCTGTAAATATGTTTAATCTATTTATGAGAAAATTAAAATAAATATTATTTCTTTGTTTTTTTCTTTGTCGTTACAGGATTTTCAGCTAAAGCGACATCTAACTCTTCTGAAGTTTTAACATCAACATTTTCAAGTAACTTCTCTGCTGCTTCCACCATTTCATTATGCGTAGAATAACCAGTATTTTTCAACCACTCATCAACTTCTTCTAATAATTCAGGATGATTGGCTAAATTAGCTGTTGCATTATCAAATCCTTGTCCTAAAACTTCCCCAGTTTTTGTAATCTTAAACCATGCGCCACCTTGAGTTACAATGCCAGCTTCTATCAATAGATCAACAATGCCAGCATATATATCAATACCCTTATTATAATCTATTTTAATAATTGCATCCTGATATGGTGGATACATACGATTCTTTATTGTCGTAGCCTTGATAATACTCTCACCTTCATTACTCTTTTCCTTTTTAAGTGATAAAAGAATACTTGGAAACATTCTCATTGCCTTACCACCGCCAATCTGATCCGGTAATGGAACCTGCCCTGGCCTACTATACATATGACCAGTTATAATACCGATAGAACCAGTTTCGATAATAACATTCAGCATCATTTTTAGCATTGAACGAATTTTCTTCTGTAGCTGACCTTGATCTGCTTTAGGTTCACCCTTCAAAGCATCAGCCATAACTTTATCTTGATCTAAACCACCAACAGAATCTAATCCTATTATTCCCTTTTGACCTGTTGCTAAAAGCTTTTCTTTAATCTGTGCCAAAGTTATTTTTACATTATCAACATATGGTGTATAAAAATACTGAGATTTCTTTGTATTTAATCCCCATCTTTTAGCAAAATCATTACCACAGCCTAGTTCTGAATCCATAATAAATGGAATATAGCCTTGCTTTTGCCCTTCTAACATACATAAAACCATAAAAGATGATTTCATTGTATGTTCAGGCCCTACAATACCAACGAGATTTTTATGCGGAATACCCTTATGTAATGAGCCAGATATAATCCTATTCAAATCCAATGCAGGTGTTTTAACCCATTCAGTGACATTACCAATAGTAGATTCTGATAATGTTGAAATGTGAATACTTGGTAATGCTTTTTGCAATCCGGCTAATATATTATCAAATACTTCCTGATCTATTTCTTCTGTCATTTATATAACCTCTTTTTATATTTTAGATAAAACTGAAAATCCCTGCGACTTATTTACCATATAAGCGTTATTAAATTCCAGATCATCTATTTCTTGTCTATGTGTTACTATATAAATTTTACTACTATCATCTCTCTGTTTACCTTTAATAATCCTTAGCATTTGTTTCAAACCAGATGAATCTATTGATGAATCCAATATTTCATCTAAAACCAATATATCAGGCCATATACCAGCCTGTAAACGAGAAATATCTAAAAAAGCTAACTGCATTGATAAATCTATGCTTCTAGCCTCACCACCACTTAAATTACCATAAGAGCAATTAAATATTCCTGGCCCTTCTATCGTTTCATTTAACCAAGCATCTAATATAAGATAAAAGTTTACACCACTTTCAGCCAGATAATAATTTACCTGTTTATTCAAATAGGGAAGAAATGATGATATAGCATATTGTTTTATATTTTCATCTTTACATATTAATTTTAAATAATTTAAATGATCGACTATAAGATTTAAACTTACATTATCCTTCTCTAACTTTTTTATTTCTTTATTATTTTTACTTCTATTATCTTCAATATCAGATAATAATTTTAGTAAATCTCTTTTTCTCTTTGTTTCTTGATCTACTTTCTCTAAAAGGATTCTCTTTTCTATCTCTAAATTATTAATGATTTTTAAAGATTCTTCAAATGATTCTATATCTATTCTAGTTTCAGTAATCGTAATCTTTATTTCTTGTAATTCCATATCAACTTTTAATCTTTCTTCTTCAACTTTTAATAGAAAAAATTGTATCTTTTCTACTTCTCTTTCAAGTCTTTCTAAATCATATGATAAGGCATCCTCTGAATAATTCTTTAACTCTAGTTCCAGCTCAATCTTTTTTATTTTAATTCTATTTAACTCTTTACTTTCAATATTTATCTTCTCTAAGCTTTCTTTATTTTCTTTCAGTAATAATTCTAACACATCTAATTTAATTTGTAAATCACTACTACATACCATTCTAATATTGATTTTATTAAATAGTTTATCCTTACAATCATCGGTTATTGCTGTGTTACATAACGGACATTGATCAGATGCTTCTATTATACTCAAATCACTTCTAAGATTCAGTAAAACGCCTTCATTAACATTAATAGTATCTTTCAAAATAGAATATTCATCCATCACACCTTTAATCTCTGTATCTTTTAACGATATAGTATTACTCAACTCTAAAATTAACTTGTCTATATCTGGATAAGTAGATTCGTAGGAATCATATTCTTTTTTTAAGGTAGTATACTTTTCATTGATTTTTATTCCCTCCTTGATTAAACTTATCTCTTCCTTCTTATTAGTAATCATATTTTTATATTCTTCTATTTGACTATCATATATAGAAATACTCTTACTACATTCAAATTCTTTGTCTAAATATGAAGTTCTTTCAAGTATAGCTTCTTCATATTCTCTTCTCAGTGACACCTTATCATATGTCTTTAATTTATTTTCAATCTCTTTTAATGTATCTTCTGATGAACTAATTTTATTAATCATTTCAAGAAGTTCATTACCTTTAATACCTAAACTTACATCAACGGATTTATATTGACCCATAGATAAATTATTCATACTTATCTTATCCAAATTTATCTGCAAATACTTATTGCCTTTCTCTACAAGTTTAGAATACATTTCAAGAGAAAATATCCGTTCAAGAAACTGCCTCTTCTTTCCCGTATCTAACTTTAGTATAGGTGTTAAATTGTTAAGATTAGTATGGATTAGATTAATAAAAGATAGAAAATCAAATCCCAATATTTCTTTTTCAAAGAACTTTTGATAATCTCTCGCATCAGACAATAATGGTATTAAAGAACCATTTTCATATATTTCTAATTTATCTGGTTTTATTGCTCTTAATATGGAATAATTTTTAGTATCTTTTATAAAATTTAATATGACTTCACAGTTCTTTTTATTTTTCCAGTTTATTATCTGTTCTTTTTTAACTGGCTTATTTGTTCTACCAAATAAAGCAAATGGTATTGTCTCCATAACAGAACTTTTACCTGAAGCGTTTGATCGTTTTTTATCATGGTCAAAACCAAATATGGCATTAATACCAGGCTCAAAAATTAAATGTTGAGGCGAATTACCATAACTGAAAAAATTCTTAAAAGTAGTATCTTGAAAATCTAATATCATTAGATAAAATCATCATTATCTATGTCATTATCAATATCATAGCCGAATGATTCATATGCCTCATCAAAGGCTTCATCAAGTCCGATACATTCCTGAAGAGTATCGCAATCATACTCTTCAAATCCTGTTATAAGAACCTTATACACCTTAACCCTTGTATCAAAATCCTCTATCTCAATTTTAATACCATATATCACATCTTCCATTAAATTAGAACCAGTAGCCCATCCCATAGTTTATTCCTCCTGATCTCTTATTTGTTCATATATACTTGAAGCTAAATCAGCTACACGACTTGCCCAGCTAGGATCATCTGTATTCAATGATACTTCCTCATGGAAATCTGAAAAATCATGTGGAATTAATTTATAAGGGTTTTTAGCATCTAAATCTACATAACAATGTCTTAATTCATGCCTAAGTATTCTAACTCTATCATCCCTTGTAATATTATCCCATGCAATTTTATCAACAGTTAAAATATAATCAAAACCTTCTTCTATTCTATCATCAGCAGTTAGTGTTCTTAAAAGATCATTTGTTTTTCTTATCTGAGCTAAAATTACCAGACCTTCTTTTGTTCTCTTCTTTAAATCAAAAAGGCAACAAATCTGTGCGCTTCTAAGTTCAGGAAAAAAATCTGCTCTCACATCTGTTAATAATGCCTTTAATAAATCCGATGCATCTTCAAATCTACTCATTAGTCTGTACCTCACATTCACAATTTTCACCGCAAGTTTCACCACAATCACATTCTTTTTCTGTAAGTTCTTTATTTAACTGAATAGGATATACCCAATCAATTCTATTTGGTTTAAATGGCTCATCTACTACAATTTGAATATAAAAATAATTTTCAGATATACAAGCAGCCATAGCCTTATCTACTGTACTATAAAGACCAACTACAGCCCAAGTTACATTACCGTCTGGCGTAGAACCATATTCACCAACCAAATAAGCCTTCAACTTAAACAAATTCTTAAACATTTTTATCTCCTTTATTTAATTTTGCTATATACCTTATACCAATCTACAAATTCCTTTATACCATCTTCTATAGAGAACTTAGGTTCATACCCTAACTCTCTTTTAACCATTGTTAAATCTGATAATGATTCAACTATCTCACCTTTAGGTAGATCAACATATTCTCTTTTTGCTTCAATACCAGTAGTTTTTTCTATTATATCAAGTAGTTCTTTTAGCTGAACCATTTCACCACGACCCAAGTTATATAGTTTATAATCTATTGGCCTTTCAAATGCTAACATGAAACCATTAATAATGTCATCTATATAAGTAAAGTCCCTATACATATTTCCATTATTATTTATTACCACTTTAGTACCATTATACACTGCTTTAACCCATTTGTAAACTACCATATCTGGACGGCCCCAAGGCCCATAAACTGTAAAAAACCTTAGCCCTGTTGTTTTTATACCGAAATTTTTATTAAAAGCGTATGCTTCCATTTCATTAAATTTCTTTGTTGCGGCGTATGTATTCAATGGGCGTTCCGTACTATCTGTTTCCTTATAAGGCGGCACTAAATCACCATAAACACTACTACTTGACGCATATACAAAGTTCTTTACATTATAATTTTTAGCAGCATTGATTATATTTGTAAACCCATAGCAGTTAGTTAAGATATATGGTTCAGGATTTGTTAAAGAATACTGAACCCCGGCATATGCTGCTAAGTTGCATACATAGTTGGGCTTTTCTTTCTTAAAAATCCAATCTACATTATCTCTTGATGCTATATCCATTTCATAGTTCTTAAATGATGGATTTTTTACAATCTGTTTAATCCTTTCTCTCTTTAGCATTGCATCATAATATGTATTAAAGTTATCAACACCAACAACTTTTACACCTAACTTTAATAGTTTCCTACATAAATGAAACCCTATAAAACCAGCTGAACCTGTTACTAAAACTTTATCATCCTTTTCAAACATATTATTCTCCTATAATCAACTTATCTATTAGTTTATTCATTACATTCCTTTTTAAGTTCTCAGGAAAGTCTAACTTATCTATGTACTCCAATAAAATCTCTTTATTATCTTTAACTTGTATATCTTCTAACTTTAAATCTGATGCTATAACATTTATATTACTAAAATCTACTGTCAGTTCCATTGGATTGTGCATCTGTATCTCATCAATAAGTTTTTCATTCTCTAACTTGCCATAATCCCTATCAAAAATTAACTTAACAACATTACCAGTTATAGTTGATGGGACTATTTTATTATCTGTAAACAACTTAACATACTTAGGTGCGTCATCATATAGTACAAACTCTAACTTATCATTTATTAAAGTATAATAGCCTCTTACAGAACCAACATCATTAAAAGTTAAATGATATGGCGCCCCCATATATATTATATTTCCTTTTGTTGAAGGCGTATGAAAATGACCTGTCAATACAAGGTCATAATTTTCTAAATCAGTATACTCTAAATTAGCTCCCTTAAATGGTGTGCTACCAGCTATGTTAAAACCATTTATTTCAAGATGCCCAAACAGATATTTATACTCACTACTTTTTATATATGCTGGATTGTATAACCAAGGAGCTAATAGAGAATCATCCAGTTCTGTTGTTGAATCTATTATTTTAACATTATCAAACAGTTCAAAGAACATTAAACTATGAATCTTAGAACTATCTTTATAATATATATCATGATTTCCTAATACAATAATCAGCTCTAGTCCGGCATCTTCAATCATATCAAGTATTTCATATGATATAGCTAAAGTTAAAATGTTTATCTGCTTTCTTGTATCGTGCCAATCGCCTAAATGTAGGATTGTTTTTACATTCTTTCGTACACAAGTATCAATAACATTCTTAAAAAAGTTGAAGGTAACATTATGCCATATATCAGAAAACTTATGTGACCCTAAATGAGTATCTGTGATTATTACACAATCCCTCATTTTTTATAATCATCCTCATCATATATATGGCTATCATGTATCTGAGTGCATATTTCTTGAACTGTTTCAATATGATTTTCTTTTTCATCTTTATCAATATACTTTAATATATCTTCATAGTTAAATGATTTTTGAACATAAGATGCTTCATTTGTCATTATAGATTCATTATATCCCTTATAACAAAGGTCTTTTATTACACCATGTTTATTTTGTTCTTTAATATAAAGTTTGAATGAATTGTTATAGATTTGTGTTATGTATGCGAATGCATTTGTAGATTTTTCAGGATCGAAATTTTTTAGATATTTAAGGCAAGTCAATATGGCTTCAGATACCATATCTCGTCTCCAAGTATAACTAGAAAAATTGCCTTTAGATGAAAAGTTCTCAGCAACCATTAAGAGCATTGATCCTAAGTTTTCAGATGCCCTACCTGTTTCTCTATATAATATTACCTCTTTAAGTAATTCATCATTACTTATATAATACTTACCTCTTTTACGACTCAATTTAACCCACCTTTACATTTTTATTTATATTTTAACAGAGTATGGGGTAATTGTAAACTAATTTTTTATATTTTTTTCAATCTCATTTTTTATTTTAGCAAACATATCATTTGCTTCAAAATAATTCATTTTAATTTTTGTTATCAATCGTTCATTAATTTTTATATCACTTAACTCACAACCTTCGCTTAAACAGAAATCAAACTTATACTTACCGCCATATATAGTTTTTAACTCTTTATTTAAGTCATCTATAATGATTTGAGAATCAATATTATACTTTTCATTAATATAAGATATAATTTCATCATACCTAGTTTTAGTATCAACTAGCTTGATACTTAATGCTCTAAAAATATTTGTGTTCTCATCAAAACCGGAGTATGATAAATAGTTTAGTAATCTCATTTTATTATCCTATAAGAGTAATATGCGTATCGTCATCGCTTATCCTGCAATAAATTAAATTATTTCCATCAAGGGATTGTAAATATGTAGTGCAACCACCAGATAAAACATCTGTTTCTGTTGTCCAGCTACCATCAATACTAACATATGACGTATATACTGGATAATTGTTATTCAAATTATGCTGAAGTGTGCATTTATATATACCATCTTCGTCCAATGTAAGTTTCAATGTTTCAGTTGATATAGTTGAGCCCACTAAAGCCTTATATACACCGGCCTTAGATTCCCACCTATATGCCAACTCATTACTAATCATTTTATTTTTTGCTAAATCAGTACCAGAGTTATCTGTTTCATCCACTTCAGCTGATGGAACTATAATATCAACATAATCAACCGTTCCTTCATCTATAACACCAGCTTTAGACCATTTTATCTTAAACTTTCCACTTGCATATCCATTTGTTTCAGATGAATCAGCTATCCAAAATTCAAAATAACCATTCTCATCTGTTGAAATTTGCGGTAATGTATTTGTTGCCGAACCGCCATTTTCTGATGTATATACATATGCGGCAGTTGAAGAATTTGCAACATATACTGATATATCAACTCCATTTATAGGTTGCCCTTCTTCATTACTGATATATTCCCAATGATGCGCACGAGCCATAATGTAATCTCCTTTTATCTCATATCTTTCTTAACACGATACCATATTGTAAATGTAACATTATCAGGTTTAAATATTAAATCGCAATAAGTGTAAAATACTATATTATTATTTATATCAAACAGACCAATTTCATAAATGTTCATATCTCTATCATCATCGACATTTATTTCAAAATAGAAAAATTCATTATCACTCTTTCTTCTTACTATAGGATACTGCCCATATGATTTTTCCATACCATGATTACTTTCTGGATTCCATTTTCTACCAGATGTACCATATCCAACTTCAGCATAAGTCACATTATTAATAATACCTGTCATATCTGTTGGAGAAATACCTATCTTTCGTATAATAGCCGTTCCTGTTATTGAAGAGCCAAAAACAACAGTACATGAATTTGCATTATCAATAGTAAAAGTTTTTGGATAAACTATATAACCATCTTCATCATAAAACTGTGCTTGTATAGCATTAGCATTCAGTCCATGATATATATTCCATGTAGTTGAAGCACTATCTCTTACATATCGTGACAAATCGGTATCAAATCTTGTTGCTGTATATGCAAAACCAGAATCGGAATATGCTAAATTTACTAAATATTCGGTTTGACTATCAGCAACTATTGATAAGGGTAAGAACTTGAATCTATCAACATCATCTGTCTGAACAATATTCCATTTCTCAGCATCGCCATCAAAATTTAATCCATGTGTAACTGTCCATTGAATAGCATCAGATGCTTGTTCTAATGTAAATTCCGATACAGTTAAATAAGCAAATCCAGCAGTAGGTGTCGCAAATGTTATTTTAATTCTGTTTGCATCAATATTCTCAATAGATTTAGGTTCAAACATAACTTGCCCTAAAGTAAAACATTGTGTAATAATATTAGTTGAATTTAAATCATGTTTTATAATCCATGCTAACGAATTTGAGAATGACGCATATACTAAGTTACCTTCTATACTACTCAATATAGGCTGATAACATTTAGAATACATTGCAGCTGCATAGTTTCCTGTATATAGAGGTATATTTTTTCCTGTAAAGTCTGTAATAGGTGCAATCAATTCATAATAATGTGAAAATCTACTAACTGGCCTAAACTTTTCAAAGTTACTTATAAGAATAGTTATTAAATCTTCATTGATAATAAAATTTGTACCTAATGGCTCTCGGCTCAAATCCATTTCAACTTTATAATGAGGTGATAAGCACAAACCGCCACTTACTTCTTTTGAATATGTGGGATACTCAATAATCTCAGTATTATCAAAAACTATAGCATTACCAGATGCTTCATAACTAAATGTAATTAATAAACTATTTTTATCTAAGAATGTAATCTCATCTGGTACTTCAACCATATCATCAACTACAACTTGAACAATGGGATATTTTGTATTTAAATCATGTTCAACAATCCAAGACGATGAGGCTGCTGAGGTCGAATATGTATATAATTGATTATCAATACCTATTACAGCTGAGCCATCAATAGGATTATCAAAATAAACAGATAAATTATTTATATCATCAAAAATTATCCTATTAGGTACGATAGAATAATCAGTACTCGAAACTTGCGCCATAGGATATTTGACACCTAAATTATGATTTATATGCCAAGTTGCTAAAGGTGTTCTCTGATCGAATTGATACCTATATGCGTTATTATCAGTTGTCATTGTAACTACTTTACCTGTTACAGCAGTATCAAAAGTTGCGACTAAATTATTTGAATCTGTAAAATATATCGAATCAGGTATAATAACCTGTTCATCATTATTTATAAACTGTGTAAAAATAAACTGCTCATTATATCCGTGAGTTACTTTCCATTCGGTAGAAACATCTTCAAAATATGTTAAAGATACACCAGCATCATAATAATAACCAGCACCAGCGCCTAGTGATGGTGGCAATGTATTATAACTTGGATATGATATATATAAATAATCATCAAAATAATTCAGTGGGGAGCCAGAAACTTCCCAATCATGCCATCTTTCATAAATATTAAGATAATTTAATGTATTATAAGTTAAAATTTTCCATATAATAAACAAAGAAGTATAAGTTCCCTTTCTCTTTAAGAAGTCAGGCAACTTACTCACATATTCTCTTTGTTCCTTTTCTGTAATTCGTTCTAATAAATTAACATCATACATATTAGAAATATAATATAGATAATCAAAATCAACTTCTGCTGGATCGGATAATGTCCATATATTCTTTAATAAGTTATAGTTCTTACTGAAAACCCTATCAAAATATAGCTCTAAAAATCTAGCCATTAACATATTATACACATCATACTTATAACCATTTGCTGTGTCTATTACCACTTTGGACTTATCACTACCTCTATTATTATAAGGCAAGGCATTAACGACAAAATCCTTAAAAGTATCTATAATAATATCAATTCTATTAGTTGCTGATATATATAACTTGCCAATATAATAGTATAACTTATTTGTATTTAAGTAATCAGTATAATCTGTATTGCTATCAATATAATCATTAAACTGGCGGTCTTTCTTAAAATAAACTTCACAACCATTATTGTCTATCAAATCTTCAATAGTTAGTTCGCAAAATCTATATGCATCACTCTCGTAGTTGAAACTAAATATATTACCTATTGGTGTTCCACTTATAGGTGTTGCTTTTATTCTATAATATGTTCCTTCCACTTTAACATACAACTCAACACCAAAACCATATTTTGCAATGATGCCCGACTTAGCACCTCTAAGTGAAACAGAAGAAGGATAATGATAGTTATGAGGTACTATTCTATTTCTTATTATAGTTGATGGTATATTAGTATCTAAACTAGTAAGATTTTTATGTATATCATTATCTTCATCTGTAAAATAGTTACTTAATATAAAATAAGGTGTATCAGAAAATTTTGCCATTATCCTTCCTCTGTAAATGTGCAGTTATCTATTAGAACTTGCGGAAATTGATTATTACCCAACTCTATATCTCTAAGTTTATTATATCCATTATGAGTTATCTTATCTACAGTATATTTAGGAAAACCAATAAAGTTTCTTAAAACCATACCAAAACAATCACCTGCCTGAACATCAGTCACACCGTAATCTATGATTTTTACGGGATCAAATATATCATCATTACTATTATTACCTAGTTGCCCGTAAGCATTCCAACCCCATGACCAAACAGCACCTTCAGTATCAAGGCCAAAAAAACTAACACTATTACTACAAACTGCAACATTTGTAAAACTAACATCCATAACTGTTGCAACCGGACTTAATGTTGGTGGAGCCATAATATCAATATCCATACCCCAAGTATATACATTATCTTCCGATATACCAATAGAACATCCCAATCCGCAAGCTACATCCTTAAAACTTAAAGTTGATAGAACAGCAACTGGACTTGAACGACTATTTGTAGTACCATCGCCTAACTGACCTTTATCATTATAACCCCACGCCCAAAGTGAACCATCTGAACTACGAATACCTATAATATGATCCATGCCAACAGATATTTTACTGAATTGTATTCCGCCTAAAATCAAAGATGGTATTGAAGTATCAATATTTGTAAAATTAGCTAGCTGACCATAATTATTAGCACCCCATGCCCAAACTTCTCCATTATTATCAAGTCCATATGAAGATGTATAACCAGCTATGACCTGAACCAAACTTGCACTACATGATACTAATACAGGGCTTGAACAACTATTACCACTTGTATTATTTCCAAACTGTCCATATGTATTATCACCCCACGCCCATAGCGAACTATCTGAACCATTAATACCTAAACTATGCATACCGCCAACAGAAATATCACTAAAACTAATATTACCTTTTACAAAAACAGGACTTATTCTATCAATTACAGTACCATCTCCTAATTGGCCAAACATATTGTTACCCCAAGCCCATGCTGTACCATCCTCTTTTAAACCGATGGAATATACACCGAATGTTGATATTTTAGAAAAATTATCGGTATCAGCTAACAATACTGGTATAGACCTATCAGCCCAGTTTATATCATTATTGCCTAACTGCTTAGTATTATTCATACCCCATGCCCAAACAGCACCAGTAGTATTAGGTTCATATATAATATTTGCATTTACATCTCTAAACATTATATACTGAACTCCTTTTATATATGTAAAGTTATCAGTAGGCGAAACTTTACTTGTATCCATTAAATAGTCTATTATATCTGTCAACTTAATTGTTTCATTAAAACTTCTATTAACATAGTTAAAATAGTATTCTAACTTATTCTTCACTGCTTCTTCTACTAAAGCAAAAGAATATGTACGTTTAGGCTTTATACCAATATCAAAAGAAAAATATACAAGATCAGGTACTTCATATTGTTCATAGATACATATAACCTTTCTAGGTTCAAGATACTTAGCTAAATCCGTTTTATATTCATCAGCATATAAGGTTGGAGTCAAAGAGCCATCAGCATTTGTAGTCTTATTAATCGTAGTAGTTCCCCATGTATCAGGTATAACAGAAATATAAACTTTATTATACTCTAAAATTGAGCCAGATGGTGTCACACTTTGCTGGCCCCATGCATTTGCAGCAATAACATTATCCTTCTCTTCAAGAAACTTTACATAATCATAAGATGTGACATCTCTAAACTGGTCATACATACTGCCAACAGAGTTTATTTTAATATCAGCAATACTTTCAGGACTTAGGCCACCTGTTGCGGAACTATGAGTAGTAATAACATAATTAGCATTATTTCCAGAGCCAGTTTCAAGATATGAAGTTTTTGTAGTGTTATAAATAAAATTAATAGGTAACTTAGTTACCACATTATTAGATACATTACCATTTTCACCCAAAGATTCTAATAAAGTTATAGAAATTGTACTATATGTTTCAGGTAAATTATTAGAACTTGAAAACTCTACAACATAGTTTTGATACTTATTATACTTGAACATATAAATATTATCTCTGATACTTAAACCAGATATAGTATCATAGAAATTTTCAACTCTTGCCCAAGTTACGTCATCTACTTTTACTTCCATACAAGGATATACATTAGTTAAGTCATCATCATAGTCAAACTGTAAATAAGGTAAGTATATTTTATTGTCTATCAAATCAATACCTGTAAACGTATATGTATGAACTTTACCTTGCCTTACTGGAACAGAAAAACTAAAAGGTACGGCTGTAACTTGTACTGTAGTTGTTTCAATAGTAGAAAATCGTATATTATTACCTTCAGAATCTTTAACATTCAAACCAGTATCGGGATTACATTCTATTTCAACCCAAGCAGGAATGGTAAGTGCATCATATAAACTAATCCCTGTTGATGCGCCAAGAGTAAATGTTAAATAAGTACTTGAAGATATATAACCTTTTGGATTATAACCCCTAAGTCTTGATAACATATGTGTTGTTTCATATATATCAGATGAACTAAGATATTGGTTTTTTGCAACTTTATTAATATGATACATTGTAAGCATATTAATATAAGAAACCAGTTCACTTAAAATTGTTATATTGTTTCCTTCTATGTTATAATCCTTATATATTGGATTAGAACTCAATAAATCAAACAATCTCGTTCTCATTGTTTTATAATCAATATTTAAATAATCAGGTACTAATGTATTTGACATAGTTATCTTATTTCCTCTATATTATTCTTCTTCTATAAATGTGCAATAATCAATTAAAATATTTGGAAACTGACTTTTATCTAAAGCTATATCTCTAAGCTTGTTGTTTCCGGTATAAGTAGATTCATTAACAGTATATTTGGGAAACTCGGTTACGGTATCCTTTAGAGCTGCTACAAAATTAAATCCTATAGTAAGATTATTAACACCAGTAAAACCAGCTATACCTACCGGACTTTGATATGATATAATACTATTATTACCTAACTGGCCATTTGTATTATTACCCCATGCCCACAAAGAAGTATCAGAACCCCGAATACCCATTGTTGTATAAAAGTTATTCATTTTTATATCCTTAAAACTTATACCACCTTGAACAGAAACAGGGCTTGAATAATTCGTAGCATTACCAGTACCTAAGTTGCCTTGAGGATTATAGCCCCATGACCAAGCAGAGCCATCTAAACCATTTATAGCAAAACAACTTGCACCATCAGTTATAAACTTTGTATAACTACGATTTCCTATTACTGAAACAGGATTTGATTGACTGCCTATAGTCCCATTACCTAACTGGCCATAATTATTAGCACCCCAAGTCCATAAATTCCCTGTTTCATTTTCAATACCGCCAATAGAATTCAACTGACTAAATTGTATTCCTCCAGCTACAGAAATAGGGCTTGAATAGTTATCAGTAGTATTATTTCCTAACTGGCCAAATGTATTATCGCCCCATGCCCAAGCAGTTAAAGTGAGAAGATTCAAACCATATACATAGTTATTATCTACAACTATCTGCTTATAACTTATGCCGCCAAGAACTGAAACTGGCCTTGATTTATCTATTGTTGTGCCATCACCTAATTGCCCATAAGTATTCAATCCCCATGACCATGCTTGATTACTCTTAGACAAACCAATAACAAAATTATTACCATTAATATATAATTTTTTATATTTATTACCGCCAAGAACTGAGGTAGGACTTGACCTATCATTATAATCACCAACACCTAATTGTCCATTTGTATTATATCCCCACGCCCAAGCAGTATCATCAGACATACGAATGCCTATGGCAGTTTTACCATCACAAAAAATATCACTAAAAATAATATTCCCTATGACAGAAACAGGGCTTACTTTGTTAGTAATAGTCCCATCACCTAGCTGCCCTTTATCATTTTGGCCCCATGACCATAATGTACCATCTTCTTTTAATCCATAAATGGAATTACTGTTTGATACAATCTTTGTAAAGCTCAAATTATTATGTATAACAACTGGCGAATGAACTTCTGCCCAATTAGAATCATTATTACCTAACTGCCCATATGTATTATCACCCCAAGTCCAAGCCATATTATTTGAATCAGGCTCAGATATTGTAACACTATCTATATCTATATCTCTAACTAAAAGATATTGTATTCCCTTTACATTAGAAAATGTTTCAGTTAAAGATATATTATTTGTATTCAATATATACTCAATTATATCAGTAATCTTTATCGTTTCTTGAAAACTACGATTATACTTTGAAAAATAATAATTCAACTTACTTTTAACATCAGCCTCAACTAAACTGAAAGAATATGATGGCTTTACCTTTATGCCTATTTTGATTATAAAATTTAATATATCAGGTAAAACATAAGTATCATATGTTGAAATTATTTTTCTTGTTGCTAAATATTCTGTTAGTTTTCTCTTGTAATCTTCTGAATATATAATAGGTATAACTTCATGACCTGATTCATCTTGTGAAATACTTATAGTTCCTGTACCCCATTCATCAGGTATAACAGTAATAAAAATTTTGTTATAATCTCCAGTATTACCTAATGGCGATTCTTCCATCTCACCCCAAACACTTGCAGCAACAACATCAGTTCTTTGCTCAAGATGCTTAATATAATCAATAGAAGTAACATTTCTAAACTGTGAATGAAATGTGCCACTTGAATTATCTTTCATATCCTTTATAAGTTCAGGGTCAACACCACCAGTTGCGGCGGTATGGGTAATAGTTACATAATCAGAATCAATAGTATTGCCATTAGTAAGATATGCTAATGTTGTTATATTATAAATAAACTCCGTATTTACAGGATTTATTATAGTATTTTCTTCAACATTTCCTTTCTTACCATATGATTCTAATACCTTTACAATAATTTTATCTGTGGGTTTAGGAACACCACTTGATACTAAAAATTCAATAGAATATGTTTGATACTTGTCAAACTTAAACATATAAATATTACTTTCATTTAATAGACCTGTAACTTCATTATAAAAATTATTCACTCTAACCCAAATATCATTTCCAACTTGAACTTCAATAGATGGCAGATCATCATTCAAATCATTATCATAATCAAAGTTTAATGAAGGTAAATATAACTTATTATCTGATAGGTCTAATCCTGTATAGCTATATGTTTTAACTTCACCTTGCTTTACTGGAACTTGAAATGCGAATGGAAAAGAATCTTCTGTAATTGAAACAGTTGTAGTAGTTGTAGTGGTAAACTTTACTAGGTTCCCATCTTCGTTTTTCTCTGTAGATTCAATTTCTGTCCAAGCAGGAATAGTAAGTGTATCATATACAACTGCACCCGCTGATGGCCCAACACTTATTGTTAATGTTGTATTAGAAGATACATAACCTTTTGGCTCATATCCTTTAAGACTTGATAACATATGTGTTGTTTCATATATATCAGACGTATCAATATAATGATTTTTTACAACCTTATTAATATAAAAAGATGATATAGAACCAGCATATGAAACTAGTTCATCCAAAATAGCTAAATTATTACCATCTTTCAAATAATCCTTAAACACCATATCATTACTAAGAACATTTAAAAAATCACTTTTAATTATATCAAAAGTCTTATCAAAATATTCAGGTACTAAATCATTTGACATATATTATCCTCTTTTAAGAATTGTGGTAACAGAATATATATTACTGGAACTTATAGAACCTACGATAGAAAAATTAACGGTTACTTCATATTGGTTATTATCATAATTTGATTGAACATTCAAATTTTCTATTTTAATTCTTTTTTCCCATGTTTGAATTGATGATAAAAATTCAGAACCAATTCTTCTAGCTGTTATATCGTCCATTGGCTCAAATAATAACTTATAAAAATTACTACCAAACTCAGGTAACATTCTTCTGCTACCCATCATTGTTGTCATTATATTTTTTAATGAGTTTCTAATGGAATCTATATCAGTATTTAACTCAACATCACCATCGTTTTGTCTGAATAGATCGCCATTAAAATCTGAATACATATAATCTTTAGTTGCCATTTTTATTTCCTCTTATGTATTTATACAATAAACTATTTAATCAATTTTAAGGTATTACATCTTCAATAATTTCATGTAATGATGGAACTTCTGGTATTGTTGGTAAAGTAACATTTGGTAAAGTCACATCTCCAATACCACCACCTAAAGATGATATTTTTGCTTGTATTTGCGGCACAATTGTAGGTATTTTTGTAGCTAATATAACTTGATTTTCTATAATTGCTATATATGGTTGAGTAAATTGATTGATTACTTTCTTTATCCATGTTAATAATGAAGTTGGATTGATTGAAGGTACAATCATTAATGGCGCTAAAAATGATAACTCAGCTTGCATATTACTCACAAGATTGTTAAGTTCTTGATCAATTTTTAATGAATAACTTTGTAGTTCTCTCAAATCATTTATCATTTCTATTTTTGAAGTAATACCATCGAGATATGATGAAACATCCATAGTTGGTAATTTTGGTATGGATGCTGTATAATCAAATTTTGGAAACTCAAGGTTTGATAATGTATCCAATTTAAATTTTACATTCGGCAACTCTGGCATAGCAGGCAATTTAGGCAAAACTGTTGCTCTTTTATTCAAATCTATTTTACTAAATGCTGCTTTTTTTGCTGTTTCTATAGCAGAAAAATCAACTTTTGGTACAGATATTTCTGGTGGTACTAAATTAGGTAAAAGTGTGAATGGCATATAAACCTCCTATTAAATTATTGATACAACTATACCATCTTTTACAGTAACATTTTTATTCCCAGCATCAAAACTACCATTAGCACCATTTCCAACTGAAACACTTTTAGTAGTCGTTACATCACCAACACATATTATATTCTGCGAAGTTAAAGTAATATTACCAATAGCTTTTATTGATACATCACCACCTGTTGTAATATCCCAATCACCACCAATTTGAGCTGTTTTATTACCAGCAATACCGTCTGTACTATTTGCAATACAACTAAGTAAAACATCACCATCTTTATCTATTTCTATATAAGTTCCTGAACAATGAAATAATGTTATTTTTTCATTACCGGGAGTTGAATCAAATTCTATATAATGCCCACTATGAACAGATAAAATAACACTATGAGGATATACACCATATCCAGCATTCCAATCTGGTTGACCTACTTTATCAGGATATACACCATCTGGATCACTAAATCCTTTACTTGTGTCTGGTGATTCAGTTGGTATGGCTGGAGCGGATGCAAAATATCTAGGTTGCATTATATTACCAGCCTCAAAGAACACAAATACATGAGAACCCTGTAATGGTACACCAAACCAACCATACTTAGAAATAGAACCCTCAATCAAACTTAATGCTGGTTGAGCCCAAGGCAATTCAGCTGTTGGTATACCTTCAGTTGCTGATTTAGTTTTCATTTCAGTATGTATACCAAAAATACGAACTTTACATCGTCCTGCTTTTAAGGGATCAACATTATCTTCAACTACACCACGATATATTGAATTTAATTTATCCTGTGGTAACTTAACATCTTTAAATGTATTTTTATCCATTATCTTTTTCCTAATATAGAATCAACTTTAATATTTGTATTTGTAGATTTTGACAATGTTTTATCATTGCTTTCCGTATAAGCATTTTTCAATAGAACTATTTTTTGCTTAAATACAGGGTCTTGTTTTCCACTAAAATGATTTGTAACTGATTTTATTAAAAATTTACCATCTAATGTGCTATTAAGAACTTGATCCCTCATTTCAGTACTTGGCCATTTTATATTCGTAAGTAAGCCAGGGTATCTTCTTTCATGTCCTTTAACTGTTATTGTTGCTGATAATTGTTTAGAGTATCTTTTTATAAAATCACATTCATGAATATTTCTAATTACATCAGCATCATCTTCACCTGACATAACAAAATTATCATTTGGTGAACTTATTGTATCAGGAAATAAAGTATTTTTACCTAGCATAGTAAATTTAGAAATAACATCTGTATAAGTAAATGATTCATCTATTAATTTTTTCTTTAAAAAATCATAACCTAAAACTCTTGATCCTTTTAATTGCTTTATTGCTGAATTATCTATACTATCCATCTTCCAATCTAAAATTGTATTATATGTTTTTGTTTTATCGCCATCTTTATTAAAAAATTCATAATAAATTATTTTATTATTTTCATCCTTTTCAACATCGGTACTTTGAAATAATTTATTTATTGTAACTAAATTCAGTCCTCTTGTATTAAAATAATATAAATATCCAGCCGTTTTGGATTCTGAGCCTGATCCTCTTTCAACTAACCAACGTATTGCTTCAGATGGCGTCCAATAGGGCATAAAAAAATATGATAATTTTTCTCTCGTATTCTCAAATATTTTAAAAGTTTCAATACTTAACATATTTTTAGTTATATCTTTAATAATATCCGATATTCTTTTATCTGTCCATGATATATTATATCTTTTATCCATTAGATTAGAATAATTAGTATCGACAAGAAATAAATCTATTTGACTCATTGAATTAGACTTTATTTTATCCATAGGATTCATGCTATCGACATTAAAAATATTAAATATAATAGTTACTACTTCTAACTCACCATATTGAATAACAATATTTTCATGCCCTGTAAATGGTAAAAATTCTGCTAACCCTCCTTTATCATAAAAAGATATTTTACCAACTAAACAAAATGAAAATATATCTTCTATAAAGTATATTTCAGATATATCTTCAAGATTTATATGGAAAACTCTTCCGTTTGAAAGAAGCTTAACATTAAATACTCCTTTATCTTCTTTTATATTTGCATTTACATCATCAGTATTACTCATTATAAATCCGCCATATCCCTCATTTCTCTCATTAAATAAGATATATAATAATTTCTCAATATTTTTATATTTTGACCATCTTCTAATTCTTCAAATGGATTAATAACATTATTGATCAAGCATACTACCCACCACAAATTTATATTATCGTGTACTTTATCAGCTATATTTTCCCAAAAATCTTTATTATCAATTTCATAGGTGTCATAAAAAACAATATCATTTTTTACAGAATCATTAATAGAATATGATCTAAAAATATTTAAAAATTTTGTACCATCATCATCTAAAATATTAAACATTCTTAAAAACGATGAATTTAATAATGTATGATCTGTTAAATCAAAAAAATTATCAGTTGCTTTATTTGTTGACATTTTATTCTCCTGTTAAATAATTACATTAATGCTTGCCCAGAATCTGCGATATTAAAGAAATTATTATATACTTTATCCTTAAAACTTTCAGTTGCTACACCATTTATTTTTTACTTGTAGTTAATAAAGTACCATTAAATGATGTATTAAAAACGGGTAAAAGTCCTTGAAATGATAATGTAAGTTCGCAAGATGTAGGTAAATTAAATATAAAAGGCGCTTTATATGTATATTGAACACCTGTTAAAACAGCGTAATCTAAATTTATAAGATCGCCACCATTAGATGATTTTATAAAAAAAACATGAGGTGGTAAAATAACTTCCATATCCCCTTTCCTTTGTGGGGATGAGAATGATTGTAGAGCACGGACTGTATTAATTATATTTTGTTTTGGCGAGCCGCAGTCATATAAAGTAAATGTAAATTCCATTGCTCTTCTACCTGTATTTTTATACACCATAGAAACATCAGGTCTTGAATAATTTACAGGTGTTTTATTTAAAGCACCTACTGCATTACTTGACATTTCTCCCGTTTCCCCGCCACCAAAAGCACCTTTTGTACCTTCTACTAATGCATTTTTTAAACCACTCAATTCTTTTCCGGCTTTTCCAAGTGTCTGACCCAATTCAGCACCTCTCGATGCAATACTATCATAATCAGCATATTCATGTGTTAAAGTTTCTGTTATATCATTTGGCGCTAAAAATTTAAATGTATGAAATTTTGATTCTAATTCAATAGTCATTCTAGCACCTGTTGGCTGACTTTTTAAAGGATATACATCTATTTCAATCCAAACCAAAGAATCAAAATTTGCAATATTTAACCATCCCTGTACTGGATTCTGTGTAATAGAACCTACTAATTCTATTTTATTATCCATCGTATTCTCCTTAGCTATTAATCAATGCAAAAGGCATTGGCATTGAAATAGGTATATCATGCTGTGGTTGAGAACTTTCATCTATAGTTGTAGATGCTTGTAAAACTGCATTACTTGTATTTATATTATTATTTGTATTTTCCGAAACCATTTTTCCAAACTCATCTACACTCTTTTTATCCTTTTCATTTTCAACTTTAGCCTTTTCATCTTCAGCTTTAATAATATTATTTGATGACTCCTTTATCGGAGAATTTAGCATTTCATTTTTTGTTACTGCTAAACCACCGACACTAATATCAGCCGTTTGTAAAGTCTGTGATAATTTATTTGATATATTGTTTGCTGATGGTAATATTGATTGAGTACTAGCAGGTGTAGATGTAGATGCTGACTTTCCTATTGATGATGTACTAGCAGATGCAGATGTAGATGCTGACTTTCCTATTGATGATGTACTAGCAGGTGTAGATGTAGATGCTGACTTTCCTATTGATGATGTACTAGCAGGTGTAGATGTAGATGCCGTAAATCCCCTAGATGCTCCGCCACCACCAGACATCCCACTACCTACTACTGGTGCAGTTACTGTACCGGATACTTTAGCTTTTTGTTCATCCTTAACTTTTTGCTCATCTTGCTGTTTTTTTGTTGGTAAGCCAAACCATCCCCTAGCCCAATCAGGAATAAATCCAATCATTTTTTCAAAAAGCCAATTAAAACCATCACCTATCATATTACTAAGACCTGTAAATGGCTTCATCCAATTTATATTAGTAGCCCAGTTAGTTAAATCCATCCAGCTTTCAGAAACCATTTGTCCAAACATCATCATAGCTGTAGCGACATCTTTAGTACTCACCATTCCAAATGTAATACCACTAATAGCACCAGCAATAGCACTACCAATTTTTGATAATATACCATCACCACCAAAAATATTATTTACTTCTTTATCATTCCATCCACTAAAAGCCTTATAAAGTATAAAACCTAAATATAGAAATGCTAAAACAGTAGGATTTTTCATAAGACTAAAAATAAGTTTTATTCCAGAACCTAACATACTAAAAATAGGGCCTATTAAACCACCTATAAATGAAAATAGTCCAGAACTCATACCTTTTAATTTACTCAAAAGACCTTTCTTTTCGCCACCTTCTCTTTCATCTGCTAATTTATTTACTTTTACATATGCTAAAAATGCCGTAGCAATACTCTTTATCTTTCCCGCTAAATTATCTTTTGTTTTTTCTATATCAATTGTTGGTTCTATAGTTTTTGCACTCCACCAACCTTGCTGTCCAGAAATATTAGGAAGTAAACTTTTTGTTGCTCCGCCACTTAAATGATCATATAAATCCTTAAATATTTCAGTTTCAATATTAACTGCTTTTGTTGTTGCAGATTCTTCTATTTTAGGTTCTTTTAATTTGTCTCTTTTAAACATACTACCAAAAGTTCTAAATCCATTCCATAATGATTTGAATGAACTTTTAGCTAAAGTATAAATTTTCATTATTTCAGGGCCCATTAAATTTTCAAATTCTGATTGTATTATAGTTTTAGCATCATTAAAAGCATCTTTAAAAGATTCTACAGCTTCACCTTCTTTATCTGCAAATTTTTTCCACATATTAGACCATACACTATTTTGTTTAATTGTAATATCTTTTATACTAGAAGATAGTCCCCTTTTAGTTTTATCTGTAATATATTTTTTCCATCCGCCACTTGCAGAATCGGCAATAGTTTTATTATAGCCAGTTAAATAATTTCCAATAACTTTTGCTGTTTTTAATGTATGTTCATTTATACTTTTAGAAATTGTATCTTTCCTAAATAATGAAAATATTTTAGAACCAAAACTTCTAAAAGTACCAATATATGATTTTTCTATATAATCATTTGTTTGCTTTCCAACATCTTCACCAATTTTATCATCAGTCTTTTTAACAGCATCGGCTAATGATTGATTAAAATGTTTAGCAAGAGAATCAACACCTCTTTCAATACTATTTAATACTTTAGTCTGATCACCTAAATGCTTATTAATTCTTTTACTTATATCAGCTACATTAGAAAATTCATCTGCCATATCTCTATCCTATTAAACTCTATTATTAATCCCTATCATTTGTCCGCCACCTAATTTATTATCAGACTTAGGTATATTATCTTGTGGTTTTGATACTTTTGTAGTATTAGAAGCAACTTGTGAATAAGCGTTTGTTTTTACCAATGGTGTTGCCACCTTTGCCATAGCTTTATTTTTATCATCTTTCTTTTGTTGTTCTGTTTTTGTTACATCACCTTCAGCAGAATAAACTCTCGAAGCCCCACTGCCGCCAGATTTCCCACCTTCACCAATAGCCGATACTGAAGCTGACGTTCCCTGACCTTTTGAAATTTCTTGAACATCTTTATTTTGAGAATACAATTCAGCTTTAGTTAAATCATCTTTACCTTTACCACTACTTAATGATAATGAACCATTTACAGTTTTTTGCATTATAGCATTTTGTGTTTCCAAATCTGCTGAATTTACATCAACACCTAATTTTTTAGCAGCTCTTTTTCTTCCTTCCGCCAAAAACCAAGCAACAACTTTTGCAGCAACAACAGGATCATCATTAACTAAATCTGGATTATCTATTAAAGCATTACCCATACCAATAGCTTTACTAGCTTTAGCATAATTAGCTTTACCAGTTAATTGTATATATCCACGACCTCTATATTTATAAGCATCCCCTTCAGTTGTATTACCTAGTTCTTTACCTTTAGATGAGCCTGTACCATATAAAAGTTCAGCAAGTTGTCTAGGGTCTTTTCTAATAGAATCCAATTGAGCATCCGAATAACCACTAAGTTTTGTACCAAAAGTTTTCCTTAATCCTTGAACTGAATAATTAAGATTTTCTTCTTGCCTTTTCCCTTTAGATTCTTTCATTACCTGGCCAAGACTTGCAGCAACAGCTTCATCATTTAAACCCTGAGCTTTTAATTCTTTTGCTATCTGAGATAAATTTTGTTTTGTATTCTGCCCACTTAAACCTACAGCAGTTCCGGCAGCCATACCACCTCTAAAAATTGCAGTACCTGTACTTATCACAGCATTACCAACATTTTTTCCAACATTTTCTCCAACAGTTCCTTTAGTAGATTGTGTAACAAATTTACCAAACCGATCTAACGATGATGATGCTTTAACAGCAGACCACTTAAAAATTTTAGAGATAACATCTAAAATACTAAAATTTCTTAATTCCTCTAAAAATCCTTCCCATGCATTACTTAAACCCGTTTTTATTATACCTATTGGATCACTTATTAAATTAGAAAAAAATGTTGATATAGTTGTAAAAACATTCTTAATCTGTTTACCTGTTTCTACTAACCAATCAATAGCTTTTGTAACCGGCTTAAAAAAATCTGTCATTGATTTCCAACAATCCGACATAATTTTTAATGTTTCACTAATTATATTATGTGTACCAAGCCATTGTTTAAGTTTAGAATTATCCCATATTGAAATCATGTTTTTAAACAACATAAATACAGCAACACCACCACCAATAACTAAAAGTGGTATTATCATTTTTTTCATATATCCTAAAATAAAAACATTCACACCCTTAAAAAATCCTAACATATTAGACCAAAATTGTTTTTTAAATACATTTCCAATTCTTGCTTTCCATAATATACCAACTGCTAAAGAATCCTTTATAACTGTTCCAACCATACCAGCAGCTTTTACAGCAGATTCATATGCTTTAACTTTTAAATTTTTCTTTTTTTCTTTTGGACTTTCTTCCTGTTCATCTACATCCGATCCTTCTCTATTATTCTCTTTTTTAATAACTGAAACTATCTTTTTTACTACAGATTTTCTTCCTTTTATCGGCTCAGCAGTTTCTTTATCTCTATCATCAAGATTATCATCCACATCTTGCTCATCTTTTGAAAATAAATACTTTATACCTCTACTAACTTTTTTTAAAATAGAAGCGCTAGTTATTATATAATCCCATAAAGGGCCCATAAGAAATTCTAATTTTTCCATAAAATAATTCCCAATTTCTTTAAAGCCATTTGCAAAAAAATCGCCCATAGAAGTTGACGCAGTTTTCCAACCATCTTTAAAAAATACAAATGTTTTACTAATTGCACGAGTTAAAAAATTACTCTTTGTATGCTTCCATATTTTGGATAAAGCATTTTTTATAGACTCTGATACCTTTTTGGTATTTGTTAATTTTAACCCTTTAAATGGTGAACCGATGATATTAAAAAGTCTTTTAATTCCGTCTCCAAAATCAGTAAAAGATGTTTTAAATATATCTAATACATTTGTAAATATTGAAGATATTTCAGGACTTTGTTTAGGAAAAGCTTTACCTAAAATATTTCTACGACTATCAATTTTTAAATCAATACCTTTAGCAGTATTCTTTATACCTTCATCAATATTTTCTAATTGTTCTGTTACTATACTATAATTTTCAGCAACAGAGCCGATATGACCTTGTTTAATCTTCTTAGTATGTGAAGCTCTTATTAACTTTTGAAATTTCTGTTCTTTTGTACTCATTTTTCCTTAAAATAAGGGTCTAAAAGACTTGCTCTTTAGACCCTTATTAGTCCTTTAGATTTTTTTATCTAAGTGAGCCTTATTTTTCTAATAGTTGTTCCTTCTTTCTATTAATATCTTTAATAATTAAATTAATATAAGCCTCTCTTTCAAAAATCGGTAACATATTACTTTCGGTCAAACTTATGTTAGCTCTACTAGATAACATATATTGTTCCTCAGTTAGCGAATATATACTATCGCCAGAACATACAAGATGGTTTAGAAGAAAAAATCTTCTAAAGGTATCTCCCTCTTAGCTTCAATACCACAATGAGGACATTTTTGTTTAAATGAAAACTCCAAACCAAAATCATTATCATTAAACCAAGTAGTAATTTTTTCTTGATCCATTTGACGAATATTATTCAATAAAAATAACGCATCATCAAAATTATTATTAACATCGCCATCAGGAGTTATTATAGATTTTACACTCAATGCCTGGACATATGTAATCATTTCAACATTCTTCTGTGTTTCGGTTAAATCCTTATTATCATTGAACAAACTGAATACTTTTTGCTGCATACCTCTTGTTGGAAATGTAAGTTCAAGTTTTAATTTATTTTCTAATTCTATAACGGGATTTAAATATACAATTTCACTATCTGTTTTAATGTTATTTTTAACCCTTTTAACAGTTATAACACTTGGTTTATCATCATCAACAAAGATAGGTTTTAATTTATTCACTATCAAATTATTCAAGGTTATATTTATCATTGTTTGAGAATCACATGATCCGCACTTAGCTTGAAATGAATAAACATTTCCTTTAGAGCATTTTCTTATTTCAACTAAAAGAAAAAATCTATCCTGTAAATATAAATCATTAATATCAAAATCTTCTGACACAACACACTCTGTAATCAATTGATCTAATGCTAGTTCAATTTTACCAGCATCTTCGACATCCTGATACAACAACATATTTTTTAACTGACCTGTTGTTATAGGTTTGAATTTAATTGTTTTACCTGATCCCGGCAATACAGTATCAAACACAAAAGTATTTAAATAATTTTTAAAATCTGACATATTTACACATCCTCCAATTTTTATAATCCACCGGCTATACCTATACCAGCTTTACGAATTGTTTCTCTAACAGCACCTTGAGGTTGATCATATACATTAAAAAATTGATATGAAAAGGTTACATCGACTGTTGATACCTCATTACTTCCATAATCTAATGAAACTTGCCCTATTGATTTTGGCCATGCATAATACAATTTATATACTGAAATAGTATTTCCTGTACTATTTAATAGATATGCTTCTTGATTTACCATAAGTGAACTAGGTTTTGATTGCATATTTGATATAGGATCACGCATCATTTTCTGCCAATCATGAAACTTTTTAAGTATATAACCCTCAGAATCCAAATTAAATGTAACAGTCCAATCTTCATATGTTTTATTTCCTGGCACTTTAAATGTATTTCCCATCCAAGTTGAAGTCATATCTTCAAATGATGAAGATGGTAAACTAGATGATTTTACATAGAATGGTATATCAGCCATTGACATTTTTTTAGACATTGTACCTATTTGCATACCAGCAACATCTACTCCTGCTAATGCGCCCGCTTCAGCCCCTTTTATAATAGCATCTGTTGGATTTGTAAAAATACTTCCGCCGCCAGATAATCCAGCCTCTAAACCTGTTAATAATGCATTACCAACGCCTGGAAATTGAATATTCATCCAAAACAAATATTGTCTTGAAACATCAGTAAATTTACTCTTATAAGTATTAATATCTATTTGTATATTCATTATATCAATCCTGTAATTTTTCCGACTACACTTTTAATAATTTGATCTTTAAATGACTTTGTTATGCTACTAGTCTTTATAGGTTCAAAATAAGAATAACTAAATGTAATTTGAACTGTTGCATGCTCATTTGAAGAATAATCTAAAGCAACTTCACCAATTGATTTAGGCCATGCATTAATTAATGTATAGCCAACTACTGTATTACCTCGACCATCCAGCAAAAAGATTTGCTGATCCTCTACAATATCAGAAAATGTATTTCTATTAAACTCGCCATCTTGAATTAAATTATTCCATTCATAAAATTTAGTTAATATTTCAGCATCCCCATCAATATTAAATGTTACAACCCAATCACTATATGTTTTAAATCCTGGCATTTTAAGAGTTATAAACTGTATTTCATGCGATCTTTCTTCAAATTCTACTGCTGGTATATTAGCAGACTTAACCAAATATGGATATTTATCTCTTGCAGAACCAAATCCAAATGGTGTAAGTGCTGAACTTACAGATTTTATTATACCTGTTAAAGCTGAATCACTAGAAGAAATCTCTGACGGAAAACTAAATAAACAATAAAATAAATTAGCTTTTTGAGCTTCTACAAATCTAGTTTTATATGTTTCTATATCTAACTGTACATTCATTTTTTCTCCAAAATAAAAAAGTCCAAAAGGTATATTTTTTTAATATACCCTTTAGACTTTAAATCCGTTGAGTTAAGTATCTCAAGTGGGTAACAACATATATTTATGTTATTCTATGTAAACTGTCAATCTCTATTTATTAAAATGTAACTCCTATCTCATATGAAGTCTTATCAATAACATGATAAATATATGAAAATGTAACCTGAACCTGTGCAACTTCACTTGCTGAATAATCTAAATCAATAGTGCCAATAGACTTAGGCCATGCGCCAACTAATTTATATTTTATAGTTGTATTACCTTCATGGTCAAGTAGTTCTAATACCTGATCTGCCATATAAGTGCTTGGTTTATTAGCCTTATTACTTGTTGGATCATGAATTAATCTAGCCCAATCATGAAGCGATTTAATAACATCAGATTCAGCATCAACATTAAATGTAACTGTAAAATCAGAATAAGTATATTTTCCAGCAAACTTGAAATCAAATCCTTGCCAATTTGTTGTTATTTCTTCGGTAGTAGTTTCAGGTAAAGTAGTTGTTCTTACAAGATAAGTAAGTTTATCAACATTTGTAGTAATAGGAAAATTAGGCTTATAATAAAACAAATATTGTTTTGCTCCACCTTGAAATGACGCTCTATATGAATCTATGTTAAAATTAGGCATTCTTTATACCCTCCAAAATAAAATTGTCTATCTTATTAAAAATATTATATCTATCATTTATTAACTCTTGCTCTTTAATAACAAGTATATTTATACCTTTCTTAAAACATTGTTTCTTTTTCATTTCATCATGCCATTTTACTTTATCGTTATTATGCCAGTATTCACCATTATATTCTATAGCTTTTTTCATTTCAGGTAGCCAAATATCAAGTTCTAAATTTTTACCTGTCCAGTAATTTTTAACTTGCATTCTATCATTTTCTAAAATAATACCTGAATATATTGTTTTAACGTATTCAACTATTTTCTTTTCTGGCTTAGAACCACCACTTATATTTTTACACAATGGGCATCTTTGACCCTGTTGAAAATCATTATATCTCATTAAAAATTGGTGCCCTTTAATACATTGTAATCTTAATTTAGATTTATTAGCTATGTATTCATTAGATAATAATTTATAATCAAAACTTTCTATGTACTCTTTAATTTCATTTAATATTTTCTTAGGCGTACCAAAACATTCAGGGCACCTTTGACCCGTATAAAAATTACCATATCTCATTTTAAATAAATGACCTTCAGGGCATTGTAATTTTAATTTAGAAAGAGCATTAATATATTCAGTAGATAATAATTTATAGTCAAAACTTTCAATATATTCTTTAACCTTTTCTATTGTAAGTTTTTTATTGCCAGCACATTCTGGGCATCTATGACCTTGTTGAAAATCACCATATTTTATATTAAATATATGATTTTCAGAACACTGCAATTTTAATTTAGCCCTGCTATCTATATAAACACTATTTAATAACTTATACCCATTATCTTCAACATATTTTTTTACATCGACATAATCCAACTTTTTCATAAAACTTCCTTTATTCTTAATACCATATTATATAGTTTATCAACATAAATGTAAACTATATAATATTGGTATAATGTCTAATTACACTGCTGCTAACTCAGAGAACGATGCCCCTGTTTTAGTTGCAATAAAGTTAAGAACAATAAATTCTGCGGCCCTTGTTGGCTTAATATATATGTCGCACCACAGCTCATTTCTATCAATTCTTTCAGGTGTATTATTTGTTGCATCGCAAACAATCATGTAATCATACACACCTCTACGACTTCTAACATCTCTCAAAAACGGATCAATCATGTTAATCAATTGCAATCTTGTTAAATCATCATTAGGTTCAAACAAGAAATACTTTGCTGCTGTACTAATTGCCTTTTCAAGAATAATGAATAGTCTACGAACATTAATTCTATTAAATGCTGATTCCTTCTGTAACAATGTTTTCTGTCCCCAAATAACTTTACCCTGACCAGAAAAACTTACAATAGGATTCAAGCCATTCTTATAAAGAAGGTCACGATCACCCAATGTAGGATTCCATGCTAATCTTCTAATATTTGTAATAAGTGCTCTATTCAAACCAGCTGGCGCAAACCAAGGATCAGAAACATTATCTGTATTAGCTACAATTCCAGCTACATGACCAGATGCTGGGCACCAACGATATTTACCATTCCATTTATCATATACCTCAATCCAGTTAGAATAAATAGATGCGTAACTTGTATTTTCATTTAATGTACCGTTTCTATATTCCATTAAATCAACTGTTTCATTTCCTTTATTAAATACGACATCGCCATACATACAATCAAGAATTGCAATACAATCCTTTCTTGCTTCGCATATAGTTATCAACTCTTGCTTTACGCCTGTTGATTTATCAGAATCAATGAAAATATTAACATCAATCTCTTCTGGATTTGCATAAAGATCAAAACCTGCAATAATTATAGGATCGGTAATTTCAGTCCCTAATGAAGTTATAGTTCCACCATCAGAATCAATACCACCACCAAACTGTTGCCATGCTGATGTTGAAATAGTGATTGTTGCATTAGAAATCAATTCATTTCCTGATATTCTAATATAATTTGATTGCGCATTTATTACTGTTTCAACAAATTTCTTTCTACCCTGATCATCAACACGATTCTCATCTGTTGAAACATTCCATACTTCCTTTGTTTCCCATTCAGCAGATGATGCTGATGTATTTACAGCATTTTGGGGAAGAACTTGAACAATAATAAGAAAATCCTTATTATCTGTTAGTTGGCTATCTATTCCTCTAATAACGCTAAATGTTTCCCAAGATGCATTTGTAGATGTTCTTGCAATAGTATTATAAGTTGCATAATCTACTACTGCTACTCTAATATTATTTCCCCATGAACCCCTAGATGAAGCAATAAGCCAGAAAGGATCGGAACCAGTAACAGTCTCTGACCCAAATTCATCAGGATCATCGCCATCCATATCCATTAATATAAATGCCGAACCAGATGCGTATGCTGTAAATGTTGTTGCCGCACCACTAGCAGCCTTTGTACCAGCAAAAGTTGCTGATGTTGGCATTGTTCTTGTACAATAAAGTGCAGAACCATATTTTAAATAACCAGAAGCTGATAAAATATCCTCATAACATCCTGAATATGATGTTGGTCGCCCAAATGTATCAATGAGTTCATTTACATTTGTTATAAGTGTTGTTTTATTCTCCGGGCCTTTATATGTTCCTCTTAAAACAGTTGCTGCTATTGAAGTCGCAACAGCTGGAATTGTTGTTGTAAGATCAATCTCATTAACATCTACAACAGGACTTAGATAAAATGCCATTTGTTATATCCTCCTACCAAATAAGGTTTGTATATATTTATAAAACTTTTGTATTTCACATTATTATTTATATTTATTTATGAAAAACATCTTTTTTATACAACTTCATATCTATCATAGGAAAATGTTACATCACCTTCTAACTGAGCTTCACCTTCCCTGTTAGATAATGTTATTTCTCCTAAAGATATTGGCCATATATTCTTAAACATAACCTTTTGTATAGTTTCGTGATAATTATTTGTTATAAGTAAAGAGGCATCAACCATATACTCATTTACTGGTCTTGTTGGCTTAATAGAATTATCAGTTATATACATTAACCAATCAAATAACAGTTTCCAGTTCTTTAGCTCTGAGTCCACAATATAATTTATAGTCCATTCACTAAAAGTAATACCGCCTACATGGAAATGCATCTTTTTTCCTTGCCAATCAGAATCAGTTGGCTCCAATGCTACAGAAGGAATAATAGTACCATGAACATTCAATATAAATTCTTTATTTTCTCCTATAATTAATTTATGAGGTAATAAAGGAAATATCAATTCATAATTACAAGCTGTACCTTTATTTAGATTTATATTATTCATCTAAATTAAACACCTCATATCGAGATAAAATAGCGGCATCCTCATCATATCCTAATCCTATTATAGCTGTTGATTCTGCTGGAATGCCTTCTGGTTTAGGTACTGTTTCTAAACCACCCTTTAATTCACCACTAGATACTACTGTTGAACTTGTATTTCTACTACTCCATGTTTCAGTATCTATATAATAATTGGTATAAATTTTATCAATAAGTTTAGAATCATCAATAGGTTTAAATAACCATGTTTGTGCAGTAAAAGTACTAGACCATTTCAATACTCTTGCCTCTTCTTCATCAGCATCTTCTGTCATTTCAGGTGTACATGATTCTAAAATAACCTTAACTTCTACTTTTGTATCCAACTCTGGTATATCAATTCTCATAAAAACATGAGGCGCAAAATAAGGTAATATCTGTTCATACATTTGATCAATATCAACCATGTGTAAGGCCCACATCGTCATATTAAATTCTAAATTATATGGTACGGCATTTTTATAATAATCAACTGACAATTCTGGTATTGATTTAGAAATCGTAATATTTTCATGCCTTGCACCCATTCTATTAGGATCATATGAGATACCTTGAAGTTCAACTGTTATCATTGGTAACATTTCTTCAGTCTTTTGTTGATTTCTTATAAACATATATGCTTTAGACTTTGGGCCAAACTTTATAGGAACATTAACTTGCCTTAATACATTTCCGTCAATATCATATCTAGCAATATAAATATCATTAAATATATCAAGAAATTGAATGATAGTTTTTCTAAATGTTTTATAAAAGAAATATTGTTTCATTTATCTCCTAATTTTAATAGCCATAAATTTTAGTATCTACATCACTATATGTATCTATCGCCACACTTTGTTCTTCAATATATTCATTATCACCAAATGCTGTAATAGATGGCGTTTCTGTTGTAATATTTGATGAAACACCAGCAGCGGATTCTGATTCTTCTGAATATCTGAAAGGCTTTAAATTTAATACCCAAATCAAACTTTTTAGCATAAAAATTTTATCATCTTGAGCCACATGAAGAACTTCAAAACTTCTACTAAAATATGGTATATAAATAGCATCTCCAACTAAAGGAATGGTAGAACTATTAGCAGAATCGGGGTCTGTAGGATCAACATCACGCCTATAAACTGACTGTGGAATGTGTGCTATAATAGAATCTGTTGCTAACATACCAAACATAGAATATACAGTAGGAACATCGCCTACATCATAGATAATCTTTGTTTCTTTTCCTTCAAGGTACTCAGCATTCTGTGTTTCACCATATAGCTGATCAGGTGGTACAGATGGATCACGCCTATAATATGTGCATGCAATCCCAGTTATATCAGTAAATTCAGCAACAAGAGATTCAGCTAACTGATGGTCTGGATTATCAGTTAGATCATATAGATTCCAAGTAGGCTTGTTTAGTGAATCCTGTGGCAATCTCATTTATTATCTCTATACTCCAACCATTATATTTTTTATTTCTCTTTAAATTATACGAAACAGTACTTCTATTAAGATTATTATCAACACAAAATTTTCTTAAACTATTTGTTATGTATTCAGTTCCTTCTGGTGATATAAACTTATACATATTCTTAACCATTTTTTCTCTTTGCTTTTCTTTTTGTTCATCGGTAACAGGAACAGACTTTTTAACACCTATATGATTTTTGGACATTTTTTCTTTTATACTATCAGCCCGTTCTTTACCAAATCTATCTTCAAATGATTTATCTTTATTAGATTTATTATATTCACTAAAATTATAATTTACAACACCCTTTCTTTTTTCGCTGATTTTTTTTCTTACATCCAATCGTTTTGCTGGATTTTTATCACCTAGCATATCAACCCTAATCTTACCATACATGGGGTTATTTTCACCAGAATTTAAAACACTTATTCTTTTACCCCATTCTTCTCTATATTCATCACTTACATTAAGCCAATAGTTTTTATTACTTTCACTTATATTTTTTCGTGTATCTTCAGTAGGACACCAACCTAAGTTACCTTCGCCACCTAAAGTTAAATTATAACCATTTGGCCTTTGTGTATTCAACTCTTTTATATAATATATTTCTCTTTCATTTAAATCATCTTTACTTAAACATTCACAAAGTATAGACCATTTAAAATTCTCATTACCATATTTTCTTATTGCTCTATGTAAATAATAACTGCTATCATTTCTTACATCACATAAATGCTGTAATTTTCTTTTTTCTAAACTTTTTACTGTTTGTCCAATATAACAACTACCATTTATTAGATTTTCAACTTTGTATATTAACATATAAAACCTCCCATGTGTTTTTATATATTTATATCAAAGTTTAACCAATGTAAATGTCCTACCCTATGAGAAACCCAAGGCCCTCTGTCACCTCTTCCAATCGCAATTGTTCTTCTAATTTTTCCATTTCTGCCTGCCCTTCACTTATTAAAGAATCACCATCCATTGCCAATCCAGTATTACTACCTATTGCTGTAAAATTAGCAAACTTTGTTCTTATTCGTCCTAATGTCATTTTACACATTGCTGTTGCATAATCTGTAAGCCACATATTATTATATAGATCATCAGGTTCGCCTTCTGCCATATACGCTCTAACTAAAATAAAGCCAGGTGTTTCATATGTAATATCATTAATTGTTAATTGACCACCATAAGGCGGTGTAGGTTTTATTTCTAGTTGATTAGTATATTGATGGTATATAAAACTATAAGCATCAACTACATATCTTTTTATTGTTTCTAAAAATCCTCTTGCTATATGATAAGAAACCATATCATAACCAGAACCAGCACTTCTCATCAACAACTGATCATACATACCCTGATTGTATAAATAATTTTCTATTGTAAATAATGTATGAATAGAACCAGCTGATTGAGTACTATACCCTATGACTTCAGTTATATTCGCTGGCATATCATAAAAGGCTTCACCAGCTGACAGCATTAGAGTAAAAAACACTTCCTGCGTTGCTTGACCCACAGCCCATTTTATATACTTTGTTCTTGCATAGTCTATAGCATCATTAATTTGCATTGGATCAAGTTCTATCTTTACAACAGGGGCGCCCAATCTGCGTTTAATCTTTTCGACCATATCAGATTTTTTCATATTTACATCCTCGATAAAATATATTCAATACTATTATTTATATATTATTTTAATTGATGTTATAATCCTGCAGCCAACTGAAGTCATCATCAGTTTCAGTAGATACATCACTCAAAAATCCCCATACTTCTTCTTCACTATTGTTATTGACAGGTTTAGAATCCATTAGATCATAATCATCTATAATGTTCATCTCTACAAAATAACAAGCCCAATACAATGCAGAAACTAAATCATCTGGTAAATCCTTCCCCATAAAACGACCATTTGATTCAATAAAAGAACCTAACTGATATACTGTATCCTTATCATATATATCTACGCACTTATCTTCTATCAGTTTTTTCATTAATAGAACAGCTCTAGGTTTTGTATTTTTACTAGCTCTAATACCTAAGTCTGCATTTTTACTTCCAGTATTTACTAAGTTAGAGTTCTCAAATTCCCACCATAGTCTATTCACAACAGCAGAACCTTCTGAGTTATTTTCACACATAATATAAGCATTGTTATAATAGTATGATAATCTATTTATAATCTCTGCGAACAAATAAACATCTGTCTGATTATCATTATATACGGCAACTTGTTGATACTTCAATGGTGTTAAACTTATAATCTTCATGATCTGTAATGTAGAAGCATTTTCACCAGTTCCTTTAGCAGTATCAGCACCAATAATATACTGTGCACCAGCTTCAGGTTCTTCATAAACAGAATACTTATTACCCATTTCTGTTTTTATAGGTTCTCTAACATTATCAAATAGGTATTCAAGTGTAACAGGGTCTATAACTGTATTTGTAGAACCTAAAAACTCACAGGCATATTCCTGAGTAAACTTTACCTTACCTAAGTTCTTTAATTGCTCTTGCGCCCAAGCCTCATCACGGCCAGGCACTTCTCTCCAAGTAACACGAATATGTTTAAATGTATTCTCTCCACGCTCTGCTTGACTGTATATCCTATGAAATAGATTGAACACTCCATTAGGTGTTGAAATAAGAATAATCTTTGCATCCTCAGAAGCTGAAATGGTCGGATAGTTGGCTGCCCAAAAATCTTCACATATACCTTTAGGAACGAATGCTATTTCATCACATATAAGTAAGTTGATTGTTCTACCACGGAAAGCATCAGGAGAAGTTGCGGATACTATTATTCTTGTACCATTATCAAATAAAATAAAAGTCTTAGAATATTCACGGACACCCGGCTTTAACCATATTGGTAGCTCTTCATACATCAATTTAATTCTACTCATAATATCTATAGCTGATGTCTGCTTATTAGATACTATACCGATTGTTTTATCAGAATTAAAGATTGAAAACCACAAAGCATAGACTGAAACAACAGTAGTTTTTCCAGCTTGTCTTGCGCATAGAGCACAAACAAATCTATTGTCTGCCATTTTTTTAAGAATTGTTTTTTGAAAGGAATAGGGTTCAAATTCAATTCGGCCCCTATCAGGATGGACAATCTTTATATATTGTAAAAAATTGTTTATATTTGTCGAACAATTTAATAAGGCTCTTACATCTTCAGGCTTATATTCAAACTGCTCCTCTGGCCTCTTCACATAATCATTATACTTAATACCCATAAAAAAATCCTCCTAAACTATTTAGTTATTTAGGAGGATTATGTATATTTTATAAATTGATTTATAGTTAACTCTTTTTTGGCGGCCTTATAGTTGGGTTTGTGTCTATTTTTACTTCATATCTTTTATCGCCTATTGTAGTAGAAAGAACTACTGGTCTACCCCAAAGAGTATAAATATGCTCTAAAGTTTTTACTGTATTTAACTTATCCAACTCAATACCAGAAAAATCATGAGATAAATATAATGAGCCATCAAAATGATGATTTCCATCTATTATATTTATTTTGGGAATACCACTATTAGAAAAACTATTTACAATCAGTTCCCTAATCTGAGCTGCTGTATGATCTGTTCTAACATAGTCTACAGTATTTGCATAATCTGCACTTGGGACTTCAGTATAAATATACATATCCAACTTATCAATGACATCTTCTGTAAGAAAATCCTGCATAAAGAACCAATCTGTATATGTTCTCATTACATCCTTACACTTTTCAAAGCCACCCATTTCCTTTGTATCCCACTCTTCTTTTAACTTGTAATCACTACATTCCATATATTCTTTACCATGACGACCTTTATCCCATCTTTCCTCAATATGCTCCCACATACCAGAGCCAATAAGATACGGATTCATACTATATCTACTCATAGCTTTTACAAGTGAGTTGGAATAGTTATACTGCCCATGCTCTTCTGCTGTTAATAGTTCTTCATCAAATAGTTTATTCATAATCTTCTGATGAATGAATGTAGCCCAACCCTCATTCATATACCTTGACCTCATAATAGGCCAATAATACTGACCCTCAATTCTCAAGATTTCAAGAATGTCCTTCTGCCAATCTTCTAAAATGCGTGAGTTATCAATAATAAATCTAAGCAAATCTTCAGTAGGCTCAACAGGAATCTGCTGTTTCAGTTCTCTCCATAAACGATTATTCATTAAATCAATAGACGCATCGTCAACAAAAGCATCAACAGATTTATGGGTATCTGTTAAATCACCAAAAGAAGATAGATTAGTAATCTTCCTTTTTTCTTTCATCTGATCAAATACACGCAACCTTTTTTCTTCTTCTGTTTCATTATCAAAAGGACTTGAATGAAACTGAATAGAATGCGCTGCATCTACAATCTTTTCAACCTCACCAATACCATACATTCTTTCGTATTCATTAAATCGTTTAGAACCTTCCCTCATAACACTCATTATATCATTACGATTATTGATAAACCATTTACTTTCCGTAAAGAAATTTGTATGGCCATAAACATGGGCAATAACCAATGCCTGTACTGCCAATGTATTACTATCCATTAAGTATGCTCTTGCAGGATTATCATGTATTACAACTTCATATGGTAGACTATCACCATATAAATCATAAAGTGTTTTATTCTTCTCATAATCTCGCCCATACTTCCAGTTAGATATATTTGTAGGAAGTCTATATGCCATAATCTCAAGCATCCTCTGAGGTGGGATAACATCAAACTCTACATCAACACTTTTCAACTTCATATCATCAAAAAGTATTTGTTTAATCCTGTCCTCAATTTTAATAAGTCTTTGTAAATTACCCTTTTCCATTATGACATCCTTTCTATTAAATCGTTTATTTTATTTAAATAACATACCTTATCATCATACCAATCTTGCTCTTTGATAACTAATAAATCTATATTTTTCTTTATACATTGTTTCTTCTTCATTTCGTCATACCATTTTGACTTATCACTAGAATGCCAATATTCACCATTAAACTCTATTGCTTTTCTTACATCAGGTAAAAATATATCCAATTCAAGATTTTTACCCGTCCAATAGTTTTTTACTTGTGTTCTATCATTTTCTAAAATAGTACCCGAATAAATAGTTTTGACATATTCAGCAATTTCTTTTTCTGGTTTAGACCATCCTTTAACTAGAGCACATTCAGGGCATCCGCAATTTTGATTTTTAAAACGTCTAAAATACATTTTAAAAATATGTCCTTCAGGGCATTTCAACTCTAATATAGATGAATTGTTTTTATACTTGCCTGACAGCCACACATAATTTCTATCTTTAATATATTGCATAACATCTATTAATGATGCTCTTTGTATGATGCTTCTTCTTTTATTAAAACATTCCAAACATCTATGTCCTTGCTGAAAGTCATTAAATCTTTTTTTAAATATATGACCTTCAGGACATTGTAGTTCTAATATAGAAAAGGCATTTATATATTCACCAGATAACCATTTAAAGCTAAAATCTTCTATACGATTTTTAACATTAATATATTCTAATCTTTGACTATTACCTCTCATTTTATTATTACATTCAGGGCATCTATAACCTCTTTGAAAAACATTATATATTACTTTATAAATATGACCTTTTGGGCATTGTAGTTCTAATTTTTCTTTACTATTTTTGTATTCAGTAGATAGAAGTTTATAGTTGAAACTTTCTATATAACTTTTAACTTCTTCTAATGTATACTTCCTATTCATTATGCCTTCCTTTCAAACAAAATATGCTTAATTGCACTATAAATATGGGATTTATTTCTAATCTCACACATCACAAAATGATTAGCGTCATCCTTATAGAAGTTCGTGCCATTTTCCGTAGTCATAGCAAATTTAAATGTCTTAATATATTCCTTTAACAATGTATTTGGCGACCATCCGGCTCCATAAACAGGACTAAATGAATTATCCTCATCTTCAACACCATTTACTTCGCAATAAGCTAACATATTCACACTCTTATTTAACATTTCCTTTGTTGATTTCATTGTTCTATCAAAGTTAAAATCTTCACCATCAGATGCGTAGATTACATATCTATTCCATGCTTCTTCAGGGTATTCAGTATCTAATGCGTAGTTAGCCAAATCAAATGCTGTATGGCAGTTAGTTCCGCCAGATTCACCCTTCTTAAAAAATTCGTCCTCAGAGACAAACTGAGCCTCTGTAGTATGAGTAATAAACCTAATCACAACATTATCATATGACTTCTTCAAAAACTCATTTATCCAAAACAATAATGACCTTACAAGATACTTCTTATTACTATCCATAGAACCTGATGTATCAATCATTGCGATAATAACGCAGTTAGATAGTGGTGTCATCTGTTCTTCTGGTACTCTAAACCTTAAATCATCATCTTCGATATACAACTGCTCTGGATCAATAGAACGATCCAATATATTATTCTTTATGATTAAAATAGCTTCTTCCAAATCGCCAAAAGATTGAACCAATGCCTGTGAAGCCTCTGTTTCAGTACAACCAGTATCTTCCATTATTTCTTTAATGAAAAGGCTAGTTCGTAACATTGTTTCTTTTAAAGTCTTTTTCTTATGTAGTCTAGGCTGAATACCTATCTTAGATGTAGTTTCAAACTTCCAGCCAGTAGGAACTAGCATACTTTTATCAGATGTTTTTTCTTCAATGTATGGTAGACCCAAGTCCTCAAACATTAACTGAATGATTTGTTCAATATCAATTTCAGTTTCCATATAATCTTCACCCATCTGATCACCTGGCTCATCACTACCACCGTCACTCTTTACTTTCCTTCTACCGATTACATCACCTGGCTTTCCTTCACCTTGTCCCACACCGCCAGAACCTTCGTCATTTCTACCATAGACAAAACGATAGTCCTTAAGACCCTTAATAGGAACCTTTACTTTACCATTCTTTCCTTTAGTAATAATGGATTCTTCACCAATAATGTCCTTAACTTGGCCTCTAATAACAGCATCAACTTTTTGTCTATGCCTTTCAGCATCCTTTTTTCCTTTCTCAGAAAACTGCCAATCACCATCAGCTACTATTGTCATATGAATCCTCTTTTCTATATTTTAAGTTATTATATCATATAACTTGTTATTTGTCAATAACCAATTTTTCCAAATATTCGTTAAACATACTCTCATAATCTTCTTCATGCTTTTTTATAGAATAATGGCAGTTTTCACATAAAGTCACACCATTATTTTTATTATATATTAAATCTCTATATAATGCAAATCTTTTAATATGGTGTGCTTGTAACTTATATCCTCTTTCATTACACATAACACAAGTATAGTTATCCCTTTCAAATACAGATGTTCTCCATTCCTTATATTCTTTAGAACAATATATCTTAGTATTTTCTGAAGTTATACCACCCTTCCAATTACCATTTAATTCACCTATTCTTTTTGAACTATTTAATGCACATTTTGCTTTGAAATCATCATTCATTTTTTTACCTAAATTTGCTTGACTGATTTTCTTAGCAGTTTCTTCCGATATACCATACATTGCATTTCTTTTTTTAGCATTACACGAAAAAGAACAACAACAACCTTTATTACCACTACAATAAAAAAACTTTTCACCACATACTTCACAAGGAGCATCACTTAAAATATATACAGTCATTCTCCAAGGATTTTCAGCTGTCGGATTATCTTTATACCATTTACCTGTTTTTTCATTAAATCTTAATACTTTTAATCCTTCTTCATACTTCATAAATAAAAATACCTCCAATAAAATTTCCTTACTGAAGGTATTTATATATTTCCTTTGTTGGGGAAACTATGTTGATTTTTCCGTACTATATCACTCCTTGCGCAAAATTTCTCCAACGAAACTTAACAGGATTTTGGCACATTCCTCACAATAGCCATTCTTCTTCAATCGTTCAATAACAGTAGTCCTACGAGCTTTAGACTTCAAATCTGTACTAGACTTGTCTGCGATTGTCAAACTTACAACATTCTTCAAATCGGACATAAGTTTCTTCTCAATAGCTGTTCTCAACGGGTCATAGTCTTTGAAAGTAAACTCCTTACCTCTTTCAAGCTGAGAAGATTTATACACGAAAATACCCTGTCTAAACTCTGTCTTAGCATTTACTGGAACACTGATAAACTCTTCAATCTGCCTCATCAACTTTTCATCAGGGTCGGAATACTCGCCGGTAATAGAATCCATTACCTTCTCTTTCTTACAATAAGCCGAAGCGTTTAACAAATAGTTATCAAACAAAGATTGTGCCTGCTCTTCATATGCCGACATAAAAGACATATTTACTTCTTTCTTTGCAATCTCTTTATACTCAGAGCTTACAGACTCTTTTTCAGAAAGTAAAAGATTAATAAAACGCTTCCTATCTTCTTCAGAAATACCAATGTGATGATCAAAGTTGGACTTCAAACCTCTAATAATATCAATAGGATTAATACATTTCTTATCCTCTTTCATACCAAGAGAAATGTTAATGGCGTTAATAATAAATCTCGGAGAAATACCACTCATGCCTTCACCCTTCTCACGGCCTTCCTGTAGAAGTTGTTTAACATCAAGATTCTGCTTCCTCATTTCTTCAGTAATCTCACCATTATAAATCTTCATCTTATCCAATAGAGAGTTTACCTTAGCTGTGGGAATAAGGCGAGAAAGAATAGCAAACTGTGCCGCAACCCTTAATGTATTAGGTGCGATATGAATACCTCTAAAAGAAGATTCACCAATCATCTTTTCATAAATCTTAACCTCATCATCAATTTTAAGATTCCAAGGAACCATTACAGGATACATTCTATCATGTAGTGCTTCATTCTTCTTATCAGACTTAAATGTATCAAACTCTGTCTGGTTAGTATGACTCAAAACCAAAGTATCAATATACATCTGAGGAAAGCCTGGTGTTTTAATAAGTTGTTCCTGTGCTACTGTAATAAATACATACAGAAGTTTAGTATCAACTTTAATCATTTCAATCATTTCAATCATACCACCATTAGCTACCTGCAACTCACCATTAAACTGATATGCTCTTGGGTCTGTTTCACCATAACGAGTAATCTTAGAAAGATTTACTCTACCAATAAGTTCGGAAATATCCTGACTCTTAGGATCGGAAGGTGAAAATGTTGCAATACCAACACGGTCATGCTCAGATAATGCAATCTTCTCTACCAAAACATTTTCCCATTGTACATTGCCATCTTCAGACATATAGTTTGCTTCAATATTCTGTTTGCATACAGGACATAATGTTCCTTCAATCTGAACACCTAGTTCCTTTTCCCAATATGGCCTATCAACTTCAGGAATCAAATGTAATGGTTCCTCATGAATTGGGCAATCCTTAATTGCGTACTTAGGTGTCTTATCTCTTTCCAAACCCTTTTTAATCAAGGAAGCGATTGTTGATTTACCAGAACTAACTGGGCCAACCATGATCAAAATACGTTTTCCTGTTTCTGTTCTATGAGAGGCTGCTTTCAAGAAACGCATCAAATCATGAATAGGCTCAAGAGTACCATAAATCTTCTTATCAAAAAACTTATAACGAACCAAATCTTCATAACTTCTTGTCTTGAATGCATCATCAACAGGTTCTGTGCCATAAGACATGATCATATTATAAATACGACCCGGCGCAAATTGTGCGATATAAGGATTTTCTTTTACAAAATTAAAGTAATCAAGACAAGTGCCTTCCCATTTATTGTTTTCCTTTTTACTTCTCTGCTCAAGAATCACATTCCTAAAATCAACATTATTCATCTTTCTCTCCTTCAATTAGTTTAGCATCTATTAATTTTTTATCAACTTTTAACATTCTTAATATTGTTTCTCTATCTGTTACAATAATATTTTGATTTCTCACACCAGTATTCTTATCTAAGATTTTTAATTTCACTAGTGTTTCTTTTTCTTTTAATTCTAACATTTTTTCTTTCAAAAGTAAATCACAATTTTGCGTATTTTTTTTATTTATAATTTCAACCGCCGAATTAATATTTGCTACCATATAACTGGCAACTTCTACTAATCGTGCAGAGAACCCGCCTGAACCCATTTCAGATAATATTTGATCTAATATCTGATTAGCCTTTGATATATTTTTTTCCATTATATCATTTGGATTATTCACATCTACATCATTTGTTTGTGGTATACTATCATCAGGATTAAGTCTAAAATCCATACCAAACTCATCTGCTAAATTCTCTCTATCTAAATCAGGCATCTTACACCTATTAACTCATTTATTTTGTTTAAACAACATAACTTATCATTATACCAATCTTTATCTTCTATAACTAATAAATTAATACCCTTTTGTATGCATTGCTTTTGTTTCATTTCATCATACCATTTAGTTGTATCGTTTGAATGCCACCATGTTCCATTAAACTCTATTGCTTTAGAAAGTTCAGGTAAAAATATATCTAATTCAAGATTTTTACCAGTCCAAAAGTTCTTAATTTGTGTTCTGTCATTTTCTACAACATCACCAGAATAATTCTCTTTAACATATTCAGCAATTTCCTTTTCTGGCTTAGACCATTTTAATACTGACGAACATTCAGGGCATCTTCTCCCTTGTTGAAAATGATTATATGATGCTTTATATATATGGTTTTCTGAACATTGCAATTCTAATTTATCTTTACTACTTTTATAAATAGTTGATAATAATTTATATCCATTACATTCTATATATTCTTTAACACTTTTATATTCTAAATATTTACTATTACTATAACATTCAGGGCATCTATTTCCTCTTTGAAAATTATTATATCTCATTTCAAATACATGACCGACAGAACATAATATTCTTAATTTAGTCAAAGCATTTTTATATTCTGTTGATAAAAGTTTATACTTATAACTTTCAATATCTTTTTTAACATAATCTATTAAATGCTTTCTATTCACTTTATTACCTCTTTATTATGTTTGTATTATACCTTATATTTATACAAATGTCAAGTATTTATTTCATTACAAATTTTATATTACCACAATCATAGATTCTATCCCAACCTTGTTCTTGCATTATATCCCATTCAGTTTGAGTATCTTGTGTAGCTAAATGCCTTATCTTATCTTTCCTAAAATTAAAACGATGTATTCTCTTTAGCACATCATACTTAAAATACCAATAATTAGGTTCAGTTAAACTCACTTGTGTAAATCCAATTTTAGAATACACATTACCTTCCGACCACCGCCTATCAGCATATGAATAAATTTCAACCCAACAATAATTTCTCTTAAAAAATTCTAATAACTTACCAGCAATGCCTATTATACTTTTAGATGTACAAAATCTACTTAATTCCCATACACCATCGACATTTTTAGACCCTTTTGATATATTACCTCTAGCAAAAGTCATTACAGAAACAAGTTCATCATTATAGTATGCACCTAATTTTATAGATGATGGTGTATAACCCTGTATATGGTATAATTCAATAAAAGACTTTGCTATAGTTGTTTCTATTTCTCTTATAATGCACTTCCTTGCGTAAAGTTTTTCATCTGATAAACCTATTATATGCTTTAATCTGTCCTTTACAATATCATTTTTAAATAACCATTCATCTTCAAAAATAGTTATTAATCTATATCCCTGTTCATTACATAGTTCCAATTTTTTAAGATGATATTTTTTATCTGGCTTCTTTAAATTACCATGCCAATATAAACCACAATATTCTATAGCGATTTTTTTATCTGGTATTACTATATCTAGTTCTAAAGGTCTTATTATTTTTCTATCATTACATATAATACTTAAATTAAAAGTTTGTATATATTCTAATATTTCTTTTTCAGCATTAGAAATTGACATAGAGCATTCATAACATCTATGCCCCTGCTTAAAATCATTCCAAATCTGCCATCTATCATGCCCATTATTACAAATATATCTAACTTTAAAATTTTCACCTTTTATATTTCCACTTTTTTCTATATATTCATAATCAGCATCTTTTAAAGCATTTATAATATCATTTTCTTTTGTAGATGAACTAATGGACTTTTTTAATCTCGTATCTTCATTTTTCATGGGGTTATTAATACTTAAATTTAATTTTCTTTCTATATTACCAGACCATGATTTTTTTGTAGCGGACGAAATTTTTTCACTCATACTTTCTCTATATTCATTATCAGCCCATCGCAACTTAGATGAGATAGATTGTTTTTCTTTTACATCTTCTCTATTAGCTGTATGTCTGTTTCTACATGGCCTGCAAAAATGGCCATCATTCTGTTTTAAATATATTCTATACTGCTGTTGAACTTCAATACCACAAATATCGCAGTTAAAAATAATTTCCTTATGACTCCCACTCTTTAATAAAGATACATCACCATTGTCTACTCTTCTTATTAGCATATAAATTTTTTAATCTCCTCTAAACAGTTTTCTTTATTATTAATCCAATCTCGTTCATTTATTATAAATAAATCAATTTTCTTTTTTATACATTGTTTCTTCTTCATTTCGTCATACCATTTTGACTTATCACTAGAATGCCAATATTCACCATTAAATTCTATTGCTTTTCTTACATCAGGTAAAAATATATCCAATTCAAGATGTCTACCAGACCAATAATTTTTACATATGGTTCTGTTATTTTCTAAAATTGAACCTGAATAAATAGTTTTAACATATTCAACTATTATCTTTTCTGGTTTTGAACTTTTGTTAATATACGAACATTTAGGGCACCCATATTTCTTAAATCTAAAATTTCCATAACTCATTTCAAAAATATGCCCATTCAAACATAATATTCTTAATTTAGTCAAAGCATTTTTATATTCTGTTGATAAAAGTTTATACCCAAAACTTTCTATATATTCTTTAACATAAATATATTTTAATCTAATACCGCCATTACATTCTGGGCATCTTTGGCCTCGTTGAAAGTTATTATATTTCATTTTAAATATATGACCTTTTGGGCATTGCAGTTCCAGTTTTGAAAGAGCATTTTTATAAACAGTTGATAATAATTTATATCCATCAATTTCAACATATTCTTTAACTTGATCTAATGTTTTCTTTTTAAGACCCGCGCATTCAGCACATCTATTACCAGTACTTTTAAAAGTATGAAAAGACATATTAAATAAATGGTTCTGAGGGCATTTTAATTTTAATATTTCTTTATTATTTACATATTCAGTTGATAAAAGTTTATACCCCCAACTTTCAATATAACTTCTAACTTCTTCTAATTTATATTTTATATTCATTTATTCTCACTTTTTATTATTTATACATATTTTAACATAATACCCAAAAATTGTCAATAAAAAAGGTGAGAAAAAATCTCACCTTTTATTATTTTTATTATCTACTCAAGCTTATTGAGGTAGATTATAACAACGCACATACTGATAGTAAAGGTTACTACCAAAGATGTGTTCATGGATTGCGTAACGACTCATCAAACCAACTGTTGGATGGAATGACTGTTCATATATGGTTTTGCTCACCATAAGTTGGACGTAGGGTAAATAAATGATGCCGGCATCATATTCTGATGGGCCTTTATATCCAACTGTCAAATAATCAACAGCCGCAAATGTATCTCTATATACCTGCAAACGACCATCTAAACTACCCATTTTTGCGATACCAGATGTAAGAACATTAATATCGTTATTTACTGGCCATACAATAAATGATGAAAGACCTTCAAGTGCTGCACATACATAAGGAGATGCTACAACAAAGTTACCAGCGCCTCTGCGTGTATTGACTGCGATTGCATTTGACTTTCTTACAACCATGTTATAAAGTGTACGATATTTCTCTGCCTGCCATCTACCATCTGCATCAACAGGACTATCATAATCCCAATCACCAGATACGGCAACTGTATTCATCTTATTAACAATTTCACGGTCAATTTCTGCCGTAATTTCGTATGCTAAAATGTCCATCATTTCTTCTTCCAGATCAAGACCGTGCATTGCTTTCAAATCCTGTGCAACTTCCAATGACCAACGGCTTCTCAATTTTCGTGTCTTTGCTTCTACCTGTGCTTTCTCAACTGTCATATTAACTTCTTTGATAGCTGTTCCTGCGCCAACACCCAAACCAATATCACCTGATATATTAGAACCCAAAAGTTCTCCAGCTGATGTTACATATGTACCAGTATATGTAGTATCAATTCTGTTGTATCCAGCTTCATCTGTAGGATAGTTAATACCATACTGACCATTGGCAGGGCCGTCACCAGTATAACTTGTACCTGGCTTAAATCTCAATGCGAATGCCAAACCAACAGGGCCTGTCATAGGCTGAACGCCAACGATGTCGTGGGCAATAAGTTCAGGGAAGGTACGGCGAACCATCGGAATAGCAATCTGATGGAAATCACCTGATGTAGCATAACCAGCATCTCTATTAAAACCTGTCTGTGTATAATCTCCACCTTCAGTAAGATACTTGTTTTCATTTTCTAGCATCAAGGCTGTTGCTTTAAGAATCTTCTGACTCTTAATCTTTCCACCCTCATTAAGAATTTCTCCCCACTTATCTACTAATGCTTTAATATCCATTATTTATTTTTCCTCCTAAATTGTTTCTTAATTTTTTAACTCTTACATTTATTTATTATTTTTCTTTAATCCTGCTACAATCTCAAAAAGTTCTTAGCCTAACTTAAAATTTGTTCTCTTTCAAAATCTTTACCCATTGTGCTTTAACTCTATTGAATGGACTATCATCTTCCTGAATTGTTGCTACTGGTTTTTCTTCAGTAGGAACTTCCATACTACCCTGACCTTCTTCTTCAGCAGGTACTATAGAATCAACAACGGGTTCCAAACTGGCACCACATTCAGGGCAAGTTTTAATACTCTTATCCTTCAAGATTGCGCCACAAGCTGTACAAATAAATTCTTCTGATGCAGCCTCTGGTTCTGGAAGTTCAGTTCCAACTGCTACTTCTTCTTTCAATACTGCTTCCATAACAATATCATACTTGCGATCAATTTCTTTCTTGTCTGTAATATCACCAAGAATACTTAGAACCTTAATCCTAGATGCTTCACTCAGACCATCACATTTCTTTCTCAAATAAAGATTAGATGCCATCTGCTTTGTATCATTTACCAATTCAGTGTTCTGCGAAATAAGTTCATTTGCCTTTGCTTTCAATTTGGTAATCTCTTCTTTGGCTTCTTTCAAAAGGGCTTTGGCTTCTTCATCTAAAACACCTTCATCAATACCAATACGAATCTTGAACTGTTCTACCAAATCGGTATACAATTCACCCTTTCTTGCATATTCCATAACCTTCTCTGGAATAGTAAGCTCCTGATCAAGAACGGAATCCACGAAATTTGAAAACTTTGAAGTAATATCCTTCTTATAATCTTCAAACTTTGTTTCATACTCTGTTACAAGTCTTTCCTTTTCTTCACCAAGAAGGGAATCAGCTCTTTCTCTTGCTTTAACATCAATTATAGAATCCAATTTTTCTTTAACTAATGTCTGCTGAGATTCATCAAGTTTCTCAACTCCAAGAATTTTTACGATTTCTTCTATTAACATTAATATCATCCTCCTAGTTTTGTTATTTTAAAAAGTTTCCTTTCTTATTTAAATAATTTTTTCTTTTTCTTCGGCTTTAATTCTGAGCATTCGTCAACTGAATATAAAGTTGACAAAATCATTTCTTTAAGTTCTGATTGATGCTCATCTAAAATTGAATCATCTAAACTTTCAAGAAGTTCTGTTATCTCATCTGATATATCATCTTCATCAACAGTATCATCATATTCTACTTCAGGTTCTGGAACATCTTCTACAGAACCCATACCAGAAAACCCATACATATCATAATCTTCTTTTAATAATTTTGATATTTTAGTTTCTACATTCATTGATTCATTCTCCTTAAAACTATTTATAAAGTTTTACTGATATTTTCTAATACTTGCCAAATTGTCTTGTAGTATTGAGATTTTGCTTCATTGATGTCTATAATAGGCTCAACAACAATTACAGGAGGATTAAAATCTCTACCTTCATATACACCTTTAATCCAAGAAGGATGATTAGACGGCTCGCCAACTAAATCCCAAGTAATTAGGCAATAGTCCTCATTTACATAACCATCTGATTCGTTTACTGTTCCAAGACCTCTTGAGCTAATACCCAAGTTACCTTCTCTAATCAATGTTTTAGCTATCTGTCCCATAGGTGTATCAATAACTTTTGCTTTACCGCAAATGTTATCGCCATCCCAACCCAATGATTCAATCATAATAGCAATTTTATCAAGGTTTATATCAGGTGAATTTCCTGTGAAAAATGAAACGCTATTTTCATTTCTAACATAAAAATTATGATTTTGAACCTCTATACAATAAACATAACCATCATATTCTTCCTTTTCTATTTTTAAAAATCTATCATCAGTATATATACCATTAGTAGATAAAATCTTTAAAAAATATAAAGGACTTTTATTTTCAGCTTTAATAATTCTATCTGCAAATTTATAATCAACTTTGCAATATTGAACAGTTTTTCTGGCAGATATACCACATTTAAAAGCAATTTCATGAAAATCATCTATTAATTTTTCTGAAGTAGAAAAAATATCTTTTTTACAATCTTCTTTTAAAAATCCTCTGCCATCACCAATACCAAACCAATATATCAACTCTTCAAGATATTTAGGTGACAACTCCTTAATAAAATCAGGAATATATTTATCATAACAAATACCTAAAGGTCTAAGAAAATTAGCTAATCTTCCATCATATAAACTAAAAGTTATTTTTCCATTATGATTATTTTCATGCCATTTCATTTCAATAGGAAATTCATTTAAAATATTTCTAATTAAATCTGCTTTCGCACCTTCATTTTGTGTTATATGAATGCCATTATTAAATTTCTTTGATACATTACCTTCTGCTAACCAAATGCCAAAAAATTTAATAAATGTCAGCATATCTATTTCAATATCAACATTATGTGTAAAATTAGACGGATATACTTTATCTAAACCTTTAAATAGTATGGTATCAAAATCTTTGCCATACCAAACACCCGTTTTAGGAATATATGATTTTCTAATAAGTCTTGTATCACATTCATCAATTTCTTTAGATGTTTTAAACATAGACTTATCATTCCTATTAAAAAGAAGATGCCTATGAGTTGGTGTAAAAGACATATCAATTTGCCTTCCTTTAAATCTATACATTAATCCTTTATAAGGAGCTTCTATTTTTTTATTTACTTTATGATATTCAATTTCTTTTGTATTTGGATTGAGAGTTGCAACCACATCATTTATATCAACATCCTTAATATATTTCCATCCATTAGAAGTAAGAATTTCATTATCACCAAAAATACATTCAGGGTGCCCAAGTTCTCCCCATAAGCACTTGCCATTAATTTTTTCTGTAATTTTATTTAATTCACGATCAAGTATATCTTTTCTATATTTTCGGCCATTACTATTCTGTATTTCAGCAGAACTGAATATACCTTCTATAAAAAGGTTTCCTGAATCATTTGAGGATACTTGAACATTTCTTGATAGTTCTGTTATAAGTTTCATATTATTACTCCTTATATCCTCTAGGAGAAAGACTATTTCCTGTAGATATAGTAGGTGTAGGAGTTACTACAGGTTCTACAATATCAGCACCATATCTTTCAGGATATGCATCTGCTACAATCTTCCATATATATTTTGATTTCATAGGAAAAGCATTAACAAGAGAAGCTACCATATCAAAAACATCTTTAAATCTTTGTGGCGTATTTGCTTTAGAAAGTCTATATGATATTCTTTTTAATCCTGTTGATATGCTTGATACTTCGGACTCTGCAAAACCACCTGCTTCATCAATAGATTCAGTATCTTCTACAAGGTGCTTTTCAATAATTGCATCAAGTTCTTTATCCATTCTATATCCTCCACGATACTATTTTTTCTTTAAAAGACGTTTTGCCTTCGGTTTTTTATCTTCAACATCAGTATTATTTATATCAATATCTACATTATCTTCAACTTTTACTACTTCTGGTGTTGTCAAAGGATTTTTTAGACCCAATTTATTCTGTATAAATTCATCTCTGGCAGTTCTTACAATCTTCTGTAACTTATCCTGTGCATCTACAAAATTATCAGCCTCAAAATCATCAAGTACACCCTTTATTTCATTTTCTTCCATTTTACATCCTCCACATTTATAAGTATTTTTCTAACAATATACCTAATCGTTTCTGTAGTATATCATATATTTTACTATCGTTTTTATTTTCTTCTGGTTTATTTGTCTTTTCGGGCTTCTTTTTAACTATCTTTTCAGTTCCATCTGGTTTTAAGATAATATCATTGTCATCATCATCACCATTTTTTATAATCATATCTGGTTCTTTATATGATTTATCTATATCCAAATCTTTTCTTTTACTATTATAACTTGCCGCACCACCTTGAGTTCTCACACCGCTCGGACGCCATATATATTTCCAATGTTTTATTTTATTTGTTCCTGTTTTATAATCATCTGTAGAAGTATGATATGCACCATCTTCAAAATGTTGATGATTATGCTCAATAACATCTAACCCATTAGATGTTATTAATAAATTTGAAAATCCAATCATACACATTAAACAAGCTGGGCCCTTCGTCATTGCAAGTTTAGCATTATCGCTACCTAAAATTTTTATAAGTTCGTCTTTATCTATATATTTCATCATATCTTCAACTGCTTTTACATCTAAACTATCTATTAATTTTCTTGATTTGGATAAATTACCATTTTTACTTGCAATTATTTCTTGCGTATCTTGTTTATGTTTTTTTATAAATTCACGAAATGCCTTTATATCTTTAATTGAACTCCCAAAACCACTATTTTTCATAAGTTCTTCATATTTAGAATCATCATCTATAAAATCATCACCAATACCTAATAAATGACCCGTTTTGCCAGGACTACTAGATAGCATTTTTCTTTTCTTTTCATCTGGATGGTATCTTTGATATTGAGCAGTTTCGCCAGGAAATCCATAATAGCCAAATTTACCACCAGCTAGACCATATTTTACACTTATTGCTGTAATTCTTTCTACTTTATTTGAGCCTTTACCTTCAGAAGATATTTTTAATTTATCACCACTAGGAAATGAACCATTTGCAGGTAAATAACATTCTTCCCCGTTAGCTATTTCAGTATCATAAAGAGCCATTTCAGCAAACTGTTTCATTACACCATTAGCAATATTTTCATCAAGATTATATAAACTAACTGCAGCATTAGAATATAAATCACCTATTGCCTTACTAGCCATTTCTGATGGAATATCATAGTCTTTTAATACCTTTTGTAAATCATTTGTAAGATTTTCAAAAGTAGTCACAACTTTAGGGTCTATTTTTCCAGCGTCAGCTAATCTTCTAGCAGCTTCTGTAGATTTAGTTAAAGCTGTATTTGAATTTATAGAATGTTCTAAATAAGCTTTTGAATTTATACCTTTTTCATTATCTAAAAGTAATCCATCAGAATCTACAGGCGCATATACACTTTTATATTTTGTTTCAAATGTATCAAATGGTGGTTTATCAAAAAGTTTTGCAACTTTTTCATCACTCTGAGAAGTTCTAATAGTATCTCTATCAAGTTCAGGTTTAGCCGTTGCACCTAATATACTAGCAGGATTTTTTTCTGTTTCTTGATATGAAAGGTCAACATCGTAATGATTAAAAAGATTTACATAATATTTGGAATATTTTTTTATACCCTTTCTAGTATTATCATGATCATCTTTTGATAATCTAGCATTATTTACATACAGTTCACCATTTTTATTTGTTTCCAAACCATATTCTAAAACTATTTCCTCAGCTCTTTTAATAGATTCATCTCTAGGAAGATTTGTTAAATCATCAACATCTTTAAAAAATCTCATATATACATTTTTATTTCTATCTTCCATAACATCATTTGACAGTATTAAATCTGTTGCTTGTTTACTAACTTGTGTAATATTAATTTCTCTACCATCTGCTGTTTTTATTACTGATCCAATAGTTTCTTCTGGTTTTTTCTCACCACCTGTTTCTTCTGGTTTTTTCTCACCACCTGTTTCTTCTGGTTTTTTCTCACCACCTGTTTCTTCTGGTTTTTTCTCACCACCTGTTTCTTCTGGTTTTTTCTCACCAGTACCCTTAGGCAGTTCTTCAGTAGAACCACCAGTTTTTGATGCTTTATTTTCAGCATCTATAATTATTGCATCGGCATCTTTAGAAAGTTTTTTAGATATATTATTCCCTAATATATGATTAAACGCACCATGAAAACTTTTAATACTATCATATGATAAAGTAGAAAGTAATGATTTTATAGCACTTAAAATTGCTGATGCTGCCTTAGTCTGCACCTCTATATTATCTGGATTAGTTTCAATTATCTGAATTAATTGATGTGCTAACTTTGCACCCTTTTTAACTGAAGGATCACTTAAATCCGCCTTTACTTCGTTTATTAAATAATCTTTTACTTTCATTAGTTTTTCACCATTAAATATAGATTAGTTACCATACCATCAATTTTTGGCCCCAACATAGTAAATCCAAGTTTCTCAAGTCCTTTAATAGAAAACTTATTATCTATTCTAACTGTTGAAAATACACCACTACCTTTAACCTTATTTAACAATGCAGTATTTAACTGATGCATTATTCCTTTACTCTGATGTTCTGGTAATGTATAAGACCAACCCATTTCATATTTATAGTTCTTAGCTTCTTCAGGCGCCATTTCAAAAACAGTTTTGCTTCTATATGGTTTTTTAATAGCTGAAATGGCAATAACTTCATCATCTTTATAATAAAACCCTAAATAAACACCTTTCCCTTTTAAATCACCTTCAGATGGATAGGCTTGATCAGCGTCAATAACCATATCATAAAATATATCTAGCTCATCTTCTGTGCATTCTAATGGCTTCTTTATAACTATACCATTATTATTTTCTTCATTTAGAAAGGCTTGGTATCTCATGCTACACCGATGGGGGTGGAGGGCCTAAATTAGAATAATCAACTTCTTCTCCTTCACTACCTTCTTGCCCTCCACCTTCTTGGCCGCCCATTCCTTCTTCACCACCCATACCGCCGAACTCGTCAACTTCGGGAGCCAAGCCATATTCCTTATCAAGTTCAAATCCCTTTTTGTTTTCTTCTATATCTTCATCTGTCCATTTCAAGTATTTCTTTATCAAATAATACTTAGAAAACTCTGCATTATTTGAAAGTGCATTATAGTTAGCAAAACTCTGCTCCAAGAAACCTTGCTCCATCTGCTCATTATAATGTGAAGGTGGCGTCATAGTAATAGTTATATCGTCTATATCTAAATCATATTGTTTCTTTATACCTTTAAATTCAAGATGAAGTAAAAATAAATCCCTAAACTCTTTACAGAACATACCTTGCTGTCTTTCTAAAAATTTAGCCCATTTAATTTCATCCCTTGAAATCTCACCGGATTTTGAACCACCAAACAAAGTTTCACTAGTTGTATTGTTATTTTCATTTGCAACTCTTGAAAGAGGATACTTTAATGCTCTATAAAGTTTCTTTGCGAAATAATAAATATCATCTAGCTCAGTAAACCCAGCAGCATTACCACCACCAACTGTTTCAATAGATGAACCACGGCCATCGGCACTTACAGGCAGCCAAAAATTTTCTAAAATAGAAAGTACTTCAGGCTCTTGCGAAAGGCTACCTGTAGTTGGATCATAACTTTGTTTCTTTATATACTTTGATTTAATCTTCTCAACAAATTTCAATGCTTTATCTCTAGGCATATTTCCTGTATCAATTTTAAATACAAATCTTTCAGGCGCTCTAACTATACGATAAATAATAACAGATGTTTCAAGAAGTTTTAACTGATTATATGGCACTCTTGATTTTTCTAAATATCCAAAAATTTCATATTTAGTTCTTCCATAAATGCCATAATTAAAATAGCCAATCTGTTCTGGATTAAATACAACTATATCAGGTCTTTTTATAGCCTCATCCTTTGATGATGGCCTTTTAATATTAGTCGATAAATACTGATAAAAATTCAAAACTTTTCCCGTTCTTATATCATATTCAAAATCCATAGTTTCAGATGGTAAAACTCTTATATTAACAAGACCCTTTTTTATATTACCTTCTTGAATAATTCTTTCATAATAAATACGCCCATCAATTAAAAATCTTCTAAACATATCCCAAATCTTATCATTCATTTGTATTCTGTTATAAAATAACTCATGGAACTCTTCATATAAAATTTTCTTTATATTTTTATTCTTTTCTAATTTATCATTTGTAATTTGTAACTGAACACTATCTCCATTATCATTAACCTGCGTTGATTCATTTACAGCATCTTCTATAACATCGGCAATTTCAGGAGATTCAGCCATTTTTCTATATTCCATAATTCTTGAGACTTCATCTTCAAATGTTTTATTGATAAACCTGTTATAGAATTTATTAAAACCATCAAGACCTGTTGTACCATAGCCATTTATAAGAGCATAAACATCATCAATACCTTCACCAGTTGTTTTCTGTAACTGCTTCAAAGTAGATGTATCATTACCCTTCTTTTCAAATGCTTTTATGGCTTCATCTAATCGGCCATTTAATTCTCTATCTTTGCCATTAAAAAAATCATACCAAGCCATAAATTACTCCTTATTTTCTATTTCCAATTTTTCTTTAACATCAAGTATATTTAGTTGCCTTTTACGTTCTGAAACAAAATGTTCTAAATCTATACCAGAGTTCTTTCCAAGGACATTTGCTACGACTTGAACCCAAACTGTTTCATTCCTCAACTCTTCCTGTGATTTTTGAACGCCAACAAGTCTATTACTCAAGTCCTGTATCATCAAAAATGTTCTCTTTGGTGCACAATCAGAAACTAAAACTGGCTTACTACCTTGAGTTTCAGGAGGCATCCACCATGATTCCATATAATTCGGGCAATGACCATTATTCCAAAACTCGCACTTCTCTTTTACACAAGTATTTTCCATACAGTTTATTACTCCTTTATGATTTTTGAACTATAATACCAACATAAGCTTTTGGACGCCATAAACTAGTTTCATTACTAGAACTTGTTGCACCATGATTATGCGGTAAAGCAACACCGCCAGAACCACCAGATGGTGATGTTTTACCTATTGTTGGGGTTACACCAGCACTTCCACCATAAAACATATAACCATTTTCAGGAAGTAAAGGCGCAAGATAACTAGAATAAAATGGTATTGAATTCGTAGACGATAACGCAACCATTGCTGTTTTATTTGTCATTGATTCATTTGTAGCAGTAAAATGATAATGTGCTGGTAAATTCGTTTCGGTTAAAGTAAAATCACTTGTTGTATGTGTATGACCTGTAATAGTCCATGTTCCAGCTGATGTTCCACCTGCAACATTATATGCCTGTGTCCCACCTTTTACAGCTAATAAACCGTCAGAACAAGCAGTAAGAATCGTCCAACCAGTAGGTGCTGAATTTTCATATAACCAAAGTTTTCGACCTGAAGTAAAAAAATCATTTACAGTATCAAACATTGTTGTTGAAATAGTAACAGATGCTACACCAACATCAAGATCAAGGGTATCATCATATACTGTATGCCATTCAGATGCTAATATAATACCATCGCCTGCTATCAATTCAAGAGCATCATAAGGTGTTGTTGAACTCATAAGAACACCACCAGCAACAACACCAGAATATGCATTAGAACCTGTAAATGTAACAGATTTTGTAGAATCAACAGCTGTTACTCTAAGGCCATTATCACCTAAAAAATTAATGTCGTCTGATGAATTTTTTGCCAAAACACTTCCAAAATCAGTAGATACTTCGCCAAAACTATTACTACCTGTTATATACAGTTCTTTATTATATGGGACTGTACTAACTACAATACCATTTTCACCAGTAACAGTTAAAGTATTATTTGTAGATGTAGCTTCAATTGCAACACCAGATTGAGCTGAAATATACTTGAAAACATTTATAGGCAACGATACCCATTCGATAGCATTACCATAAAAAATATTCTGATCTTCTATAGAATACACAATTCTACCTTCATCTGTAGAAGTCCAACTTGGTAAAGACGCTAGACGTTCTAACCAAAAAATTCCATCCATATCTATTTCATGAAATTGCATATCTACATTTCTCCCTTATCTTTATATTTATTACAAAAAGATAATTTGTATACTTTATTTACGTTATTATAACTGGTGCATCTTTCCCTATGATTATACCTACATTAGAAAGAGGGCGCCAAGTATCAATATTACCACCAGAATTCGTTATACCATGGCTATGAACTGTAGTCGAGCCAATATTTGATGTTTTTCCAATAGTAGGTGTTATATCACTACCATATAGCATATAGCCATAATGAGGAGCCTCAGTAGTTGCGCCACAAGTAGAATAATCAGCACTATATGGAATAGAATTTAAATTTGTTAAAATTACATAACCATAAATACCAAAAGTACCAGTCATATAATCATGTGGTGGTATATGTCTACCTAGCAATGATTCATCAATACATACATAATGATAATGCGATGATATATTTTCTAATGTTAAAGTTGAATCACTTGTTGTATGGGTATGGCTATCTCTCATCCAAGTTCCAGCTCCGCTACCGCCAGCTGTATTATATGTTGTAGTAAATGATTGAAAATCTACTATTAAACATCTAACTATAACAATACCTGAACCACCTGAACCACCAAGAGTTCCAGAACCAAAACGACCGCCACCGCCACCGCCACCACCAGTATTAGCTAATGCACTTGAAGCAACTATTACACTACCAGCTCCGCCACCACCAATTCCGCCATAGCCACCACGACCAGAATACCATGCACCACCGCCACCCCCACCAGCATACCATCTAGCAGTACCATCATAAATAGTTGATGATAAACCAGCTCCTCCATCGCCACCAACATATTCAGTATAAACACCATTAGTATAATTTGCTGCCCCACCTACATTACCGGCGCCGCCGCCACCACCGCCATTTGCAGGATCAACATTATGATAATACCAACCACCAAGGCCACCATTATTTCCCTGCCCTAAAATACCTAATCCGCCAGTTGGATACCATTGATTACCACCGCCACCGCCACCACCGGAACCGCCAGATTTAGCATTTGGTGTACTTGTAGTAAAATTCCAACCACCACCACCGCCACCCCCAGTAGCAGAAATAGAACCAAAAGATGAATTGCCGCCATTAAAACCATTAGAAGTTGGATTAGTAGTAAGAGGCCCACCAGCACCGCCAGCACCTACAGTAACAGTTATAGGAACATTTACTGAAACGGGAACTGAAGTAGTATATACAAAACCACCAGCACCACCACCGCCACCACCAAACTGTCCGCCAGCACCGCCACCACCACCAGCCACAACAAGAACATCAACAACACCTGACATATTTTTAGGAGTAAATGTTCCAGAACTTGTAAATGTATGAATCATATACTGACCATATGTAGTAACTGTACCGCCAGTATTATTATAATTTATTATTGTAGAGCCTTTTACTGCCAATAAACCATCAATACAGGTATCTAAAATAGTCCAACCATTAGGTGCTACATCCTCATATAACCAGATTTTTCGTCCAATTTTTAAAAAATTATCAACGGTTCCAGTACCTATATCACTTATTGTAATGGCACCAACTTTAGGTGGTATTCTTTGTGTAAAATATCTTTTATCTATATAATCTTCTAAAACAAGATAACTATCATCAATATCAAAAGGTGGTGGTGGGACTGGTTCTGTAAAATTCCAACTTATATTAGCCATTTATTCTATCTCCATTTGTTATCCTAAACCAGCCACACCATTTATTCCACCAATATCTCTAGAATATATAGCACCATCAACTAATTCAACTGAAAGTGTAATATATAAAAAAAATTCAAATATCATCGTCATAGAATTTTGCAAACTGACAGTAGAATAATCTATAACAGCACCATCTATATCCAAATGTACTATATAATCAGAAAAACTACATGACATAAACATAAAATGTGGCCCTAAAGGAAAAGGAAAAAGAAAAGGAAATAGATCATTAATACTATTAGAACTCACATTAAAAACAAGCATCGCAGACAAACCTGTTGCACTTTCCACCATCGCCTGTCTATCTGACATTAAAGAATTTAAATAACCCGCCATGATTTCCAAATCATTAACACTTAAAGTATCAAAAGATATAGCTGGATGCCCATTTATAACATTTGTTTTATATACAGGCAATGAACTTAAACCTTCTATTGCTGTAAAATCAATAACTGTACCATATGAACTTTTATCTGTTATAGTAGTAACAGGATCACCATTATTTAAGGCGACACTATCAGCTCTAAGCCATAAAACTAAATCAGATACATCATCAGGTGTCCCAGTTACAGTATGAAGTTCATTTGAGAAACTTATATCACGGCCTTCTATAAAATTTATCTTATCAGCATATGTAATAGCATCCATATTTCCATAAGCCATATCTTCAGGTGTTTGCTGAATAATATTAGCAGTTAATGTAACTTTATCAACCCACATTAAATAACCAGAATTATTATATATATACCAAGAAGGTAATCCACCCCCTAATGGATAATCTACTCCTGAAGTACAAGTATAATATAAAGTATCATTAAGATAAAAGTTCATAGTTCTGCCAATAGATGTAAATTTCACTTTTACCCACTCATCTACAGGAAAATTATATAAAATCTCATCTGTAAATGATATACCAACTCTATCAACAATATCTACCTCTAAAGTATTAGAACCCGTTTCTATAAGAACATATGGAACACCATCTGTATAACTCAAAGCAACAAGACATTTACCCGAACCTGAAGAACCTGACCCACCCGCTGATCTAACATATTGTTCTAATGTTATATTATCGACATATGTAGGTAAAGCATATCTAACTAAACCCCCATTCTCAGGATGGCCTAAAACTAAAGAAGATGATCCAGAATAGTACTGACCTGTATCAATATTACCCTCACTACAAACATCTGGTGTATATCCATGAGATTCTTCAACCCAAGAAGAATCGCCATCAACACCTTCAAAATTTAATGTTAAAATTGACTCTATCGCTGTTGATGATGTATATGTTGTTCCAGCAACTTCTAATGCTGAATAACGATTTGGTTGTGAAAATCCAACACTACTAGACGAAGCATTAACTATATCTATACCATTCTCACCTATAAAATCTACTGAATCATTTCCACCATCTGCATTAACAGTACCACTATCTGTAGAAATTGTAGAAAATTCACTAGCACCTGAAATTATAATATTTGAATTTGCTGATGCGGATACTGTTGTTACACCATTATCACCAATAAAATACAATGAATCTTCAGAACCAACTGCGTCTATATAACTTACTGTATCACTCTGAACTTTTACTTTATTAAACGCTTCTAATGATAACATTACCCATTCAGTTGCAGAGGCAAAATACATATATTCACTTATTTCATCATATATTATTCGCCCCTCATCAGCAGAAGTATGAGCAGGTACACCATTAACTCTCTGTATCCAAAATTTCCCTTGCATATCAACTTCTTGATATTTCATATATATAAATCTCCAAACACTTGATCTTTCTTATATTTATTATAAAAAAATATTTTTCATATTTTGATTTACATATTCTGGCAATCTGTTATAATAAGTGCAACGGTCAGGCAAAAAGGAAAGTATATAATATAGCATAGTATTATGGTATTATACTTGATTAATTTATGTATTATTATATTGTTTATATACCTAATAATTTTTGTATTCTTGTGATAACCATTTTTATATCTATATTTCTTGTACATTCAAATTTTTTATTATGAGGGCAGAAGTTCCAGTTACCTCTATCTAGTGTAACATTTATATCATTCATACATCCATTACATACATCTCTATTTATAATCCTAATACAATCTTTCATTTCAACATATTCTTTTGTACTACCGGATATGATTACTACTTTTTTATCTAAACCCCATGCCAACCAAGCAGGGCCAGAACTAACACCTATAAAGAATTCACAATGTATAATGTTATTTATAGTTTCTTCTATGGACTTATTAGTTTTATCTATTATACTTCTTAACTTTGTACTTTCTTTACTGATTACTATAACTTTATAACCCAAAGAGTTAAGATAGTTTACTAGAACTTGCCAACCAGCTGAATTATTCCAATACTTCATTTGAAACGTAGAATGCTCTGCTATGCACACATACTTTTCCTTAATAGGCCTTCCAGTATCTATTTTAACTATATTTGGTTTAATTTCTTTATAGTCTAATCCCAAATAATCAGATGATACTTGTTGTAATGGTATTGACATCCAGTTATTTTTATTAGAATTATAATCATTATCTCTACAACCAACAATATAAGTTGCATAAAAATTAGATAGTGTATCAATTTTTATAAAGTTTAATTCTGGATAGTTATTTTCAAATAAGTGATTATGGAATGTACCAACATAAACCTTACAATTATGAATTTTTCTAAACTCCTCAACATATGGAAACCAAGCAATTGTATCGCCTAAAGATTTACTATCTAAAAGAATATATACAGACTTGTTTTCAGGATTAAAAATATATTCTTCAGTTATATTTTCGGTTTTGTTTTTTACTATTATTTTCCAGTTAGTATAGTATCTTCTATTACAAGCAATCCAAGTAATACTCTTTATATCTCCACCATGTTTTATATCACCTTCATGTACTATAAGTCCGGTATCATTGTCTATAAATTGAACATGATATTCACATTCATTTATACCTGTAATTTCAACTCTAGGTTTATCACTAAAAGTATATTCTATTTTGTTGCTACTTTTTATAAATCCCTTTGAATTAATTTCTTGCCAATTTTTACATATTATTTTATCATCATAAAACTTAAATGTTGCCTTATAAATTTTATCATCTGTTAAATCTAATATTTTTTTTATATTTGTTCCCACAATAACTACTTCTAATAAGCCTTCCCTTTCAAATTTTAAATATTTTATATCATCCTTTTTAACAATATCACTACCAGTTGCTACTACAACATCATCTTTTATATGTCTAACTATAAATTGATGTTCTTCATCTGACTTAAAGTTACATATAAAAAGTATAGCTTTATCATCATTTGTTTTTGATACTTCTATATTTACATTAAGTTCCTTTTTACCCTGATCTAACATACTTCTCTCAAACAGAATATCCTTTTTTATATTATAAGGGATAATATATGTATTTTTTAAGCAATCATTATATTTTAAAAATGTATAGAACCAGTTTTCAAATATATAATCATTAGGTTGATTTAATTTTTCACAGGCATCATCATCAACTTTAACATATTCAGACCAATTTCTAATATTATACTTTGAAAATAAATCATTCCAATATTTTAAATCAAAACTTAGGCAATTTGTTATGACACCCTTTTCTTTATCTGGTGGATATTTTTGTTCTACATCATATCTAAAACAAACAAGTTTTTTATTTTTATTTCTTTGCATTCCATATACATCTAAATACTTATCCAAATCAACATCTATATCATATTCTATAAAATGCCCATATGAATACAGATTTGATAAATATGTAATACCATTTGTCATATTTGTTAAAACTGTTACAGCATGATATTTATTTTCATATTGAGTAACAATTTTTAACTTTTTAGCAACTGTGAACCATTGATTTAAATTCCAATTTTCACTTAAAGGATTATTTTTGTCATATATTAAATAATCAACACTATTTATTATATCTTCAGGTAAAATATAATGAGTTGTAATAGCAATAGGTTTATTATATAACTTTAATTTTGATATTGTATTTCGTAATATATCCAACTTAAATTCTTCATCGGGATAAGTACTAAGTATAAATACATCATCTGAAAATTTTATATCCCTTTTTGTACATACCAATTTGAAACATTGTTGTGCGTGTGACCATATATCTTCAATACTTTCTATATGAAATCCAGCATCATTTACAAAATCTATAATAGAATCTTTAGTAAATCCGGTCTTATGATACTCACCCATATTATGTTGATTACCAAATATTGTATCCAATGGAAATTCTTCTTTTTCATATTGTAACCAATAATTTACACACCATTCAAAATTTGGAACTTCTAAAATTAATTTACCATTATATTTTAATACTCTATACCATTCTTTAAGAATATCTGAAATAAATCTTCTGCCGAAATGCTCTAGTAAATGCGATGAATTTAATACATCAATACTACAATCATCACAATTTAAATTAGTCGCATCCATTTGTATATCGCCTAAACCCTCAATTATATCGGCATTTATATATCCATTCAACTTATCTGTACCACAACCAATATTTAATTTAATTTCAGGTGGATATAATTTTTGATATAGTTCAGAAATATAACCTTCAGCGGTTTTTATAGCATCTTCCCATTTAAAATTTTCTTTTATCTTTTCAGCACCTATTAATGCCTTTTCTTTACACTCTTCATAATTTTTATATACATATCTCATAACCCGTTTCAAGTCATCAAAATCCGGTTCATCCCATTCGCCTGGTGTATCATCTGACATAAAAACATTTTGCGGCTTTCTATATTCCTTTGTTTTTACTACATGGGAAATCCCCTCCGCAAATTCTAACTGAGCACCATGAGAAGAACAAATAGTTGGAATACCGCAAGCAATAGCCTCGCCAAGAGGCAGATGCCAGCCCTCAGCTCTCGAACAACTTAAAAAAACATGGCCGGCTTTAAGATATTTTACATAATCTTCCCTAGATACAAAACCTATATCTTTAATTCTTTTATCAGTAAATCCATAAAATTTTAATCTTTCTTTTGTTGTTTTTAAATTATCAACAGCAAATGGATTATCAATAGAAACAATAAGATCAATTGGCTCATCAGATTTAAATTCTTCAAGAAATGCTTTAATCATTTCTGTTGTATATTTTCTATAATCCCATCGGCCAAAAATAATAAATTTAAATCTGTTATCTTTATATTCATTAGGTTTATCTTCCGATACAATATTAAAAATATCAAAATCAACACCTTCATGTACTACTCTAATTTTTTCTTCTGGATACCCCTGTTCAATAGTAACCCGTTTTTGCCATTCTGTTGGAACCCATAATTGATCAAATTCCAATAATTTATTAAAAAATGGTTCTTTTTGCCTAGTACTCTCCCATACATTATAAGCAATTTTTGGCCCATCATAATTTTCAAAGAAATAATAATGATTTGATTCCATTAAAACTATATTTAATAAAGACTTATTATGATCTCTTGTATAAGGAGTACCGATTTTATATGGTTCTCCTATCCATGTTTGTTCAATACACATATCTTTTTGTTCTTGTGTTAGATGGGTTAAATTTGGCGTGTGCGCAAAATTTCTTATTCTAGTAGGTATATTTTTATTTAATCTAGTAAAGAAATCTCTAGCATGATATGCATACCCTGTATGTGGTATGAAACTTGTATGGCCTAATATAGCATCAAATGTAGTTTTTTGATAATTAGAAAACATAAAATCCTCCAAACATATTTTATATTATTTATGTTTGGAGGATTGTTTTGTAAATTAGACCTTTTTATTTAAGTTAAAGAGATTTTTTATTGCGGGATTTTCTTGTATAATTGGCCTTATTCGTGTTCGTCCAGCCTCTGTTGCCACACCCTTAAAAACTGTATTAGCATATTCTGTAATCAGTTGCTCTGTTGTTTTTGGCGAAGCATTTCTTTCAGCAACTACACTTGCTCTCATATCGACAGGATTATCTCTAATACCTAATCTTCTTAAAATAAATCTACTTTGGCCTGATTTAATCAAAGTTTCCAATGCTGTTACTTGTTCATCTGTTAATGTGATTGTAATATCCATATCTATTTCTCCTATATTTTAATTTATAAATCTGGTAATATTTTTACAGGTGACATATAATTTTTTGGTGTATATTGAAATGTCAAACAATAATTAGCATTATTACCCCATGCCCATATTGAACCATCTAAACCATTTAAACCGGAAGAATAGTCCCTACCTGCATATATCTTTGTAAAACTCATACCACCAAGAACTGACGTTGGACTTGAATATGATGTTGTATTTCCAGTTCCTAATTGACCTGAACTATTATTACCCCATGCCCACGCAGTACCATCTGAACCTCTAATACCCAAAGAATGGCCACTACCAGCAGCTAATTGTGCCCAACTTATACCACCCTTAACAGATGTAGGTATTGAAGTATCATAATATGACCCACTAAAAAATCCTGAAGAATATGATGTTAATGTTCCAACATTACCTAATTGCCCATAACTATTGCTACCCCATGACCATGCTATACCATTAGAACCACTAATACCTAAAGAATGATAGCCCCCAGCTACTATCTGTTTCCAACTTATACTACCAGTAATAGAAACAGGGCTTGATACTGAAAGCATTGAGCGATCCGAATCAATTCCCAACTGTCCTAATGTATTATAACCCCATGCCCAACCTGTTCCATCCGAACCTCTAATACCTAATGTATGATCAGTGCCAAGAACTGTTTCTTTCCAACTTATACCACCAACAACAGAAACAGGACTTGAATATGAAGTTCTTGTATTATTTCCCAAATTTCCCAACGAATTATCACCCCATGCCCATGCTGTACCATCTGAACCACGAAGCCCTATACTAGTATCATCATTAGAAGAAACTTGTTTAAAACTTATTCCTCCAAGAACAGAAACAGGACTTGAATATGATATTATATTTCCATGACCTAATTGGCCAATATTGTTTCCACCCCATGCCCATGCTGAACCGTCCGAGCCTCTAATACCCAAAGAATGGTTAAAATATGGATATGTTCCCGCAACTCTAAGATCGGCACCAATAGCAATCTGCTTCCAACTTATATTTCCTAAAATTAATGTTGGATAATATTTACTAGTTATTGTACCATCACCTAACTGTCCAACATTATTAGTTCCCCACATCCATGCTGAACCATCCAAGCCACGAATGCCGCCAATATAATTACTAGCACCAAACATATCAGAAAAACTTATAATAGTTGTTACTAAAACCGGACTTGACTGATTTACATATAATGTCATATTATTTTTTTGTGTAGTTTGCTTATATGTATTATCTCCCCACAACCAAACTTTATTATCATAATATCCTATACCACCAATATTATTATACCCAACTTTCAAATCAGAGAAACTAACACTTCGTATTATTAAAGTAGGTGATAAACAATTTGTTAAATTACCAGTTCCTAACTGACCATTTGAATTAAGACCCCATGCATAACCAGTATTATTTAAACCATTTATTCCTACCGAAGAATAAAAAAATGTATCAATTTGTTTGAAACTTATACCACCTACAACAGAAACAGGGCTTGAATATTGTGTTGTATTATTAGTTCCTAACTGCCCATACCCATTATAACCCCATGCCCATGCTGATCCATCTAAACCACGGATACCTAAAGAATAAAAATTACCAGCAGATAATTGCGTAAAACTTATACCACCTACAACTGAAACAGGACTTGAATAACTTGTAGTATTATTAGTTCCTAATTGCCCATTATCATTACCACCCCATGTCCAAGCAGAGCCATCCAATCCCTTAATTCCTAGAGAATGATTATAACCAGCCGATATTTGTATAAAACTAATATTACCATGAACTGAAACTGGGCTAGAATATGATGTTGCATTACCCATACCTAATTGTCCAATACTATTAATACCCCATGCCCACGCAGTACCATCTAAACCATTAATGCCTAGAGAATGATACATACTAGTTGATAATTGCGACCAACTTATATTACTAGCAACTAGAGTTGGACTTGAATATGCTGCACTATCACCTATTCCTAAATAACCTTGACTTCCATATCCCCAGCCAAATCCTATTCCATCAGAACCACGAATACCTAAAGTATGAGAAGAATAAGTAGTAATAGAAGAAAAAATAATACCGCCCAAAACTAAAACTGGTGTTGTTTGATTAGTTATTGTACCATCACCCAACTGTCCGTAATCATTTTGGCCCCATGACCATAATTTACCAAAAGTATCTCTATAAAATACTGTACTATATCCAAGTTCTAAGAAATCCGTATAATCATTTACATATTCCTGTATATTAATAACTGATGCTTGAGAACCACCAAATAGTCTTGCTGTTGTACCATTTATATTTGTATTTGTACCTACCTGCTCTCCTATTCTAACTTTAAATGTAATAGTGTTTAATGATCTATTATTATAAACATACATTAAATGAGTCTGTTCCAAACCAGACGCTGAATACTTATTTCCTTGCCCTGAACACAATGCATATAAATCGGAATCTTTATATAATGCAGCATTTGTGGAATTTGATGTACCTGAATTAGACACATTCAAATATACTTCTATCAATAATTTACTATTAGTACTTTTAGGTGTATATATTTTTGTTAAAACTTCAAGTCCCATAGTATTTGTAGGTATATCAACTGTAGTTAAAGCAACACTTGTATTCGTATATACTATTGTATTACCACTTTGATGATTAACTAATAGACCAGATGTGCCAGAAGAGCCAGAAGTACCTGAGCTACCTGATGTTTTTGAACTACCTGATGTACCAGACGATCCAGAAGTACCTGAACTACCTGATGTTCCAGAAGAACCAGCAGAACCAGATGTGCCAGAAGAGCCAGAAGATCTTGATAAACCAGACGATCCAGAAGTACCTGAACTACCTGATGTTCCAGAAGAACCTCCACTTGTGCCTGAAATCTTTGAAGAACCAGATGTTCCTGAACTACCCGATGTTCCTGAACTACCCGATGTTCCTGAAGTTCCAGAAGAACCAGATGTACCATATAAACCTATTTCTACCCATTCTGCCATTATATTACTTCCTCTTAAATTAAATAACTAATACAGGGCTTGAATAATTTATCATATCACCTATTCCTAAATAACCTTGACTTCCATCACCCCATGCCCATGCTGTGCCATCAGAACCTCTAATACCATAAATATTATTATTATATCCAATATAAAGTTGTGTAAAACTTATGCCGCCTAAAACTGAAACAGGGCTTGATCTATCAATTGTGCTCCCATCACCCAAAACGCCATAATCAGAATTATATCCCCATGCCCATGCTGTGCCATCAGAACCTCTAATACCATAAATATTATTATATCCAATATAAAGTTGTGCAAAACTTATGCCGCCTAAAACTGAAACAGGGCTTGATCTATCAATTGTGCTCCCATCACCCAAATTACCTGATTCATTATCACCCCATGCCCATGCTGTGCCATCAGAACCTCTAATACCATAAATATCATATCCAATATAAAGTTGTGCAAAACTTATGCCGCCTAAAACTGAAACAGGGCTTGATCTATCAATTGTGCTCCCATCACCCAAAACGCCATAATCAGAATTATATCCCCATGCCCATGCTGTGCCATCAGAACCTCTAATACCATAAATATTATCATATCCAATATAAAGTTGTGCAAAACTTATGCCGCCTAAAACTGAAACAGGGCTTGATCTATCAATTGTGCTCCCATCACCCAAATTACCTGCTTCATTATATCCCCATGCCCATGCTGTGCCATCAGAACCTCTAATACCATAAATATTATTATATCCAATATAAAGTTGTGCAAAACTTATGCCGCCTAAAACTGAAACAGGGCTTGATCTATCAATTGTGCTCCCATCACCCAAATTACCTGATTCATTATCACCCCATGCCCATGCTGTGCCATCAGAACCTCTAATACCATAAATATCATATCCAATATAAAGTTGTGCAAAACTTATGCCGCCTAAAACTGAAACAGGGCTTGATCTATCAATTGTGCTCCCATCACCCAAAACGCCATAATCAGAATTATATCCCCATGCCCATGCTGTGCCATCAGAACCTCTAATACCATAAATATTAT